TGGCCGCCGGCCTCGCCATGGCGCTCCTGCTCATGGCGTTCGGCGCCCTCGCCACCCTGGGCGGCGCGCTCCTGCTGCGGCTCCTGTCCGGCATCCGCATCATGACCGCCATCTCGCAGGCCGCCGCCGCCACGTTTTTCATACTGCTCATGCCGGCCGGCGTCTGCCGGCTCATCGCACGCATACGCGGATGGGATCCGGACCCGGATCCCACGGAAAGGAACTGATCATGGCATTCGACTACATGCATCCGCCGGAGGATTTCGAATATCTGGGCGAATGGTGCAAAGCGTGGCGGGATCCCGCGACGGGGGATTGGACGATAAGCCAATTGCTCGACGGCCTGGACACCGAGCAGATCATCCTGTCCGGCGAGGAGGTCAGGGAATTGGCCCGGCTCGCCGCCCAACACGATCCGACCGATTACGAGCTGGAGTACGGGGAGCTGCGCCGACCCATGTTCGCCTCGCCGGACGAGAACGGGACGGCCGTCAACGCCGCGGAGGGCGCGGGCGGCGAACAGGCCCGCATCCATTCGGTCGAAGCCCTGCACCGGTTGGGGCGGTTCTGATGGACGGGTACTGGTGGGGCGTGCTCACCCCGTTCGCGATCATACTGGGAATCCTGCTCCTGTATCTGACGGGCAATCTGTTCGGCGCAATCGTCAGCTGGGCGTGGAAGAAGGCGCATTACGGCCTGTTGAAGAAGGGTTGGATCGCCGAGGACTACGACGAGGATTCAAGGGAATGGACCACCCGCCCCGGCGCGGAACGCCTGGCGGCCGCGTTGACCCGGTCCGGCGAATACCGGATGCTCCCGTGCTTCGGCTGGATGATCCTCATCACCCGCGATTACAAGGAAGAGAAACATGATGAGAAAAGGAATTGATCCGCCCCATATCGTCGCGTTGACGATAGTCGTTTGCGCTGCCATCGCCCCCGCGTTCATGCTGTGGGGTCGGACGATCGGGGAATGGGCTGTCGGAATCGCCGTTTATACGCTGATTACGGCAGTAGTGCTATCGCTGCTCGTCCTCGATTTTGTTATCGTCAGATATGATGTCATGGCATTGCTGATACAAGCTCTGTCCGGTTCGGAAATCGTCGGTTCGGTATCGCGCCTGCTGTTTGTACTGGGCCAGATATGGGTCATCATCCTGTCCATACGGATTCCCCCATCGTTCTGGGAAAAGCGTTTGGCGGTATTGCCTTTCCAAGCGGATCCGGATAATTCCGCACTCGCGCTCTGCATTGGTTTATTCTCAGGCGCTTTTCTTCTTGTCATAGTTGCGCTTTGGATGCCTGAAGACCTTCCGGGGGTCCCGGAATTCTGGAATGCGCAGGTTTGTATGGATTCGATTTTCGGGGTCGGTCTTCCATGGTCCAAGCCGGTCATATTCACCGTGTCTTCGAAAGGCTACACGATCATACGTCGGAATGGGATGCTGAAGCTGAACGAGCAGGCCGACGAGTTCTTGGACTATTGCCCAACATGGGTTTCGATTCGCAACGACCATCATCGGGGACTGCTCCTGATCGAACGGTACCACCCGGGCATGCAGGACATTGTCAACAGGTTGGATCGAGAGGCCGGTATCCGGCATCCGGCGGATAAGGAGACAGAAAATTGAACGAGGAGGAATACGAAGAGCTGGCACGCTGGCTGCCATGCCACCCCGGCCGATGGGTCGCATGGCCGGAACCGTTCGGAACCCGGGCCGAGGCCGACGCGTTGTTCGAATCGTTGCGCGACGGCGGGCTTGAATCATTCAAGGTCGATTCGGCCGCGCTCCGCTGGCGGATAGACGAGTTCAAATCGATTGTGGACGGGCGCGGGCTTATCTGGATGGAGGTGAGCTGCGCATGGTGAAAAGCCTCACAATCGGATTGGTCGATGATGGCGTTGCGACATGGAACCCGGTTTCCGATGGGAACCTACTGGTGACGGGTGGCGCGGGATGCGGCAAGACCTGGTGGCTGACACACACCCTGATACCTGGTCTCAACGAAATGGGGCAACGGGTCTATATGTTTGACGGGTATGTGGATCGAGGTTATACCAAGCCCGTGCAAGGTGTGATTCCGGTGAACGATCCCACGTCCATCTTGGAAGAGCCGGATTCCTTTCTGATTATCGACCATGTGAATCCGGGTCTTGAAGACGATTCAGCTTTGATGGAGACGGTAAGGGAGAGTGACGCCCGTATCCCGATTATCCTGTCCGTCCAACTGGTTCCAGACCGGGAGCAATGGTCCGCATGGGCAGAACTGGACATAATGGTTCCTTCACTACGTCCGAGTGCGGTGCCGCATACAACGGCAAGCCGTTCAGTCGTACGTTCACCGCAGAACAGGCGAAGCAACTGCAATTCATCCACTATTAGAAAGGACTTCCCCGATGGGAGACAGGAAACTTGAAACGGTCGCCAAAGAGGTGTTCCTGAGCATTCCACCCGACGTCAGGACGGGCGTGTTCATCGACGTTTTCACGCCATGCGACTGGCATCACGCCGCCCAGTGCATGGTCGATTACGCGGGGATTCTAGACGACCCGCGCGAACCGTTCGCCCCCGCCTGCGACATGCCGGTCATCTGCACGACCACGGTCACGGAAAAGACCGTCGTCTCGGACGTGCGCCCGCTGGTCGGACTGCCGGACGACGCCTACGACGACATCGTGGCCGGCGAAATGGACTACGTTGGCGTGCGCAGCGGAACGGACGAACCCGTGTACATGGGACAGCTGCCGGGCAGCGTCGAACAGGCATACGACGAATACCTCGATATGATGACCGACATCATGTCCGGGTCGGGGAGGGCCGTGCTACAGGACGCCTTGGAGGCCGCCCAGTGGCTGGCATACCGGCTTTCCGACCTGACCCAAAGGCATCTCGTCTTGAAAAGGAGCCGGACTTGGAAACTCGCGGAGTGAGAGTCAGGTTCTCCTCCCCCGCGCATGAGAACCGGTGCTGGTGGACGATACTCGAATGCGACGGACGGTACGTGGTGTGCGTACGCGAACGTCTCGCCTTGCCGGACGGCCTGCTCGCGTACACGGTGGCCGACCGGACTGGCGGACCTATTGCGTTCCGCCACCCGGACGGAGCGTGACGAATGCTTCGACATGCTGGAACAGGTGGAAACGGGGAGGCCGTTGTGATGAACGATTGGCTGCGCGTCACGGCCATTGGCGGTGACGACTACGAATGCCGTATGACCGTCCTGAAAGCGGACGATACGACCATTACCATTACTCGCCCTTGGCATCACCATTGGACGGACGGGTGGAATTGGAAGACCATCATCCGCCAATGGTTGTCCGACGTGCCGGAAACATTCGAACCATACGACGGGTTGGCCGAATGGCTGCGCGACGCGGATTCGGAACGTATCGACTGCTGGCATTGCCTGAGTTGGCTCGCCAACCACCGGCGGTCGGCTGTTGAATCCTTGTCGAACGCGGAAAAGAAGCGGCTTGCGTCCAGACTGGGTTTCGAGTGGATTGCGGGAGAGAAACGACCTTGACCGACCGTGTCAACTGTCCAATAACGGGAGTGCCAGTTACCGTCACTGTCCAAGCAAATCATCAAGACATGGAATCTGGAAGACTTGGGCGAATGCAGGAGCGGAGGTCAGAAAATGCCCGAATCCCGTCTTAAGGACGGCGACTGGAAGTGCGTCGCCTACACCGACATTCAACGCACGGAACTGACCGTTCATATCAAAGGAGACAAGGTCGGCCTGTACGACACGAACGGCAAGGCGTTGTTGGCGAACGGAAAGGACGAATAGATGTCCGACTTCACGAAATGGGTCGAAGCATGGGACGCGTATAGGAACGCGGGACTACCCGTCCAAGGGAGCATCGCGAACTGCCTCTGTCTCCTCGGCATCATTGGCATAACCGTAAGCATTCCCTTGGCATTGTCCCATTTTGCCTACCCCAAGTTCGGCACCCACACGGTCATCTCCATTGTGTCGTTCATACTGGGCGTCGCCTCCCTTGCCGCATCGTTCCATATGCCAGACCATTACGGGACGGCACCCGAACCGGACGAATTAGGCACACGAATCGTAAGAATCTGGGGATTAGAGTCCATCGACTGCGACGGGAACCTGCCCCAACGGCGCCTCCCCTCATCCGACATCGAATGCACCGTCTACCGGAACGATAGGCGCGTCCACGTCACCATCCACGCGGACGACAGCAACAGGCTCGGCCTGTACGACACGGACGGCAAAGCGTTGAAACCGGTGGGAAAGGACTAGAACATTGGCCGATATGGACAACATGCGGATGGACAAGCGCGTCACTGAATATCTGGCATGGCTGAACAACCAGTTCGAAAACGCACTGGACGCGGCGGATTCCGATGTACCGTCCGAGTACCAAGAAGGACTCACGGACGGCTTCGACCGAGCCGAAGCAGCCTTCCGCGACATCTTCGACGTCAAGGAACAATGATGCGCAAACAGAAAAAGGAAGCATATCATGAGCGAAACCGATACGGGTAACACGCAGATAGACAAGCGCGTCGAATGCGTGGTATTGCCCGGCGATAGAAGGAGCGGCATATCCTGCGACTGGGCGAACGCCACCAAGGAGACGGACGAGTGAGCAAACATATCGAACTTGCGACCCCCTGCCCGAACTGCCAGAGCCGACTGACCCTATCCATCCGGCGTACGCCGTTGATAGGATTCCATGCGGTCAGGCTGGCGTGCGAGAACGGACAGACAGGAGCACGATCGTTCCTCCGAAAATGATTCCATCAACGATGACTCCTGGCCTTATACGGGCCCATCACCATCCTTCGACAGCTCTTCATCATTCGGCGGAGGCACATCCACTGGCAGCGGAGCAACCGGCAGCTGGTGACAAGAAAATCCGGCATTAGCAATCTCGTAGAGAAGAAAACCCAAGACATGGAAACTAGGATAATCGAAGTCAAGGTACGGCTCATCGGTCAGCGAAACCAGCACGAACTGCATTGGAGGTTCAGCTGATGGAGCTTGTCGAATACGCTCAGGCGGTGGACCATTCGCGGATGCCATTGCTGTTGAGGGTCCTGAATGCTCTCGGTTGGTATGCCTTCCTCGCGGACATTCCGCTCATGGCGTATGCCTATTGCCTGGTGATGGCACGGAACGGCTTTCCTAATCTCACGATGGACGAGGTCAGGCTCGTCGGCGCATCGGTGCTGCTGCCGTTCGTCGCCCTCGCGCTCATGTCCCCGGCCGAGAACTGGAACCCCCGAGGCCCGAAGCCGAAGACCATGGACGAGTATGTGGGCGACGTGTGGAATCTCGATGGTCTCGCGATCGCCGAACCCGGATATATGGACCCGTTGTCCGGTTTCCCCCGAATCAAAGGATCCTACCGGGTTTCATGGAAGCGGAACGGGCGGCGCGTCGAAGGCACGCTGGGCATCGACGGGGCAAACGTCGAACTGCGCGATAACCAAGGGATGATTGTTTCCCCGGTGAATCCAGGGACACCGGTATGGAAGCCGGGCGCGAAACATTCGAAAGGGTAGCCGATGGAATTCACCGACAGCGACGAACTACGCCGCGATATTCTCGCCAACCAATATCTGCCCGAACATCTGCGCGAACGGGCGAAGAACGATACAAGCGAATACTGCCGTGCCGAGGATGCCGACAATCTGCTGGAAGTCGACCGGCTCACGGGCAACGGGCTCATCCGCTTCTATATGGAGGCCGGCAACGGTTCCATGCAGGTGGACGTGCCCGAGGAGACCGCCCGAAGCATCGCCCGGTGGATCCTCGACCATACGGACGAGTGAAGGAGGCAGAAACAAAGAACAGTGCTGGACACTTGCACAGCGACTCCTCTCTGAAGTCGACCTAGATTGTTCCGACGAATGGCATGAGTATTGGGGGGAGAATGCGCCGCTTTTGGAGGACTCTGCTGATCTTGCTGAAGCCGAGCAAGCTGAAACTGATCGGATTCGCAGCGAGCAGATGCGTGCTGCAGCCAAGCGGATTGCCGCCGGCATGCCGGAACCGGGTGGGGAGATTCATGTCGATTCGTACCGGAAAGCGGATGGTACCGTTGTGCGGGGATACACGTCGGAGACGTTCGCGCTAAAAGCGGCGTGCAATCCGCTTGCCGATGATTAATACTCCATGGTTTGCCCGTAGTCGTCGTATTGTTCTTCCGTCTCGGCTTTGCGCCGGCCTTTTTCCTGTATTTCGCTGGTTTGGTCGGCGCCGCTGATTTCGGTGCGTCGGCCGATCCAACCGATGATGGTGAATGTGATGCAGAAGATGATGAGCAGTGTGCCGATGATGGCGATGATGCCGAGGATTCGACCGTAGCTGTGTGCTTGGCCGGTCAACCATTGGATGACATTCGCCGCTGTCATGTCGTTCGCGTATTCGGGACTGTCCAATAATAGTTCTGCACGTTGGTTGTTGATGCCGAGAAAATAGGATGCGTAGCCGACTAGGGGAGCGGCCACTGCGGTCAGTATTCCTGCAGCCCACATGAGGAACTGGTATCGGTTATACCATTTACTGATTTTCCAAAAAATACCCATGACCCCATTGAACCAGTCAAAGGCAAAGAGAAGCCCCTAAAGTCCTAAGATATTCAATCTTCCGTTTGAGCTTTAGCAATGCCCTTTTTCATTCCTCTGGTCGGGCTCATCCTGTGGATGATCTGGAAGAACGACCGTCCAAGGGACGCGGGCATGGCAGGTCGCCTTCCCGGAACAAAACCGAACCAATATTCGAACAGATGTTCTATTAAGGTGGGGACATATGCCCCGCACCAGCCGACAAGAACACTGCGACCGACACGGAGCGCGCCGCGGCCCCGACCAGCATTCGGGAGACATCATGGTACAATTTCCTGTACAAACAGGAGGTGCATGATGACACAGGCCGTGGCCTACAGCAATTTCAGGGCGAATCTCAAGACCTACATGCGCAGGGTCAACGAGGACGCCGACACCCTTCTCGTGACCAACGCGAACCCGGAGGACAACGTGGTCGTCATGAGCGCCGACGACTACGATTCGCTCATGGAGACGCTGCGCGTCTACCAGAACCCATATCTGAGCGACAAGGTGATGCGCGGCATGGCGCAGGTACGGCAGGGCCAGACGATGGCCCACGACCTTGTCGAAGCGGGCGCGTGATGCTGCTCTGCTGGACCGAAGACGCCTGGGCCGACTACCTGTACTGGCAATCCCAGGACCGGAAGACCCTCAAACGCGTCAACGCGCTCATACGGGACATGCAGCGTACCCCGTTCGAGGGCATCGGCAAGCCCGAACCCCTCAAATGGGGCCTGTCCGGCGCATGGTCGCGGCGCATCGACTCAGCCAACCGCATCATCTACACCGTCGCCGACGACAGGCTCTGCATCCTCTCCGCGAAGGACCACTACTGAACGACATGGGGCGGAACGGCTCGTGTGCCTTATCGACGCTTTCGCCAGGCCGCGAACAGTCCCGCCGCCAATGATTCTCCGAACAAAGCTTGACGCCGTCGGCAACGCGAAGAGGTGGCGCATTCCGCGAAGACGGGAAGCGCCCACCCTTTTGGGATGGAAGAGAGAATCAGCTGCAGGGTACCTGGACGCCTGGTTTGCCACTGGTATCAACCGCCCAGCAAATATCCTCGTACCCGTCATCACCGCCGCCGCCCTGGGACGGCTGTGGCGCGGGCTGCGGCTGTGGCGTCGGCGTATAACCGCCTCCGGTCGAACCACCTGTGGACTGCTGTGGAGTGTACGTGTAGCCGCCACCGCCCTGGGATTGCGTGTAGCCGCCACCGGTGTATCCGGTGTATCCTCCGGTTGTTCCACCCATGTAGGAGCCGCTGTTATCCGCCTGCGCCTGGGCGGCATTGTCGGCCGCTTGCTCCTCCTTTTCGGCCTTGGCCTTCGCGTCCGCGTCCGACTTGGCTTTGATGGAGTCGTTGACCGCCTTCACCGCATCCGAGATCGCCTTCCCGTCCCTCGATCTGATGGCGTCCTCCAATGCGGCGCGAACCTTGTCGTCCTCCACCCTGCCCTTCGAATCATTCAGGATCTTGGTCGCGTCGGCAACGGTCTTGTCGAGTTTCGAACCGTTCACGGCATCCGCCCTGTCCGCGACCTCGCTCACGGTCCTGGAATATGCGGTCGCAAGACCGTCGATCTCCTTCGTCATCGCCTTGATATCAGTCAGATTGCCGGAGGGGCATTCCGGAATGGTCGTCTTCGTCTTCTCGGCGGTCTTCACGGTCGAGGTCAATACGGCGACCGTTTTCGCGTCCTTGACCTCCGAATCCTTGACCGTGACTGCGGTCTTCACCGCATCCGACTCCAGATACTCCGTCAGCTTCTTCTGCGCTTTCACCGCCTTGTCGTATGAGGTGGCGCATTCCTCTGAAGCCGCCGTCAACTGATTATGGTTCCAATACAGGTATCCACCGGTGCCGACAGCCGCCAAAACAACGACGGCAGTACCCCCAGCAATCAACGGAACCAGCCACTTCGGATGCTTACGATCCGGAGGTAGGTGGACTTCGAATTCCGTCACCGGCTCAACCGGTGGCGTGACGTTCATGTTCATAGGTTCTTCTTTCTCATTCATTTGTCTTTCCTTATACTATGTCGTTGACTGTCAGGCTGAACCGTGTCTCCAATACACGGTCGCCGATCAGGCCTTGTTTCGTGGACAATTTCAGAATGCATCCAATGATATGCGCTTGCAAGCGCAACGGTAAGGTGGCCGCTCACAAAAAATATCGTTGACTTCCTCCCCACGGCTGAAGCCGGGGGATTCCTGTCGCGTATGAGACACGTTCCTCAGTGGAGGGGTCTTCCCATACGCGGAGCAGGGGTCGGCGTTTCAACGGGACTCTCCCATGAAACATTGGTTTCACGGGAAGCGTGTCCCTCCACGCCCTCGGCATCGTCCATGCCGGTTGTGTGTATCGCGCGGCCGAGGATGTTCTTGGCCGCGTTGATGTCCGCATTGTCCTTATTGCCGCAGTTGACGCATTGGAAGACCGCTTGGCTTTCACGGTTCTCCAATGCGACATGGCCGCAACGGTTGCAGGTCTGGGACGTGTACGCCGGGTTGACCAGTATGAGTCGGTTTCCGGCGAGACGTGTCTTGTATTCGAGTTTGTTCAGGATGTCCGTCCAACGGTTGCCGAGGATGCTGCGGTTCAATCCCGCTTTGGCCGCCGAGCCGTTGCGCAGGTAGCGTCCTTTATGGTTGGGGTCATGTTTCGGTTTCGGCTTGCGGGTCATTTGCCGGGTGTTCAACGCTTCCAAGGCGATGAGGTCGTAGTCTTCGACCAGTCGGGTCGTGGTCTTCGCAACCCAATCGTCCTTGCGGTTGTTGATGTGACGGCGTATCGAACTCATGCGCTTCAATGTGAGTTTGCGTCGTTTCGACTGGAATTTCGCAGTTTTCCCGCCACGTCGGCTGTTGGTCATGTCTTGTCGGGCGAGCTTGCGTTGCAGACGCAGATACTCTCGCTTCTCCCGTTCGGACGGTTGCGGCATGTCCAGCATGGTTCCGTCCGATAAGGTCAACGTGTGGACGCAGCCACGGTCGATACCGGTCTGCTTGCCGGTGGCATTCCGTCGGATGGGCGACGGTTCGTTGGTGAACGCCAGAGTGCGTTCCGTCCAATTCACCGCCACGCTCGTGTAATCCCTGATGGGTTGGCTGACGCGCACGTGGATGGAGAGCGTCCAACGGCATCCCGTTTCGCCCGGCTTACGGAATTCCTTTTTCACGCTTCCGGTGATTACGACCACTCCGCGCTTGCGTGACACCTGATGGTAGATGGCGTTGCCGGTCTTGTTCTGGTTGCGCCAGCATACGAAATACTGGGGGTCGCGTTTGCGGGACTTGAATCCCGGGACACGACCGCCATTGATTTTCTTGCGCTTCAACGCGGCATACCATTCCGAATTCTCCACGCGCATGGGACTGGCGAGAATAGCGGAGGGGATGCATGCGAGCCAAGAACACCGGATTCGAGCCTCGCTGTCCTTGAACGGTTCCCCGACGGTCGCCCCGCCCAAGGAGACGTCCACCCACATGCGCTCATGGGATTCCATGTCCTCCATGTAGCGGCGGATTGTCCTATGCTCCCGATGTTGGTTGAAACGGGTACGCCAACCATCGCACAGCCAGCCCATGATGCGTTCGGGATTGCGCGTCCAGCAGTGGTTTCGGCATGAATCGTCGCCAAGGTACACGGACGCGCCCGTGTGCTTGACTTTGACGATTCGTACCTTCTGGCTCATACCGTAAAATCTTACCACGAAAAATAATGACTAATCAAAAAATGGCGGCTTACCCCAGTCTTAAAAAGACGGGGCTTGCGCCGCCAATTTCGGTCAATTTCAATAAAAAACCGGTTAATTACAAGATTTGACGTTATGGTAAAAACCGCAAGAGTCCAGTGACCATCACTGGCGACAAAATATCCTTCCTATCAGAGGAGACGATATGGGGAGAAACAACAATCCCACTCGCGGTTCCACAATCCGACATGTGGTCCGCACGATCGCGGCGGCCAGTGCGGCCGTCGCCACTTTGGCGGCGGGGTTGCTCGTGGCGGGCACGGCGAACGCGGCCGACATGCGCGACCCGTTTGAACGCTCCATCCAGAACGGCAACCCGGGCCTGTGGGCGAACCTGGGCACGATCACGTTCAGCAACGGGAAGTCCTATCCGGACATGGAGCAGTCGCTCGGCGTGGTCGACAGTGTCAACGGGAAGAACGTGTACTGCATCCAGGCCGACACGCTCTACACGGGCACGATGGGCACGTGGGGCGATTGGACCGACGAGAGGACCAAGCCGGACGCGCAAAAGCTCGCCTGGCTGACCAACAAGTACAACAACGACAGGGACGACCTCACGCAGGCCGCGATCGCGGGCCTCATCCACCAGAAGCTCGACCCGATGGGCGGCGAATACCTGGATGGCATCCAACGCCTCGGCTGGAAAGACGGGACCAGTTGGGACACGTACGCGGCGAAGATGGACAGCCTGTGGAATGAGGCGGTCGCCAACACGCCCTCGAACCTCGACATGCAATACCGGTACACGACCGGCAAAAGGAAAGGCCTAGTCACCCCGAGCATCATGAACGGGAACGGCGTCGAAATCGCGGGCATCCAGTACACCGTGACCCTGAAGGGCCCGGCCGTGTTCGACCAGACCGGCACGAACACGATCAGCGGCACCACCACGAACGAGGCCATCCACCTGTCATGGACCGCAACAGGCAATGGCAAGGTTACTAGCATTGTTCAGCATAAGATCCCGAAGGCCACCAGACTGGAATCACCGAACCAGAACCTGATGGGCCCGACCGACCCCCAGACCGTGTCGAAGAACATCCAGTTCGAGGTGCTGAACAACTTCAAGCCGACCATCCGGTCCGACCAGTCGGACCATCGCATCGAATACGGGCATGCGCCCGAGGATGATCTGACCTGGCATGTGGACCCGACGGGCGGCGACTGGATCCAGGGCGCCACCATCAAGAGCACCGGCACCCTCTACTACTTCGCGAACAAGCCGGTCGAGGGCCGGACGACCGTCAGGGACGGGGTGAAGGCCGCGACCGCGACCGCCGCCGGCGACAGGGACGGCGCCACCAGTCATGTGGACGCCTCCTCCATCACCATGGACCCCGGTTTCGTGAAGGCCCACCCGGGAGCCACCCCGTCGAGCCTGCCCGCCACCGGCTGGTACACGTGGGTGTGGCAGATCACGCCCGGCATGCAGGACGCCAACATGAGGCAGTACCTGCCCGCCGACTACGACTGGTCCGACAACGTGCTGGAAGCGGAAACCACGCTGCACGTGCGCAGCATGCAGCCGACCATCACGTCCAGCGTGTCCGCCGCCTACAAGACCGACCAGAGCAAGGTGACCGGCGCCGACGGCGTCGAACGGCCCGCCGTCCAGATCGGCTCCGCGGCCGCGTCCGACAGGACCGATGTCGTCTACCTTGAAAAGGGCGGCGTCATCCGCGACAAGGTCACGCTGGGCGTGTCCGACGTGAACGGTGACGGCAAGACCGACACCGCCGACTGGCTGCACACCAAGGACGGCCAGGGCGAAGGCAGGGAAACGGAAGCCAACCAGATCACCATCCGCGTGAACGGCACGCTCTACGGGGGCATGACCCGCGAACAGGCCGAACAGGCGCAGAAGGATACCGCCGCAGGCAAGACCGTCGAACTGCCCAAGCAGGCCGTGAAGCTCGCCACCGCCACGTTCACGACGAACAAGGCCGGCGACTACCTCCTGTCCAGCAGGAAGGGCGAGAAGCCGGCCGGCGTGTGGAAGGCCGAAAACGGGATCGACCTGACGAACCTGCCATCCGGATACGCGACGTTCGTGTACGACATCGCGAACAAGGATCAGGACACGGAAAGCCAGACCGGTATCAAACCGTCCGACGATTATCCGTTCGCCAAGGATGTTCATGAGGCTCCGTTCACCGCGGATGAGACCGTCATGTTCCGCCTCACCCCGAAGCTCGACTCCACAGTGTCCAGCAAGGAAGTCAAGGCGGGGGAGACCACCGTCGACAAGCTCGTCGTCGCCAAGACCAACGAAAAGGACGTGTGGCCCACCTACCCGGAGACCAACGTCACCGAAGGCGAAACCCCGAAGAGCACCCCGCTGAGCCTCGACTTCCACGGCGTCCTCTACAAGGTGAGTGACGACCCGTCCGCCGCGATCGAGGAAACCGACACCGTGCCCGAAAACGCGGTGAAGGTCCACGAGACCGACATCAAGGACGTCACCAAGTTCGGCACCTACACGACCGACTCGTTCACCCTGACCGAATCGGGCACCTACGCTTGGCATTGGGTCATGACACCGAGCCTGACCGGCGACCAGAACCATAATCCGCTCGCCGCCCTCGCATGGCGTCAGCTCACCCACGGCAAGGTGCAGCACGCTTTCGGACTCGCATCCGAGATCGTGCGCGTCCGAAAGCCTGAAACACCGAAGTGCGAGGTGTCCACAAAGTCGCAGGGTGAGGTCACGTTCGAAAACGGCAAGGCCGACCTGCACGATGAGCTCCTGCTTAAGAACTGCTCGGATGCGGCCAAGGCTGAATTCGAATTGTGGAGGCAGGCCGACGGCGACCAGTCGGGAGACGTGCTCATCACCGTCACCGGCAAGGTCGACGCGAAGGACGGCATCCACTCGCCGACCGTGACCGTGCATGAAACCGGCACCTACTACTGGCGTGAGAAGGTGTACGACCAGACGGGCAAGCTTATCTCCTATGGTGACGCGCGCAAACCGAACGAGACTGTGCTCGTCAAGGAGAAGGGTCTCGCCTCCACTGGTGTCGGCACCCCGATGCTCCTGTGGGCCGGGGTCCTCGCCGGAGCTGGTATCGCTCTCGCTCTGGCTGGTTCGAGGAAGCGTATCCGCCTGTAAGGCGGTCACGCTGATCGGATAGAAACCTTGATGGGCTCATTCCGCCGTAGTGGAGTGAGCCCATCCTGCTAAAAGGGGTATGTCGGATTGGTATCAGGTTTTTCTCCTCTGTCCTGATGCTTATCCGACATGCCTTTTCTTCGTATATGCTTGTTATACTGAATATGTTCACATAGAAAAAAAATAAGGAGACCAGGAACCCATGGCAGGAGAGCCGACACTCACACTCGCAGGCAATATCACAGCAAACCCCGAGCAGAGGGGAGATACGGTCACTTTCACCATCGCGCACAATACGCGTCGACGTGACCGTAACGGGCAGACCGTGGATGGGGATGCCGTATTCATGCGATGCGCAGCATTCGGAGACCTCGCCCAGAACATCATGCGCTCCTGCTATAAGGGCATGCGCGTGGTAGCCACCGGTTACATGAAAACCAACAATTGGACGGACAAGACCACCGGCCAACAGCGTAGCAATCTTGAAATGATCGTCACCGATTTGGGTGTCAGCCTCCGGTTCGGCGTCACGCAATTTCAGAAGACCAGCGGCCAACAGTCCAACGGCAACGGCTACCGGCAGAACAATTACGGCGGCGGATACCAGCAGCCGAACAACGGCTATCAGCAAGGCGCATACAACAACTACCAGCAGCAGGGTTACAGCCAACAGGCTCCCGCACAGACACCGGCGCAACCTGCAGCACCCTCACAGCCCGCAATGGATCCGTGGGCTACGACCACGCCAGCCAGCACGGATCCGAACGGCGACGGCACCGACCCGGAATTCTAAACGGTTCCGACATTGATCAACCTGGAAGATCTGGGCGACAACCTCCGCCTATACAAGGGGGATTGTCGCCGGCTCATCGCCTCCTTACCGGACAACAGCGTGGATTCCGTCGTTACCGACCCGCCGTATGAGATCGGTTTCATGAACCGCAGCTTCGATTCCACAGGCATCGCGTTCGACGTGGACCTGTGGAAGGATATCCTGCGCGTCCTGAAGCCGGGCGGGCATGTGGCGGCGTTCGCGGCCAGCCGCACCTATCATCGGCTGGCATGCGCCATCGAGGATGCGGGCTTCGAAATCCGCGACCAGATCGACTGGGTGTACGCGTCCGGCATGCCACACGGTTCGGATGCGACGCTCATGATCGACCGGGAACGCCGCGAGGATGTGGAGCCGACGCGATCCGAGACGGCGAAACCGTTCAAAGGCTGGTACAGCCAGCTGAAGCCCGCGCACGAACCCATCTGTCTGGCCCGCAAGCCGTTGGACGGGAATCTCGCCCACAATCTGCTCGGACATGGGACAGGCGCACTGCATATCGACGCATGCCGCGTCCCATTCCGCAACACGGCGGACGAGGCGGAGTCGAAGGGCAAGAACCAGCATGGACGGTTCGGCTCCGGGCCGAGAGACAACCATGTATATGGTGCGGACAAAGCGAATCGCACCGACTACACGGCTGCCGCCCGTTTCACGCCGAACATGCTGTTCGACCAGTCCACGGCCAAGGAACTCGACCGACAGTCCGGCGTCACCGTCAGTCGAAAAGGCAAACCACGCGCAAGCACGAAACCCGGTGACGGCTGGGGCATGACCCATACCGGTGCCGAATATGACGATATGGGCGGCGCGAGTCGATTCTACCCGGTTTTCAGGTATTGTCCGAAAGCCTCACCGTCTGAACGGCCGAAAGTCGACGGCATCCTCCATCCGACAGTCAAACCGGTCGAACTCATGCGCTGGCTTGTCCGTCTCATCACTCCGGAAGGTGGCCTCGTATTGGAGCCGTTCGCCGGAAGCGGCACCACATTGGAAGCATGCCTGCTGGAACACATGCAATGCACGGCAAGCGAACTCGACCCCGACTATATCAAGCTGATCCACGCACGACTCAGCAAACCAATACAAAACGAACTGTTCTAGAAAGAAGCAAATATATGGGTGATGAGATTGTCCGACGCTATGAGCAACGTTCCAAATAACCGAAATTACAAAAGATTCTTTTTTAGCCGATAATGTATATTATGTCAGATAGGAATAGTTCTCAATAAGAAGTCCCCTCTCCCAACTAAGAAAGAATTCCATGAACGCAAACCAATGGAAACGAGCCCTATTCAGCCACTCCGAGGGAGAAAATACAAGGACAAGCGCCGGCACAGAATATTCTCAGCAGTACAATGCGCGGCAGCGGAAAACGAATTGGCGGAATCGAGGCCATCAAAGTGGGCATGGACGAAACTGGCGTTAGCGGATTCTTCTGCTCGTCATCGTTCTGATTGGACAGTGTCGCCGACCGTATTATCAATGAGGACCGTCAGTCCGCTTTCGTTGAATTTGTCGTAGTTTTCAATATCGTAGTGCATTTGCAATTCCAGCCAGTATTCCGGTGATGTGCCCAACACGTAGGCGAGATGGTATGCGAGGCTTGTGGTGATGCGTCTTTTCCCGTGTATCAGGCCACTGATGGTGGTTTGTGGCAGGTTCATGGCTTTCGCCAGACGGTACATGGTGATGTTGTTTGGTTGCAGGTATTGGTGTAGCAGCACGTCGCCTGGGAGTGGCGCATGGCCCACATCGTTCATAGCCAGACCCTTTCACGCAATTCACTGACTTTTTTCTGATAGTAACAAAAGAAGCTACCGTTTTGCTTCGGTATGTGGGAATACGGTTTTGCCCGCCTCTCCCCTGTTTCGGGTCGAAGGCGGGCAAAACACGTTTGGTGCGGTGAGAATCAGTCCTCGACTGCATGCCATCCATCGGCATGCTTGGCGGAACGTACACGCACGAGCACGCAGCCAGCACCGGCGATGGTCATGATCGCCGCCAGCGTGGCGATTGCGGTGGTGTCCGATCCGGTGGAGGCCAGACCATTGTTCGTCACACCTGCAGCCTGCTTCTTGGCCTGTTCGGCCTTCTGCTTCTTGGCTTCGGCATCCTTCTTGGCTTGGTCGGCCTTCTTCTGGGCTTCCTGCTGCTTCTTGGCTTCCTCCTCGGCCTTCTTCTGGGCTTCGGCTTCGGCCTGCTTGGCGGCGGCGAGCTCCTTGTCGGACGCCTGCTTGTCGGCGAGCTTGGCATCATAGTCGGCCTTGGCTTTCTCGTATGCCTTGTCGGCCTCATCCTTGGCCTTGTTCGCCTCGTCCAGCTTGGACTGCGCTTCCGTCAGCTTCGCGTTCGCCTTCTTGAGGTTCTCCTCGGCGTTCTGCAGACGCTTGATGGTGTTCTGGGCGTCGTTGAGCTTGCCGGTGGCCGCGTTGAGGTCGTCCTTCGCCTTCGCGTATGCGGCCTTGGCGTCGGCGATAGCCTCGTCGGCGGCCTTGACCTGCTTGGCGGCGGCTTCAACCTTCGCGTCGGAAACGGTCTTGGCGTCGAGCGCGGCCTGCTTGGCCTTCTCGGCCTCGGCCTTGGCTGCCTTGGCGGCGGCCAGGTCGGCTGCGGCCTTCGTCTTGTCCGTGTTCGCCTGCTTGATCGCGGCTTCCGCATCCGTCTTGTTCTTGGCGGCGGTCTGGGTCAGCTTGTCGGCGGTATCGATCTTCGCCTGTGCGGCGGCGACTGCCGTGTTCGCCTTGTCCACTGCCGTCTGGGCTGCGGTCTGGGCGTCGGTGGCGGCGTCGGCTCCGGACCGGGCTTCCTTGGTGGCCTGCTGGGCGGCGGAATAAGCCGCGTTCTTATCGGCTTGATCCTTCCTGGCTTCCTCCAACGCCTTGGCCTTGTCCTCGTTCGCCTTCACGGCCTCGTCATACGCTTTCTGCGCCTCGTCGGCGGCAGCCTGCAAATCCCTGGCCTTCTGCGCGGCCTGCTGGGCTTCCTCAGCGGCCTTCCGTGCGGACTGCTGGGCGGCGGCCAGCGCCTTGGCCGCATCGGAAGCGTCCTGTGCGGCCTGCTTGCTCTTGGACAATGCGGTCTGGTATGCGGCGTCGGCTCCGGTCAGGGAATCACGGTAGGCAGTCAAATCAGTCAGGTATGCGTCAACGTCCATGATGCGGCCCGCGTCGGAGCCGATTCCGTTAGCGTTTTCGGTGAACAGCTGACTATGGGTGTTCCCGCCGATACCCGTGATGTTGCCGTTCTGGCTGACGCCGAAACCGGTGAGGGTCAAATCGGGGTTGACCAGCGTGGTGTAATGGCCATAAGCGCAGGGTTTGACGGGCTTGCCGTCCGAGGCCTTGCAATCCAGGACACCGTCGGACATGTCCTTCTCATACATGGACTTCTCCGTGTCGTACCAGCCCCTAAAGGGATCAGTGTAACCCCAGGCGAGGTTTTCGCTGGCGGGGAATTGAAGTGGATGGTTCACGTTGTTGTTGGCATAATCCGCATCCGCCATGGCCTGTGCCATCAGGGTGTCACTGACCTTGAGGGGCTGCAGGCCTTCCTTCGCGCGAAGCTGATTGGCTTCCTGGATGAACTTCAGGGCCTCGATCATGTTGTCCAACGTGGTCGCATCACCCTTGGCACCATTATGAATGGCGTCAAGATACTCGGTGACGGTCGGATCGGTGAGAACCTTGACTGCCTGAGAGGCACCCTTGTCGCCGAAGTAGGCCACTGCGCCCTGAGACAGCTTGTCCTGAGCCTCGTCTGCCGCTTCCTTCTTGGCGTCGGCCTCGCTCTTGGCATCGGCGGCGGCCTGCTGCTTCGCCTCGGCGTTGGAAGAGGAGTCGGACACCGCCTTGTCGGCATCCTTCTGCGCCTGTTCCGCCTTCTGCTGGGCGGTGGCGGCGTCGGCTGCGGCCTTCTTCGCCGCTTTGAGCTTCGCGGCCAGGTCGGAAAGACCTCCATCATCCTTGGACAATTGCTCGACCTTGGCATCGGCCTTCTGCTTGGCTTCAAGCGCCTTGGCCTCGGCCTGCCTGGCCGCATCCAGCTTGGCTTGCGCGACGTTCACCGCCTCGTCGGCCTTCGTCTTGTCGCCGGTCGCCGTGGCCTGCTGCCTCCTGGCTTCCGTCAGCTCCTTCTCGGCGGCGGCCTTGTCGGCCGCGGCCTTCTTTGCGTCCGCGTCGGCCCGGCCGGCCTTCTTCTGCGCATCACTGATGGCGGTATCCGCCGCATCGGCCTTCTTCTGCGCGTCCGTGGCCTGCTTGTCGGCCGCATCAATATCGGTCTGGGCCTTGTCGGCGTCCTTCTGATGGGAGGCGGATTCGGCCGTGGCCTCATCCTTCGCGGTCTGTGCGGCCTGCTTGTCGGTTTCGCCCTTCGACTGGTTGCTGGAGGCCTGCTGCATGGCCTTGTTGGCGTCGTTGATGGCGTTGGACGCGTCGTTCGCGGCCTGCTGGGCGGCGGCGATCTTGTCGGCCGTGCCGGTCGCATCCTGTGCGGCCTGCTGTTGGGCCTTGTTGGCGTCGTCGTAATTCTTCTGGGCCTGCTGCTGGTTGTTTGCGGCTGTCTGCTGCTGGGCGGCGGCGGCGTCGAGGTTCTGCTTGGCGGTGTCCAGTGCGGCTGCGGCGGCGTCGGCCTTGGCCTGTGCTTCGGTCACGCCGGTCGGGGATGCCTGTGCGATGGCCTGGTTGGCTTCCACTGTGCTCTGCTGGGCCTGTGCGACGCTGTCCTGCGCCTGTGCGATGGCCTGCTTGGTTTGGTCGCCGGTGGTTGTGGTTTCGTCGGCCATTGCGACTGCCGGAGCGGCAAGGGTTGCCATCACGGCGGTGGTTGCCACTGTGATCTTGGTGATGCCGTGTGTCATGGGGAGTTTCTTCTTTCTCGTGTATGTGTCTTCCTTTTCGGGTTTACCCCGATGTCGGGAGATTACGTGTTTTTGTTTCACAAACATATAGTAACACCTTTTTTCACTAACGCAAATTGTCACTATCATGTGTCTGTGGCAAACCTATATGATGACCCACGGCACGCCGACTGCGACAAAGCGAAAATCCGACAGCCAATATCCCCGTCACGGTGACGCCCGAAACAAAAGCCGCCTTTTTTACGTCCCCCGTGGCATCTCCGGGCAAGGGGGCCTGATCGGGCATGCTGTTGCGCTCCCCCGTGACAAGCAGTCGCAGCGTATTGCCCTGCCCCGTACAGGTGAGGAGCGTGACCTCGTCCTTCCCCTTATGGACACGCAACGATTTCGTGTCGGTAGGAGAGACGATGCGTTTGCTGGTGACTCGATAGGCGAGCGTGTTACCCATGACCTTGATATAGAACGGGTCGCCGTCTTCGAGTTCACCGAGCCGGGTGAACAGGGTCGCGCCTTTCAGATTCGAATGACCGGTGATTACGGCGCGCGTATTCTTGCCACCGATAGGCAGACTGGTGCCCGCCAGATGGCCGGCCGCATGTTCGAGCACATCTTGACCAGCTCCGTGGAGGATGGGCATGTCGACGCTGATCTTCGGAATCAGAATCTCACCCATGGCATCCAACCCATTCACGGACAGTTGACGCCGGTATTCGGCATCGCCCTCGAAATTGCCCTCGGTCTTCCCATCGAACACAGGTTCGCCTATCTGTGGCTGACCGCCTTCATAAAGACGCTGATTATATGCGATGGCAGATTGGATGACGCTTTGACGGGAGGATTCCGGAAACAGCGCGGCCGTCTGGCTGACGGATCGCGCCTGCTCGTCAACGGCGCGGTCGCCGAGCGTCTGCTGGATGCGGGGCATGGCGACAAGCACCATGCCCGCGATCAGGCAGATGACTGCGGCGACCGCGTAGATCCGGGAATGGCGGACGAGCCGGCGGGCGCGATTGTCGCGCGCCCGCTTGTCGCGGACCGCATCCGCGACGCTCTCCCACACGTCGGTTTCGGCCGCTGCCGTCACTTCGCGTGCTTTCCGCCGGTGATCGGCATGTGCTTACCGGTGCGCTTGGTTGCGGCCATGCGCATGCGTAGCATCGGCATCATCACGCCGAGCGCGATCAGCATGAGCGCGAATCCGGCGTACAGCCAGATGGTCGGCACTTGGGCGTTGCCGCCCGTGAACGGGAGCGTGGTCATGGCCGGCGCCCATTGCGCGTACACGGTGATACTGCCCCGGTCGGGCATGCTGACCGTGCCCTTGCCGGGGCTGAGGATCGTGTCACCGGCGCCGGGCGTGGGTTTCATGGCCCAGCCGGTGAACCGGAAGCCGGGCCTTTGCACCTTGGGCTCTTTCGCGTCGGCCGGGATGGTGACCGTCGTGAACGCGTCGACGGTGATGTCCGGGTATCCGCCGGTTCCCCCGTTCGGATTGAACTTCAGGGTGACCCGGTTGATCCTCCACTGCGCGTACAGGACGCTCGTGTTGACCGGGTTGCTCTTCGGGTCGGCGACCAGTCTGAACCCGTTGCCCGCCGTGTACGCCCTGCCCCTGCCGTCGGCCTGCGTGTTCCAGCCGGTGAACGTGTAGCCGGTGCGGGTGAACGGGTTGGCGATGACGGTGAGCGTCTGGTCGACCACGCCGTCGGTCCTGCGGGTCTGGCTGGTGGAGCCGCTGTTGCTGTTGTAGATCAGGTGCGCCGGATCGGCCTTCCATTGGGCCCACAGTGTCGTGGTGCCGGGAGTGAGCGTGTACCGGCCTCCGGGCTGGAGGCTCGGGTCCGTGCGCCTGTCCCTGGCCCAGCCGGTGAACGTGTAGCCGGGGCGGGTGAACCCGTTTTGGGCGATGGTCACGTTCTGGCCGGTGACGCCCGTCGTGTCGGGCGTCGAACCGGTGGCCCCCCAGTCGTCCCGGTATCGGATGCTGGCGGGGTTGGCCTGCCAGATCGCGTACAGGTCGTTGCCTGCAGGCTTCATCGTGTACCGGCCGACACCGTTCTTGCCTTCGCCGTATGCGGTGCCGGAACCATCCTTGGCGGTGTCCCAACGAACGAACGTGTATCCGTCGCGGGTGAAACCATTGGCGTTTGTGGTCAGTTCGTCACCGGTCTTGCCGGATTGTGCCGCCGTGTTGCCTCCGGTTGCGCCGTTGCCGTGATAGGTGAGGGTCTGCGCGACGCCGGCCCAGCAGGCATATAGGGTGCTGGAACCACGCAACGTCCACTCGCTGTTAGGTTTCACTGCATTGCCCTTGCAGTCGGCCTGAGTGTTCCACGTGACGAACGTGTAGCCGTCGCGGGTGAATCCGTTGTCGCGCACGTTGATCTTCTCGTCGGTCTTGCCAGTCTGCGGGTCGGTCTTGCCGCCGGTCGCCCCGTTGCCGTCGTAGGTGAGGCTGGCCTGGCCGGGCGTCCACTGCGCGTACAGGGTGAGCGTGCCGTTCGCCGTCCACCTGGCTCCCGGCGCGTACCTGGCGCCGCTCCCGTCCGGGCTGGTGGCCCAGCCGGCGAACGTGTACCCGTCGATCGTCCAGCCGTTCTGGCCGATGGTCGGCGTGTCTCCGGTGTGGCCATCCCAGTTGGGGGTGCCCTGGCCTCCCGTGGTCTTGCCCGCGGGCGGGTTCGGATTGTAGCGGATGTGGGCCTCGTTGGCCGACCATTGGGCGACCAAGGTGACGATCCCGTTCGGCTGCGTGGTCAGGTTCGTGACCCACTGGCCGTCGCCGTACGCCTGCTGGTTGTCGGCGCGCTTCCACCCGGTGAACGTGTATCCGTCGCGGACGAACCCGTTCCGGTGCAGGTTCTGGCCGATGTTGTATTGGAACGCCTGATCCGGGGTGCCGCCGCCGGTCGCCCCGTTGCCGGCGAATCTGACTGTGTACCCGTTGCCGACCCAGTGCGCGTACACGGTCACGTTGCCGGTGAGCGGCGTGTTGAAATCGTATTTGTTTCCGCCGTTCGGGGCCGTGTACCAGCCGTCGAACCGGTAGCCGGGAATCTTGCCCGTGTCGCCGGCCGCCCAACCGGATTTGTCGGCGGCGGCCGTGTTGTAGGGCACGGTCTGCGATGCGGGCGTGCCGGGCGCGTTGCTGCCGGCGGGCGCGTTCACGTTGTAGGAGAGCGTGGGGTTGATGGCCCACAACGCGTATACGGTCTTCGCCCTGGCGGGCATGACGATTTCCGTCCTGACGTTCGCGTTCAGCGTGTTCCGGTCCATGGTGTCGCCGACGGGCACGTCCCTGTCGTTGGCGTCCGTGTTCGCGCTCCAACCGTAGAACGTGCGGTTGGTCTTGCCGATCTGGCTGGAATCCCAGCAGTCGGAGTCGGCCTTCGCGGTCGCCAATGTGATCCTGGTGCCGGCCGGATAATAGACCTGGCAGCCGGATACGGCGCCCGTCGTGGCGATGGTCTCCACGCGCACGGAACCGTCGGATCGGGTGATCGTCCGCTGGCTGGTCCCGTCATCCTGTCTGGCGGTCGTGTCGGTCAGCACCCTGCGGTCGTCCGCGATGGTTCCGGATTCCGGTCCGGCGCTCTTGTCGGCCGCAAGCCTGACCGTGCCATCCGTCCCGGATGCGGCGGTTTCGGTCCTGCCCGTCTCGGTGCGCGAGGGCACTTGGCCGGTTCCGCCGTTCCCGTCGTAGCCGAGCCTGTAGGCCTTGGTGAAGCTCAGATCGTCGAGGATGTTGCCGTAGACGTTGTTGCTGGAGCTTACCGACTTGAAGGTGAAGCGGGTGACCGTCCCGGTGGCGATGTACGTGCCGGTGTAGGTCTCCCACTGCCCGTCATGGTTACGGCTGGAATGGTTCAACTCGGCGTCGTTGCTCACCTTCGTGGAGATGACCTTGCCGACGTCGCCCGGCTGGTCGCCGTTGCCGTTGACGGTGGTTCGCCTCGCGTCCTGGGTGGATTCCTTGCCGGGTTCGCCGATCATGACGCTCATCCCGTCGAGGTGGTTCCTGTTGAGGCTGGCGTGCTTCAACGTCCAGCGGTAGGACACGCCCGGGATGGTGGCGATGTCCTGGTAGATGGCGGTGCCCGCCTGTCCCGCGACGAGTTCCGCGTACTGGTTGCCGGTCTTGGAGTCCTTCTGCAGTTCGACTCCCTGTGCGATCTGCTGCCAGTCGGTTCCCTTGGTCTGGGTCGACTTCCATGCGAATTTGGAGGCGTCCCATCCCGGGATTGGCGCCCAGGGGTCCTTATCGATGCCGATGTGCCGCGCGTATCTGCCGTTGATCGGGTCGACGACGGTCCAGTCGTCCCCCGGGTATTTGGTGGAGACACCGGCGATCAGGCCGGCCGGATAGTCGAACGAGCCGTTGACCAGTTCGGTCGGCAGACTGTCGGTCTTGCCGGCGATGGTCTTCACCTTGCCATCGGTGGAGGCCTTGATCTGCGACGTGCTCTTCTTGGCCCCGCCGTTCGCGTCGTAGCTGAGCTTGTAGGCGAGGCGGAAGCTCAGGTCGTCGATGATGCTGTCATTGGCGGAGGCAGTAAGAGTACCGTCCTTGGCGACGCCCCTGTAGGCGATCATCGTGCGGGATTGTCCGGCTGGGATAATGACCGTGCCCTCGTAGGATTCCCAGTCGTCGGAATGGTCCCACGGTTCGTGGCTGCCTTCCGTGGCGTCCATGGAATCGGAGTGCGTGTAGGCGACGGTCCCCACGTCGCCGGTCCTGTCCCCGTACTTCTGGCCGGTCTTGGAGACCGTGGTGCGGGTCAGTTTGACCGGGGTGAGATGATCCTTGTCGGGGCCGGTGAGCAGGGTCACGCCGCCCGCGTTGCCTTTGGAGCGGCCGGAGTGGCGGATGCTGAACGTGTAGCTGGCGCCGGGCGTCGTGTTCACGGTCTGGGCGACGGTACGGCCCGCGTGCACGTCGGCGGCCGTGTTCCCGTCCTTCTCGCGATGCAGTTCGAAGTTCTGGTTGCCGCCGGTGGCGTCCATGTCCTGCCAAGCGAACGTGGCGGCGGTCAGGCCGCCGGCCTTCACGCCCGGCTGTCCGCCCATGGCCTGCGCGTAGGAGCGGATCGTGCCCGCATTGGGCTTCACATACACCCAGGGCAGGCCCTGCCCCTCCTTGGCGATCGTCCACTTCGGGGTGTCGAACCCGCCGTTCACGGCCAGCTCGTCGCCCGCGGATCTGGAGGCGATGGCCTCCGCCTTGGCGTCCGGAGCCTTGAACGCGGCCGGCTGCGTGGAATCCGCCTTCGAATTGGAGGGCACCTTGCCCTTGTCGTTCTTCTTCAGATCATGCACCGTCAGGCCGGAAGCGGTTTTGTCAGCCGCGAGTCCGACACTGCCCGTGGTCTTGGACTTGGCGGGCTGCACGGTGTTCTCCTTGCCACGCTGATTCGACGGAACCTTGCCGGTCGCGTCGGATGCGTTCTTGTCGTAAGAGAGCCTGTACGCCTTGTCGAAGCTTAGGTCGTCGACGCAGTTGCCTTCGGCGGTGAAGTCGAGGCCCTGACCGTTGGAGTCCCTGACGCTCCTGAACGTGAAGCGGGTCGTGGTCGAGGTGGCGAGGTAGTCGCCGGTATAGGTCTCCCACTTGCCGTCCTGCGCGGTGCCGTGCGTGGTGATCGTGGTGGACTTCTCGCCGACCTTGTCGGTGCCGTTGGATGTGGTGCGGGTTGCCTCCTGCACGGCCTCGGCTCCGGGCTCGCCGATCATGACCTGCATGCTGTCGTCCTGGTCCGCGTTGCGGGACGCGTGCTTGAGGCTCCACTTGTACACGACGCCGGGCGTGGTGGCGATGTCCTGGTAGATGTACTTGCCCCGCTTGGCTGCGGCGATCTCGCCCCACACGTTGCCCGCGTTGGTCGGATACGGGGTGTGGTTGCGGCGCTGCACCTCGACGGTGTCGGCACCGGCGGTGGCGTCGTTGGATCTCCAGCCGAACTTGCCGGAATCCCAGTTGTCGAGCTTGCTGTGCAGCGGGTTGCCGATGATGCCGGTCTTCGCGCTGATTATGGCGAGGTAGGTTGTGTCACCGTAGACCCTCTGGTTCTCGTTGATGATCTCGTTGCCGCGATAATCGAACGTGCCGTTCACCAGATGGTCCGGCAGATTCGACGTATTATCCGCCACCGTCTTCACGTTTCCGGTAGTCTTCGATTCGGCGGGCTCGACGGCGTTCTCCTTGCCGCGCTGATTCGACGGGACCTTGCCGGTCGCGTCGGATGCGTTCTTGTCGTAGGTCAACTTGTAGGAACGGGAGAATTCGATGTCGTCCACGAGATTGCCGACGTTGTTGCCGGGCAGGGTCTCATCATCTTTGAACCCTTCGAGGCTCTTGAACATGAATACCGTGTTCTTCTGTCCTTCGGGCACCTGGTAATAGCCTTCGTACGTCTCCCACTGGCTGCCATGGTCTCGGGGATCGGTGTTGGATACCTTTGTGGTGATGGTGGTGGACTTCCCGCCCACCTTGTCGCCATGGCCGTTAGAGGTGACGCGGGTCATCTCCACAGGCGTCGCGTGGGCCGTGTCGGAGCCCACGAGGACCTGCATCTTGTCGGCATGGGAGGATTGGCGGCTGGCGTGCTTCAACCGGATCTTGTACAGTACTCCGCCGTTGCCGGTGGACACGTTCTGGTAGATGCTGGTGTTGTCCTGTTGGGCGACGATCTCCGCATACGTGTTCTTGGTGTTGCGATCCTGCTGCAATTCGACCCTTGAACCGTTCTCGGTACTGGACCATGCGAACCTGGAAGAGTCGAAACCGGGGATCTGCCCGATCTTTCCGTACTTGGAAAGATCGGTGACGGACATGTTGTACCAAAGCGTGCCGTCATCCGATTTGAGGAACGTGCGCAGATCGGCATAGGTTCCCTGCTCGTTCTCCTGAATGTCGGAGAACGAGGGGTAGGAGAAATCGCCATTAGCGAGGGAACCGTACCGGACGTTCTCGTCCGCGACTGTCTTCACGGTTCCCGTGGTCCTGGCCTTGGTCTGCCTGACGGTGTCGGCGGTCTCGTCGGACGGGACCTTGCCGGTCGCATCCGACGCGTTCTTGTCGTAGGACAGCTTGTAGGCGCGGGCGAAGGTCACATCATCCAGAAGATTGCCCTTGGTGGGGTCGAGATAGTTGACGGCCTTGAAACCGAACCGGGTAGTGGTCTGCCCGTCCGGGATGACGTAGTAGCCCTCATAGGTCTCCCACTGGTCGGAATGATGCCAGCGGTTCTCGTTCGTGACCCTCGTGCCGATGGTCTTGGACTTCTCGCCGACCTTGTCGCCGGCCTTGCCGTTCGCGGCCACTCGGGTCATCTCGATGGGTGTGCCGTTGATGACGACCTGCATCTGGTCGACGTTGTCCTTGCACAGGCTGGTGTGCTTCAACCGGATCTTGTACAGTGTGCCGGGGATGGTGGCGAGGTTCTGGTAGATGGTGCGTCCGGGTTCGGAGGCGACCATTTCCGCGTAGGTGTTGCCGTCCATGCTGTCCTGTTGGAGTTCGACCGCTTCCGCGCGGTCCTTCAATCCGCCTTGGTCGTGGCCGCCTTTCTGGTCGGTCTTCCATGCAAATTTGGACTGGTTGAAACCGGGCCAGTCCACCCAGGAGGCGAGATCGGCGTCGGAGTGTTTCGCGTTCCTCATGTACTGGCCGTTGTTCGGGTCGACGCTTGTGTATGCGTTCGTCATGTAGCTTGGCGCGTCAACGGTCTTCCATCCGCCCGCGGGCAGGTAGTCGAATCCGCCGTTGACGAGCTCCCTTGGATACGTCGTGGCGGCCGATGTCGTCAGGCTCGTGATGGTCTTGCCGATGTCGGGCATGCGGATCTCGTCCGCGTTCGCGGTGCCCGCTGTCAGGAGCCCGCCGCCCAGGAGGGTGCCCGCGGACAACAGTCCCGCGACCGCCCGTTTCAACCATGCGTGCATGTGTGTTTTTCCTTCCCCGCCCCTTGACTGTCCGTGACGGATGGACCAGGACCCGCACGAACCCCTTGCGGCGAGCCAAAAGAACCATGAATGAAAACGAGAGGGGAGGGGCGCGGGACACGGCATGATCCGGATTGTTCCGCGCCCCCGTATGTCAGACGGCCGGGGTGTCTCCGTCGTGCGTGAGCATCAGCGCGTCGCGGCGGTTGCGCGCGCCGCGCACGGCCATGGTGCCGCCGATCGCGAACAGGGGCATGGCGCAGGCCAGCCAGAACGCGAACGCGAGCACGCCGCCGGTCTGCGGCAATTGGGTCAGGTTGGTGATGTTCTTGACTTGGACCGTGTTGTTGTCGATGCCGGTGGTCAGGCCCGGCTGATCCTTGCCGGCGAACCTGATGGCGGTGCCTGCATCGTCGATGGTGACGGTGAAGCTCGGCTTCGCATAGGAGGCATAGCCGGCGGGCTCCTTGGTTTCGGTCACCGTATAGGTGCCGTAGCCGAGACCCTTGAATGCGATAAGACCCTTTTGCGCGGCATTGTCCTTATGGTCGACCTTGCCGTCGTTGTTGGAGTCACCGGTGGTGAATGTGGTCGCGGAAGCCTGGTCGGCGGCTTCGGACCATTCGCCGGTCGTCGTATCCAGCTTCAGGTATTTGTCTCCGCGTTGGATCTGGAATTCAGCTCCATCCACGAGCGTGTTCACGTCGGCTGCGCTCACCTTCTTGAGGGTGAAATCGTAGGATTTCAGGTCAACCTTGTCGCCATTGGTGACGACGGTGTAGTGGGCTCCGTCCTTGAAGATGGCGGTGCCGGAAACCGAGTTTTCGGATGGTTTCTCGGCCGTGGCCTTGGTGACGACGCTCTGGTAGGTGATGGTGATCTTCTTGCCGCCCTGCGTGGTGATGAGCTTGATGGCGTCCAGAGCCCAGCCTCCGGCCGGAACGGTGATATCCGGGTCGGCCGGGGTTCCGTTTTCCTTCTTGAGAGTGGTGTCGCCCGGCAGGGTTTTCGCGCCGTGCTGGGTTTCGCCGTCGTAGATGACGGTATCGGCGGTCACGTCAGTGGCAGTCCCGCTCAAAGCCACCTTCAGGCTACCTTTCACGTATTCCTGTCCGGCAGGGGCGTCGGCGAGCTTGAATTTGACGGCCGTGTTCGGAACAGTCACGTCGATGGTGTGGGTGACGGTATCACCCACGGTCACGGCCACCGGGTCGGCGGCATCACCCTGCTTGGAGACCTGTCGGCCGTCACGGTCCACGACGACCTTCTTGTCGGTTGTCACGCTCTTCGACTTGATGACCGCGACGCCGAGGGTTCGGCCGGGGGCGCCGCTCATGGCGGTGCCTGCACCGGATTTTGTGCCGATGATGATCGGGCTGCCTGCGGAGTCGGTGATGTAGTAGAGGCCTTCTTTCGGCACGGTGATGTTCAGGGTGGCATCCTGCGTGGTCAGGTCGGCTCCGCCCGTGACGGTGGCCGGCTTCCTGCTGGAGGCGTTGAGGGCGGCTTGGATGTTGCTCAGCTGCTTGGCCTGCTTGGCCATGTCGATGGCGGCGATGCTGCCTGCGGCATCGTATCCGCCGACCTTGGTGATGTCGTCGGACGTGTCCTTGTCGTAGCCGTTGGCGATGGTGATGGCGTCATCCGCCCATGCGTTGGATTCGGTGGTGCCTTGGATTCCGAGGCTGGAGATCCGGTCGCCTTTCAGCACCACTCCGGTGTATGTGCCTATCTGGTAGACGTTGAACGTGTGTCCGGCCAGGCTTGCCCCGTTCGCGCCTTGCAGTGTGATGGTCGTGTCGGCTGCCATTGCGGATGGGGCCAGTGCTAGGCCGGCCAGCATGCTCGCGGTCGCGCAGGCCATTGCCGTCACGATCATTGGCATGCGCCGTGTCGTTTGGTTGTCTTTCATTCCAGTGTTTTCCTTTCCTTGTTTGCACGTCCTGTCGAGGACGGGAAACGACCCCACACCGGTAGATGCGGCATGGTTGGCATCCAACGGGTCAAATCCGGCGACTTTCACCGCGGACGGCCTGTATCTGCCCGGCTTCAGACCGAACCCGCTTATCGGTTTCGGCGTACGGCTGATGGGAATGGTCGTCTTCGTTTCCTTCAACGTACATGCAAAATCGGTTGATTCCAACATTTTCTCGGTATTTACCAAAGTTTTTGAATAAAAAAATAGGGATGCCTTTCGGCATCCCTTGTTGATGTCATGCTATAGGAGCCGGTTTGCAGGAGGGTCCCGCATGGCATCAAGATTCAACGTGGGGTTTGGCAGGGGAGGGTATTTGCTTCTCCTGCCAAACCTTCGATGGGTGGTCAGGAGTTTAGCGGCTGATCGGATGACGCTTCGCTGTCATCGGCTTCCGGGGCCGGGGTCTCGTCTGTGGCCTTGCCCTTCGGCTTGCGGACAGCGACCGTGATTCCCAATGCTCCGCCGATGATAGCGAGGATGCCGATGAGCCAGCCAACCCAGCCGATTCCCACGCCGGTGGAGGCGAGCGGGTTCGCGCCGTTCACCGTCGGCTTGGAAGTCGTGCCGTCATTGTTGTTCTGGCTTTTGTTTCCGGCATTGTCACCAGGGTTGGTGGTGGCTCCGCCATCATCCTTGCCTTGGTATTCGAACGTCCAAGTGACGGTCGTGCCGTCCTTGGAAGCGGCGAACACCAGCTTCGAATCGGATGCGGTCTTGTCAAGCTTCCAATCGGACGGGACGTTCGAGATCTTCACCTCGGCGCCCGTGGCGACCCTGTAGGTGCCGGATTTCGTCGGGTCGAAGCTCGGGAGCGGTTTCCCGTCGACGGTCGCGGTCACGCCCTTCAATGCGTCCGCGCCCGTGGCGGGCTTGTCCGGATCGGTCGTGGAATCGTATGTGAACGTCCACGTGACGACGGTGACGTCGCCCTTCTTGATGTCGTAGGACAGGGTGCCGGGTTTCGCGTCAAGATTCTTATAGCTCGCCCAACCGTCGGGCAGGCCGGAGAGTTTCACCTCCGCGCCGTCGGGAACGGTCCATGTGCCGGTCTTCGTCGGGGCGAACCCGTCGACCGGTTTCCCGTCGGCCGTGGCGGTCACCCCCGCCAGTTCGCTTGGATCGGCCTTGTCCCCGGTGCTCGGCGTGGTGGTTCCGTCATCGTACTTGAACGTCCAGGTGACGGTCACATCATCCTTCGTGCAGGTGAAGGTGAGCGTGCCGGTCTTCGAATCCGCCTTATGGTCGAGCTTCCATCCGTCGGGCACGTCGCCGATCTTCACCTCCGCGTCGTCGGGCACGGTGTATGTGCCGTCCTTCACCGGATTGAAGTCCGTGACGGCGGTGCCATTGGCGGTGGCGGTCACGCCCTTCAGCTCGCCCGGATCGGCTTTGCTGCTCGCATCCTGTGAGGCGGTGTGCAGCGTGTATGCGACGGTGCCGCCGCTCTTGCCCTTGATCGTGACCCGGTATGCCATGTCGCCGGAGGACGGCTTGTCCTTCGCGATCTTTCCGTCGACGAGCCAGCCGGTGGCGTTCGTGTCGATCTCGAGCGGCGCGCCCATCGGCTTCAGCAGTCCCGTGTTCGAGGTGGGGATCTTGCCTGCGACCGTGTCGAGTGCCGATTCCTTGACTCCGTAATAGTCGGTGGTGGATGGGTCGAACCCGTCGATGCCCAGGGCGGATGCGATCTTGTCCTTGTGATTGTTGAGGAACGCCTTCTCTTCGGTGCTGAACTTGTCGAGCGGATTCGGAGCCGTCGAACGGGCCGAAATCGACGAGGACGGGTTCCCCGATACCTGATCCGCGAAAGCGGTGGGCAACACGATCATGGGGCTTACGGACAGGGCCAGGCCAAGCGCTACGGCGACAATCCGTTTTTGTTTCATCATGTTCTTTCCTTTTCTTGTTTTTTGCCCGACATTTCACGCCGAGTCAGAAAAAATAATGGAAGGCTTGCGACCGCATCAGGTCGCAAGCCGTTGCTATTAGAAGCTGCGTCCGCGCTGGCGCCGACGTGCAACGAGTCCGAGAACCGCTCCCATAGCCATCAACGCCATCGACAGGAACGCTACGGTTCCGCCGCCGACGCCCGTGGAGGCGAGTCCGAGCGCATTGTTCCCGTTGCCGCCGAATGGTTTGCGGGTGACATGCACCTTGTAGGTGGTCTTGACCAATCCGTCACCGGATGTGACAGTAATGGTGGCGTCCGCACCCTTCTTCTCGGTGCTGACGGTCATGCCGCTTGCCTTGTCGTACTGCGGGGAGACCATCCATTCGTCCGGATCGTTCACGGATGCGTTGTACTCGTGTCTGGCCGGGTCGAAGCCCTTGACGGCCGTACCGTCCACGAGGATGCCGGTGAGCTGCGCCTTGTGCGTGGCCGCCGTGATGTAGGTGACGGTGTACGTGTGTTGCGCGAAGGTCGAACCGTCCGGCGCGAGCACGTTGACCGTGTACGTGTAGGTCATGCCCTCATGTGCGACGGTGACGGTCGCGGATTGCCCGTTCTTCGGCTCATAGGCGAATGTTCCACCCTCGGGAATCTCGTAGGAACCCTTGTCTGATACGACGTATTTGCCGTCCTTGCCGGTGTAGCCGTGCGATGCAAGATTGGTGTCCTGCTGGCTTTCCGGGTCCACCGTGGAATCCTGCTTCGCTGGGTCTGCCGGCTTGAATTCGGTGACGGCGGTTTTCACCGGCCTGGTCACTGTCAGGCTGTAGGTGCGGCTTACGCCGGTTGCGGTGTCGGTGACGATCCATTCCTGGCGGGTGGATTGCGCGTTCTGCGTGATGTTGCCGCCCTTGATGGTGACTCCGTCAGGCGCTTCGGGCAGCACATACGGGCTTGGATCCTTCTCCCCCAGTGCGAGCACGTAGTCGAGCCGGTTCGGATCCCAGTTGTCGATGAGCTGGCCCTTCGTGTTCTCGCCGGTCTTGTTCACGTACAGTCCGGTGAGTTTCGCAGGGGAATCTGCTTTCAGGTCGGCCGGCTGGAATTTCACGTTAACCGTGTAGTCGGCTCCGTTCACGTTCACCTTGAGCACGCGGGAGGCTCCCTCTCCGAGCGCGAGCGTCGGCTTGGATGCCTGGGCGTCGACACCGTGGGTGAGACCCAGCGTGTAGCTGTCGCCGACCGCATCGGCCGGTAGGGTCAGCGTGTATTCATGGGTGCTGGGGTTGAATTTCGCATTGAAGTCTTTGGCCCCGTCGTATACGGTGGTTTCGCCTTTGGCGTTGGTGCGGGTCACGGTCAGGCCGGTGAAGCTCTTGTCCTGGGCTCGATCCGCGGTGACATCCACTTCCACCGGCACGGTGACGCTTTTCTTGCTGGCATCATCCTGGATGGTGACTTCGCCGGAAGCTGTTCCGGTGAGGCGTACGAACTTGCTGGCGGTGTCGCCGGTTCCCTTGTCGACAACCTGCACGTCTTTGCCCCATTGGATGGGCAGTGTGGTCTTGATGCCGGTGAGGGTCACCGTGTCCGTGCTGGGCTTGTTGGATTCGTCCAATGTCGGACCGGCGTAATCCGCATGGTATTTTCCGTCATCAGACTTGGTGAGTTCCGTTTCGGTGCCGTCCACGGTCACCGGGTTGCCCGAGGTGTAGGCGAACGGCAGTGTCACGTCGAATGCTGGAGTGTTCTTCGTCGCGTCGGCGGCCTGCTTGTAGACGGCGGTGCCGGATACGTTCAGCTGGCCCAGCTTGTCGCCGGATTCCACGGTGACGTTCTGGTAGCCGGGTGTCAGCGTGATGGTGGTTGCTCCGTTGGTGACGGTGATGTCGCCCGGGTAGGAGGCGCTTTGGTCCAGGACCGCGGATGCGGTGTCGCCTTTCACGCCGAGGGGGTATGTCTTCTTGCCGTCAACGGTGGCGTTCCATGGTTGGGTCGGCTGGTCGTCGACGATTTTGTCGACGATTTCATAATCCGTGACGGCCAACGTGAACTTGGGCGCGGAATCGGCGGCACTGGTGTAGACGACGGGGCCGGTGATTTTCCCGTCCGTAGGTTTCTGGCTGGTGGTCAGAGTGATCTGGGACTTGTCTGTGCCGGACACGATCACCTGGTTTTGGAACTTGCCTTTGACCTTGGGGACGGTTGCCGTGTAATCGCCTTTGCCGTCCTTCGTGAAGTCGACTGGCGTGCCTGCCACGGTGGTCGTGTATTTGACTTCCTGCGTGGCTTGGGCGGCGTTGTTGCCGGTGTTGCCGTTCGCGGTGTTTTCGTCGGCGGTGGCCGTCATGACGCCGGGCCCCGCCATGCCGAGGGTCAATGCCGCGACGGTGGCGATGGTGCCCGCATTGCGCAGACCGCTGCTGTTACGTTTGGTCATTTCGAGGGTTCTCCTTGCCTGAGTTTTCTCAAACAGTTCCCACTGTAACCTCAGGGTTTGTAATTAACCGGTTTTTTATTGAAAATAACCGATTTTCTTCCGTTGCCGCATGGCCCGGCATCGACGGCAACGGAAGAAACTTCAGCCAACCGTCGCATCGTCCGCGGTCCAACCCATCAGCTTCAAAGCATCAGACACGTGGCTTCCGGCGCATTCGAGATCCTTGAACGTCTGACGTACGAGCTCCCGGACCTGCGGGTCGTCGAAATGCTGGCAGTCCAGCATGGTGCGTGCCAGTTCCGACGTGTTCATCGCATAATCATGCACCAGTCCCAGCATGTCTCGCTTCTGGTCCTCAGTCAGCTGCTCGTCTTCCAAGTCCGGTTCGCCGTAGTCGAATTCGTCCACTTCGCCCGGTGCGTACTGGAATCCGACCGGAGGTGTCGGCATGTCCGGTTCATGCCCTTCGCGCTGCCTGTCCAGCCATGCGTTCCAGAACTCCTCCCCCTCCTCGCGCGTCACGTTTTCGGGAAGGTTGTCCAAGAAGGTGTCTCGGATTGTTTGTGTGGTGATGTCTGCCATTTGTTTTTTCTCCAATCGGTTTTTTCTGATGGCGTTTTTTTTGATTCGATGTTCTTGCGATGTCCGGGGGGCTATTCCGCCCGATGCGGCCGAGCCGAGAGTCCGCCGATGATGCTTTGGACGACGGTCGTGACCGGGGCCGGATCGCGTGGATCGGGGTTTCCCCCCGGCCGTGTCTGCGGCAGGCTTTTCGTCGCCCCGTCCCTCGGGCCGCCCAGCATCGGGTGACGGGACAATTCCAACGCACGCTGCACCGCCTGCGTGGCGGGACGGCCACGGCCCAATGATTTGAGCAGAGAGCGTCGGAACTGCCACATCTCGTCGGGGTCGGAAATCTGGTTCTCCTCCATCAGCCGGGTGATGGTCGCCTCCGATGGCATCGACTGCCGTCGTTTCCTTCTCACGGCGAGGTTGATATCCCCCACCGTCATCCATTCGCCGTGAGGATGCAATGCGTAGAATTCCCGTACCGCGGCGTTGGCCTCGTCGAACGACACCGATCTGGACAGCTCCTCGTAGAAGCATTGGGCCTGCGCGTCGCTGATTGGCGCGTTCCCGTGATGTACGTTGATGCGGCGCAGCACCTGCAGAGCTTCGTTAAAGTTCATCGAATTCCTCCTCTCGCGGATGGGCTTCGTCCCAGGCGGCGGCCCGCGCTTGGACTTCCGCATTGTGCATGTCATTCAGCATGCTCTTCGGCAGCCTGCCGTTCGTCGGCAGGTTCTCCGGGTGTAGCGCGATGTTGTTGGGGTCGCGCCCCATTTTCAGGTTTTGGATGTCCCGTTCGAGCCAACGCCTGTATGTGGCATCCCAGTTGGCGCTGCGGTGTTCGGGTTTCTCCTGCGTGTAGTAGGCGACGAACAGGGTGACTTCGCGGATCAGGTTGACTCCCGCCTTGGCCGTGGCGATGCGCAGTTCGGGCGAGGGCTTCCAGTCGGGAGCCAACACGGTCTGACGGGTCGCGGGCTTCTTCTCTTTTTTCGGAACTTTTCTCTTCTTCGAAGAAACCGCGGACGGTTTCTTCTGAATCGGAGAGGTTTCCTCAACCCTGCTGGAACTCTGAGAAGCTTCGAAAGAAGCATTCTCGTTTTCAGGCTCTGAGGCGGACTCGTCCGCCGATTTTTCGTTTTTCTCCGATTCTGGATTTTGAGGGGATAGAGAGGAGTAAATATCCTCTGTTCCCCTGTTCCCCTGTTCCCCTGTTCCCCTGTTCCGGGCGTGGAAATCTCGATGGGGTCTCGCGACACTCTCGCGACAGTCTCGCGAATCTGGGTCTGAACCGTTGGAATCATTGGGTTCTGCCATCTCATGAGACGGATACCTCGACTTGCCTGGCTTATCGATTCTCTGGTGCCTTGACCATGTCGCAATCTCCAGATATGGGGTGCCGTCGAACTCGTAGCGATATATCAATCCAGCTTCAGAAAGACTCGCGAGGGCTCGCGACACTCTCGCGACAGTCTCGCGAGGGTCTTTGATGAGATCAGCCGCGAACAGGTCTCCGATGATGTCGTAGTCGATATCCTTGCCTACCCCGTTATCATCCACGTAACTCCATAGACCTATGAAAACCAGTCTGGCGTCCCAGTTGAGATTCGCTATATCCCGGCTGCGCCAGAACTCCGGCTTGATGCTCCTGATGCGCATGGCTCTCTTTTCTTCCGAAGAACCCGGTCAGACGGTCTTGGATAGGGGAACGTTCTTGTTCATCTCGGCGAGGGCTCTTGCATAATCGCAGAGGCCGAACATGTCCGTTAGCCCCAGTGCCTTGCCTACGATGTCGAGTTCGTTGCTGTCCCATATGGTGTGCTGGTTGAGTCTGCGGCCCGTTGCCTCTCGCGTGGTTCCTAGATCTTTGGCGAGTTGTTTCACCTGGTAGTTCTGGGTTGCCATGCGAGCGAGGATCGCTTGGGAGATGATTTCGTTTGATGACATGCGATAAAAAACCTTTCGTATCTCATGGGAGATATTAGGGGTCGATTGGAATAGTGTCAATCTCTATGGAGATACGGCGTGTTTTATAGCGTGAAAAATGTTCTCTCAAGAGATACCATGACAACATGGTACGGAATGACAGACTTAAGAAGACCGGGGAGAGCACCAAGCTCATAGCGGAGTTCGTTGAAGAACGTCGGCGAGCAAAGAGTCTGACCCAAAAGCAGATTGCTTCGGCCTTGGGCGAGAAGACGAGCCAATCCTACGTATCCGTCCGATTGCGCGGAAAAGCTGCATGGACGATGGATGACCTTGATGCCATTGCACCTCTCATAGATTTTGACAATGCCATCGAATTGATCGGAAACCTAGCCCGAAAACGAGCTACCGAGGAAAACGAGCCCGGGCTGCTTGCCCGTCAGTTCGTAGCCATCATGGATGGGGACAACGTCGTTCAGATTATTGATGGGCCATCCTCTTCCATTCCGGTCTCCGGACTTCCCCATGACACATCAGTCGATACGGGCGTTACCTCCGATAAGAGAGGCACGGGCCCTGTTCCTCATGCACGTTCGGTTAAACCCTCGTCTCTATCCGATGAAGAGCGTAAGCGGATCGTTTTGGAGAAACTACGTAGGGGCGACGTGTCCCTAGCGGCGAACAAGGATCCGCATAAGCTCGCGGAAATGGAAGGCGGTGACGGCCGCTAGTGACGACTGCTCGCCCCTGTTCTGTCAGAGTATCCTCTTCTCGAACCGATTCGATAGGAGGATATTCAACCGTGTTGACGGCCGCACCATTCGACCGCCACATGCCCATCAACCGTGGCATGACCTACGAGCAGATGCTCGATGCCGTGGAAACCCAGCCAGTCCACGTCATCGAAGCCACGCTTGACGATGACACTTCAGGCCTCTACTGTGAGGCTATCCAGACCATAATCATCGACGAGCATATGACCGACGTGCAGAAACGATGCTCTCTTACCCATGAATTGTTCCACTGGCTGCACGCCGATGATTCGCATGCGGAATACGGGAAAAGCCATGCCGAATGGCGTGTGCGCCGTGAAACCGCCATGTTTCTGATCGACCCGGCGGACTATGTGCAGGCCGAACGGGAATATGATGGCGAGATCTATCAGATGTCCTGTGAGATGGATGTCACGGTATTCCTTTTGGAGGACTACCGTCGGATTTTGGAATATAGCCAGCCATTGCATAGCTGAGGAGAGATAAATCATGGGACATCTGGACCCGTTCCTGCAAGACCTCAATGGTATCGGAATCATCGCCATGATGGTAAGCATCAGTGCAGTGATATTCCGCGTGGTTTTCTGCAAGACCATGCGGGACAGAATCTATACGGGCGTGGGGGGATTAATATCCGCGATCGTCATGTCGCTGGGTATTGATTATGCGATACGGCCATTCGCCGGTACTGGTGAATCGACTGCGACGAATGGACTGGGGTTCGTCCAGCTCATGATAGGTGTGGTTATCGCGCTTATCGGAGGTGCCGTTTTGCGCGGCATCCTGAGTCATGACGATGGCGAACCACAGCCGACAAGCAATTCCCTCATTATGGACACGCAGACGGAGCTGAACCGTCTTGCACCCCGATACGGGCTGGTGGCCGCCATGAGCAACGAGGACTCCTATTATGGCTGGTTCGTGATAGACCACGACAACGGCGGCTCCCCCGACCCGTTGTATGAGGCCAGTCTCAACGCGAACCTGCAACAGGAACGCCAGCTCGGGAAACTGTACGGTGATCCGGGTTCCGGCTTGGACTATTCCGCTTTCGGAAACACGGCCGTACAGGCCGGCCAGCAGGGCGAATCCGCATTGGCCAGAATCATCGCCTACATGCGGCTCAACGTCATCTCCTTCTGGTCCCTGTACGGGCTCAACGAGAACCGCCAGCCCATCAACGCGGACATCGACTGCGTGCTGGTCGGCATAGACCCGCAACAGCAGGTGCATGCCTGGTTCGTGGACGCGAAGAACTACAAGGGTGGCAGCGACACCAAATACGTGAATCTGGATCCACGAAACCTGGTGCGCATGAGCATCAGCCGTCGAGCCCTCATCAAAGGCTCGGATGGAACACCCGTGGTCAAGATGAGCGAGAACATGGCAACCCAACGCGATAATTGGGCGTCCACGCTCGAAACCTATCACGTGGCGGCCCAATGGATGGTCTGCATGGTACCGGGCGGACATAACGGCAACCCGGATGTCAGCGAAGCCGTCTGGCCGGGCAATGTTCGTGTCGTGACGCCTGGACAGTTGGTTGCGGAAATCCAATCCCTGAGCCTGCTGCCGGTGGACAATATTCCGCCACGTGTCGTCAGACTGTTCACCTCGGCAGTCAAACAACAGGCTCCTGCGCCAGCAGCGCCGGCGACGAACACTGTGCCGATGCCTGCGACCTCACCTGTCCCAGCCCCTATCCCCCAGCCGGCAATAACAAACAACTGCCCCAAATGCGGTCAGCCATTGAACGGACAAACCAACTTCTGCCCAAACTGCGGCACACCGCTCAACGCCTAATCAGGAGGTCAAGCATGGCTGCATGCCATTGAGTTGACGCTCCCCACGGCGGGGCGTCTTCCTTTTTTTTCTTGTTGATTTGACAAACTGTAGCCTGTAGGCTACAGTATTGGTATGTTGAGATTCAAGAGGACGAGCGAATTCCTTGAATGGCTACGCAAACTAAAAGACAGAGACGCAAAAGCCAAAATCGAAGCACACCTTGACTACTGCGAGCTAAAAGGCTCCCTTCTGGGAGATACCAAACCCGTAGGAGACTCCATATACGAGATGCGCTTTCACTTCGGACCCGGATACCGAATCTACTACGCAAGAAGCGGATCAGAAATCTATCTGCTGCTCATCGGCGGAGATAAAAGAAAACAACAGGCAGATATCAAAAAAGCCAAGAAACTATTCAGGGAATACTCCGAATAGGAGGAGAAAAAATGACAAAGAAATACCAAGACTACGACACCAGCGAATTCCTTGAAACCGAAGACGACATCGCCCGCTACCTCAATGCCGTAGCAGAATACAATGATCCTGAAATGTTCCAAACCGCACTCGGAAAAGTAGCAAAAGCACGAGGAATGTCCAGCATTGCCAAAGAGGCGAACGTGTCCAGAGAAAGCCTGTACCGAAGTCTCAGTGCCGAGGGTAATCCCTCGTTCCAAACCATCTCTAAAGTACTGGCTTCAATGGGGCTTCGACTGACTATACAGCCAGCTGAAGCCTGATATGTTCACCAGGTCGGCGGTGGAGCGCATCGACTAACGTTCTCCTGTTCTCATGACCACGATCATGCTGGGGAATGGCGCCGCTTCACCGGCCTGCCCATTCACCTCATACTTCAAACGTCCGGGCAGAAACCGGACTTCCGCACGGTGCAGGATATGGTTCTGGAACCAGCGGGTGTCAGTGCGTGCGGGAACCAATAGGACTACGAGAGTGTCAGGTTTGCTGGCTTCCTGGGAGGCTTTGCGTATCCAATCACCGATGTTCCGCCCGTAGGGAGGATTGCAGAAAACCGTCTCCCCCTCCCATGAATGCTCGAGACCGCTGTTTTCAGTCGTGTAGTGATGTTCGCACTTCGCGTTCTGGTCGTTTGAGGCGGCATCGAGAGTGAAGTGGAATTCCTCATTCAACTGGTCGAACAAGGCTTGAGGTGTTTCCCAATCGTCCTTGTTCGAAGTCATTGCGGCTGCGCCCGCCTTGTAGAAATTGCTCAACGTTTTCCTTCTTGTAGTATTGCTGGCTTCTTCTCCAACTTGCCTGTCTCGAATGCTTCCGAGGCTTCTTTCTGACTGGGGAACGAGTATCGGGTTCTGGTTTTGCAATAAGGACAGCCAACCCGCCACCATGTCTTCGTGTGCGTGATTGGACTGATGGCTTTCCGGTATTCGCCTTTCATTCCGCAGTTAGGGCATAGTAACGTCGTGTCGAACACGTCAACGAATTTGTCGCCCATACGATCCAATGTCCGTTGCATGGCCAACGTGTCCACTAGTTTCGGGTCGAATCCGAGCTGTTTGACCTGGCTGGCGCTCCACTGAGCTAGGTATCGGAGGATTTGCTGTTCGATACCGTATTGCGAATAGTGGTAACGTTTGCCGGTTTTCAGTTCGATGAAATCGTCTTCGTGGGCGAAGTCTCCGGCGCAGAACCGTTCGACGGCTTCCTTCCTGCTTTCGCTGGGGAAAATGTTACAGGCGATGCACCGTTGGTTCGAACAGGAGCAGAAGTACGGGTGGCACCAGAAGCCTTCCATTTGTCCGTCACGTTCGCCACCGTGTATGAACCCGAGGGGAAGGAAAGTATCACAGTCATGCGGTTCTGCATGACCGGTGGAGCAAAGCGGGCACGGATACTGTTCGCGCATTATCTTCGCTTCGGCTTTCCTCATGCTGTGTTCCGCGGCATCCACCGCATCCTGCTCCGCCCGACGTTTGGCGATGGGTTCGTTGATCTGGCGAACGATATCGACGGGCAAACCGGTCTGCTTGGCGACGGATTCCACCGTGGAACGACGCGACTGGAGCAGGTCGGCTGCTCGTTCGGCTCGACTATGATATCGGGGCATGATCAGACTGGGTCTTTTGCAAGGCGCACGGCGACTGCGATGATTGCGGCCAGCATGATGCTGAGGCTGATAAGGATTGGATGTTTCAAGATTCTTTCCTTTTGCTAGTTTTCAAGAATGATTTGCGTGCCACTGAAGAATGCGAGACGGTCTGCTTCACGGATTTTCTTCGGATCGGTCACATCACGCATGAACTGTTCCCTGAAGCGCCGGTATTCGGCATCGTATCCGGAACCAGTGTTCTTCTTCTTTTGTGCCGGTTTCTGTTTCGGTGTCGGCCGACCTTTCTTGGAGGAGAGTCGTTCTCGGCGTCGCTTGTCTGCTTCGACCACACGGTTGATCTGTCTGGCACAGGAGACAACCGTTTTCCTGTCACCTACCAGATGAGCGGATACGGCTTTACGCCGCAGTCGTCCGATATTCCGGCAAGCGTCAGCCGACAGTCCCGGCAACAGTTCGAACTCGTTTAGATACAGGATTCCACCCAGCAGAGTGAAAGGTGCAATGCTCTCATTGGCTTCCGGCATCAGCATCTTCCTCCTCTTCAAGTCCAGTCAGCACTCCTGCATAGGCGTCTTCGATTTGCTGGCACCACTGTTCCATCGTCGTATCCAAGGAAATGAACATGGTCGGAGTGAACCCGCCGGTCATGTATTCATCAACGACTCGTCCCGCCAGGTCAAGGTCATACAGTTTGATTTCATCGATCAGCCTATTGTCCCGGAAGAAAGCCAAACGTCGTTGCGAATATTCCACCACACTCATGCCGCTGATAGCCCAACCGTTCAACCCGTTACAGGAACAGGCCAGAGTGTGTTCGTTCTCCTCGACAATCTTCCAATCATCCTTTTCGACGATTGTTTTTAATGGTTCGTAGAATTTGCTCAAATTTTCTCCTTAATGACATTCCGGGCACAGCCACTCGTCTGTGGCGCAGTCCCATCCGTTTTCAATGAGTTCGTCATGGTTCCCCATTGCTGTTTTCCCGCATTTGCTGCAGGTCAGATGCCAGTGTTGCGGACAGTAGTGGTTTTCGTCTCCATCCAATTGCCATCCGTCGGAACTGGCGTCATCGTCTGCGTCGTCTTTGTCTGTGTAATAAGCGCTGCCGTCTTCGGGGTCGTATTGTTCATCGCATTCGTCGCAGTGGATTGCGACGAATTTCTTCTCGGTGAAACTCATAGCGTCCCCTGTTCTTGCGTCATGTCTCGGATGGCGTCCTCGAGCAGGCTTCTCGCGGCCTTGCATCCTTGAATGTATGCGCGGGATGGTTCCGTTCGGGCGTGGGCGTCGCTTGCATGTTCGAGTTTGAGTTCGCTGGAGATTCGTTTCCCTGCTTCGGTTTCCGTTTTGGCCAGCAGTTGGCGATCATGCTCGGTAAGCCAGGCGTCAAACAGTTCGGCTACGTTGGAGAATTGCGGGTTTGCCGACAGTGAATAGAAGTCCTCCGCGCCGTTTATGAAGATGTTCCTGGCTTCGCTGTCCGTCAACGGTTGGTTCACGCTCAATTGTTTTCCTCTCTTTGATGATGCTTGTCTTCGATGACCCGGATGCGTTGAATGCCGTCGAGATGAATGTGCATGGGTGTGCCGGTGATCCAATTCCAATACACGTGATCCAGCACGACGGGAATGGTTGAGCCGTCTCTGATTCGTGCCGTGATTGTTCTCTCCCACCAGCATCCGGTGTTGTGTTCCAGAATCTGAACGGGCGCGGTGACTGTAAAGCCTTGCAGTGGCTTCGGGGCTGTGTCATTGAATTCGACTTCTACCGTTTTCCCTTCGAATCGGATACGTATGTCATTGATCGCCGCATCAAGGAGTGGCTTGTGCCGTCTCCCGTATTCGCCGCATCCTTGACGGTCTCGTAATTCGTTCTTGTAAGGAATGTTGGCCGATGATGCCCCGTTCAAGATTCCAGCTCCTGGTTAATATCGTCGATATTCTTTCCTTCTGCCAGTCGAATCATCATCGCGATAGCCCGGCACATCTTCGGATAATCTCCGAACCGTAAGGCATTCCAGAACTGGAATTCGCATTGTTCCGTCTGGGATTGATGCTGCAGCGCATTGATGATGCCAAGCTGACGGCAGGTCAAAGCGACGGGCTCGTTCCTGTTTTCCGCATAATGCGTATACCAGAGAGACTTTCTCAGGTCTTCGACCGGCTTGTTCTTCGACCGGTATCTCCACACGTATTTGACGGCGTTGCCCATACAGAAGCTCATGCCGGCGGTCAGGTCAATACATTCCAGACCGGGATGGGATAATTCGTAGTGTGCGGGATGTTCTACCGGATCGGCGTCACCGACTCGCGTCACTGTTTCATCTTTTTTTTGGTTTGCGGAGACCCTGTCCTTTAGGGCGGGGAGGAAGCAAACCGTCCTCCTTTCACAGATTGATATGATATAATGTGAAACATGGTCAGAAGGCATGCATGCAAGCGGGCGTACAGGTTCCGCTTCTACCCGACGCCCGAGCAGGAGCAACTGCTCAGGCGCACGGTCGGCTGCTGCCGAAAGGTCTACAATCTCGCGTTGGAAGCCCGTTCCGTCGCATGGACGGCGGAGCACAGGAGCGTCACCTACGTCCAGACCAGCGCCATGCTCACCCAATGGAAGAAAACAGCTGAATACTCGTACATGAACGAAGTGTCCTGCGTGCCGCTGCAACAGGCGTTGAGACACTTGCAGACGGCGTTCTCCAACTTCTTCAAGCAGACCGGCGACTATCCGAGATTCAAGGCCAAATCCCACGGCGGAAGCGCCGAATACACTCGAAGCGCGTTCAAATGGGACGCCAAGCGCAACGAACTCACGCTCGCCAAGATGCGCGGACCATTGCCGATACGATGGTCCAGAACACTGCCCCGCAAGACGGAGCCGAGCACCGTGACCGTAAGCTTGGACGCCGCCGGACGATGGCACGTCAGCATCCTCGTGGAGGAGACCATCCGTCCTCTCCCCGCCCGAAGGAACGCCGTCGGAATCGACTTGGGAGTGGACAGCTACGCCGTCACCAGCGACGGGGAGACCATAGCGAACCCACGCCACTACAAGAAACTCGCCCAACGGCTCGAACGGGAGCAACGGGCGCTGTCCCGCAAAGCCAAAGGCAGCAACAATCGTCGGAAAGCCGCCCTCAAGGTGGCCCGCACCTACGCCAGAATCACGGACATGCGCCGTGACTTCCTCCACAAGTTGAGCACGAGGATAATCCGCGAGAACCAAACGGTGGTACTCGAAGACCTCAACGTGAAGAACATGGCCAGAAGATGCGCGCCGAAACCCGACCCGGACAATCCGAACCATTGGCTCCCCAACGGCCAGTCCGCGAAAAACGGGCTGAACGGGAGCATCATGGACGCCGGATGGTCGGAGTTCCGTCGAATGCTCGAATACAAGGCCGAATGGTACGGGCGACAGCTCATAACCATCGATAGGTATTATCCGAGCACGCAAATCTGCTCCCACTGCGGGGCGAAGACCGGGCCGAAGGGCATGCCCGGCCTCAAAGTCAGGGCATGGACGTGCCCGGACTGCGGAACAATCCATGACAGGGATTTGAACGCAGCCGAAAACATCCTCGCCGCAGGGCTTGCGGTTAGCGTCTGCAAGGACGGCAGAACCGGAACCAAGGTCTCGCATTAGCGTCCCCTCCTTTCTTGTTTTGTCGTAGCGAACAGAAACCCGAACCGTAAGATTCGGGAATCCCCCGCATTCATGCGGGGGAGGATGTCAATGCTCAATTGCTGCTCTTCTTTCCTGCGAACACGTGCAGGTCGTACACGTTCTTGTTGACGCCGTGGATGGAACCGTCCGGCCAGACTTCCAACACGTAATCCGTGTCGTAATCCAGGTCTCGAACGCTGAGGTCGCTCATGCCGTTGAATTGGAGTGTCCCGGCTTTCGGCTCGCCTTTCCACGTGAAGATGACAAGGCAGCCTTCCAGCTCATGACAGTTTCGGCCAACAAGGTTGGTCAGTTCGACGAGTCGCCGGTCATCTTCGGTCTCGAACCTGTCGTAAGCGTCATGCAAAGCGGTTTGAATATCAAAATAGATGCAGGAACACTTGCTGGTCAGATTGTCTTCATCCGATTCTTCCAAGTGGAAGATGGAACGCATGCGTCCAGACATCGTGACGGCCGCAACATGTTCCTCTTCCTGGCTGGGCTGACGGTAGGCGTGAGCGCGATAACCTTTGATGAATGCTTGTCTGAGGCTGTTACTTCCAAGGCCTGCATCCTTCAAGGCATTCAATGCTTCCTGCTGCAGGTCGATTTTCTCGGACACGATTAGGCTTCTTCTTCGATGTGGGCTGATGGATGCGAATCCGTTTGAATCAATGCGAATTCGAGTTCCACGCCAGGGTTGCGTCGCAGATAGGATTGCACGGATTCCACTCCGGCGACGATGCACGCGGCCTCACCACGTCGAACATCATGGCGCCCGTTCTGGTTGGTGATACCGGTCGCATACTCGTGAAGCCGAGTCAGCACGTCAACGTCAACGGGGGTTGTTCTGGTGTCCTTGCTGTAGTCCGTGTGTTGCCGGATCCAATCCAACAACGTCCAGTTGTCTCCCCATAGCATCAACGTTCCGGGATTTGGGTAAGCGTCATCGCCGGTGCCTTTAATCCGAATGATTTGTTTGAAGTTTCGTACTGGTTCACTCATTGTTTTCTGGTTTCTTGATTCCGGTCACGGCTTGCACGGTGACGTATCCGTCCGTGTCGAAGTAGTCGACCATGGCGTTGTTGTTCTGATACGTGTACTGGTCGCCGACCTGCTGGCAGAGTTTCTTTGCGTTGCGGACTTTTGGAGTTTCGATGACGCAGGCTTGCTCTTCTACGGTCAGCTGTTCGTTGTTCTGGATTTTCTGGTTGATTCGCCGTGCTGTTTCATCCCATTCGTCGGAGGAGGCGCTTCCTCCATGAGCTTCGATGATTCCTCGTCCGGCCCTGTGTTCCGGACCGATGATCCGGTCTTCGGAATCCGCAGCCATATATTCGGCGTGGGTCGGCACGTATGTGGAGGATTCGCCTTCCGGCAGTTGGATGGTGAATCGGGCTCTCCAACTTGCGGAACCTGTACTTGTTCGGACTCCGATCTTCCAATCTTTTGGAAGTTGACCGTTCTTCTGCAATGCTTTGATGTCCGCGCGCATGAGTTTCGCGTTTTCCGCCGGACTGCGACTGGCATCGTATTTGCCGCCGGTGATGGCGGTGGATCCCATGTAGCCTTCCGACTTCACGGAGGGCTTGATGATCGGCTCATCAACGGTCGCCGAGCTTTTCGCTAACAATTTGGAGGCACGCTGAATCATGTCGTTGGAGGGAAGTCCCGCATTCTTGTTCTCGTTGGCGAATGTGCCATCGCTGTTTCTGAGCTGTTGTTTCGCTTGCGCTGACTTAATGGACATGTTTTCGTTCTTTCTATTCAGATGACGGGATTCGCGGGAACTCTCGTTGGATTGCCTGCTGCGACATACTGCCCATAGTCCGGGTCGTCTTTGCAGAGTGTCCAGTCTCCGCTGCCGTCATCGTGGTAGGTCATGTGTGATTTCACGCCTTGTTCGATGAGACATCCATGGGAGCAGGTGTTGAGACGGTTTTGTTCGGGTAGTTTCATATAGCCGTCGAGGCTGTTGCGGTCTGCTTCGGGACGGAGCACGAAGTCTCCTATTCCGTTTTGGATGTCTTGGATGCTTGTGTTGGCTGCGTGGCTCATTGGTGGGTCTTCCTTCAATTCTCTATGTGGATATATTCAGTATAACATGCATATATCGTAGAAGATAATCCCAATGAAAGATATTCACGGTTTAAGGCAGGCGCCTGGTGCCGAGAAAGCCGAACCGACGTCCGCAGATTCTCCAGCCTCTATCCACTTTAGGCATTCTCGAAAGCCTCCTGATCGAACTTGGTATCCACGTGGACGGTCCATCCGCTGCTGATCACCTCATTGCAATAGTGCTTGCGGGATGCGACCACCTGGGATTGCAGGTACCTGTTGTCCCTCAGCTGTTCCGCAGTGGGGTTGCCGAACAGTGGCGTCGGTATTCTTTTCGACCCGGTCTCCGTGACGAAGTACAGGTTGAGCACCGTGTCGTCTTTTACGCGGCGCATAAAGTCGCCGAGTTTTTCGGTCTTGTCTTCAGACAATGGATCTCCTTGCTGTTCCATACTTTATGTAGATATATTCAGTTTAACAGGCATAACAGAATTGTTTCAGAAAAAAGAAAAGGTGCGGCTCACCCAAAAAGTCCACAAAGGAAAGCCGCACCATAGGAGAATCCGAGGAAAATCAGGATTGCCATCGAGAGGATTCGGGTCGAGAGAACGTAGGCCCTCATCCTGATATCTCAACCTACCGTAGTGTTTCCGAAACAACAGGCGATATATTGAAACAATCAGATGGCTTAATTTTCTTTCGCCTGGCATTGCTGCAGGAACCCGATCGTCTCGCTTTTCTCCCAACTGCTCATGGAAAGTCCATACTTGTCTTTGATGTAGACGCGCTTGGCCATGTAGGAGCACTGGTAGCCGCTGTTGCTCGGCAGCCAGACGGATGGGGTGGATGCGGCCCATCGTCCGACGGACTTCTTGGGGACACCGCTCCCGTACAGGTTGATGCCCTCGCTTTTCGCATTGTTGGCATCCCCCTGGCTGGCAAGCAGCACGTCCGGATCGTTCGCGTATTTCACGCGATCGTTTTTCCTTGAGTTCTTCCACAGGCCGGAGGCCCATGCGTCGTTCAAGGCGACCACATGGTCGATCTGCACTGCGGTGCTGTCTCCGCTGACGGTCTTCCCGTTCTTCACGACGCTCTTCCGGAAGTTGATGGTCTGGCCCGTATAGGGGTCATGCAGTGTCCCGGATTGCACCTTGCAATTGGAGTCCATGACTGGATCGGTCAAGTCACGGTTGAGTATGTAGTCGCGGGTGGTTCCGTATCCGCAAAGCTGGTCGCTGTTCTGCCAGTCCCCGAAATCCTCGGCGCGATTGTAGCCCTTCGTATGGGGTGTTTCGGTCGGGAGGTTCCGGGTGGCTGTGATGGCTTCGGACACGCTCATGGGGCTTGCTGCGGAAGCCGGCAGTCCGCTCGCTCCCATATCCGTGTTCGTGGAATCCTTTTCTCCGGTGTTCCCCGAGGAGGTCAGACCGTCTTTGATCTGGCCTTCGATTTTCGACAGGTCCGGTTTTTTCAACCCCAAGCCGATGTTTGTTTTCTGCATGGAGTCTTCGCTTGGAAGTATCTGACTGATGCTGGTTATTGCAGGCAACCCGAATTGTGGGGCGACCGTGGCCCATACTCCGGTTTGGATGATGACGATGATGGTTATGAGCACGATGGCCAAGCCGCCAAGGATGCCGGCGACGGTTATGCCGGTCTTGTTTTTTCTCGATGCCACGACGGTTTCCTTTTCTAGAACAGTCCGCTGATGATGGTCCAGACGACCGCGATGACGAATAGGATGACGATGATCGCTCCGAACAGGTCGGCGTTGCTGTTGACGAATTCCGCAAATGGGGGAAGTTCCGGTTTCTTGTCATTGGCCATGATGGTCTCCTTAGTTGTTCTGTCCATTGTTTTGGCTGTCGGATGCCGTACCATCCGACGATGTGCCGTCTGAGGCGTTATCGGACGAGGTGTTGCCGGTCTCGTCGTCGGAGTTCGCCGAGGTCACGTCGCTTTTGTTCAGTGCGTTCGCATAGGGTCTCAACGTCCTGACGCTGCCATCCGCTCCCCAGTCGATGATCTTCGCGTTACCGGATGTAGGGTTCTTGACCAGTACGGTGATGTTCGTCTTGACGGTCGAGCCGCCGGTGTTGTCCGAAGATGACGTGTCGCTTCCCTTATCGGAACTGTCTTGCATCGCGGCATACGGTTCGAATGTGATGCTGATCGACGCCGCAGCATAGGGAGGCGTGTCGCTGGATTGTTCCTTTGGTACGGATTGCCCGTTCTTGTCGCACTCCACAAGCCAGTTGATGCTCACGTTTTTGAATGTTCCGATGGCTGCTGGCTGGTAGGCGTGCTCGCTGTTCGGGTCCCCGACCAGCACGGTGAACGCGTTGCTGTCTTTCCCGATGTAGGCTTTCGCCCAAGCGTTGACGACGTTCTGGAAGCTGGACGCCTGGTCGATGCGAGAGTATCCGGATGGCGTATAGGATTGGGCTCCGCCAGCGCCGCTTGCTTTCAACGGCAGCACTGTTGGCTCTCCCACGGCGGTGGCCACGTTGTTCTTCCATGAAATGAGCTGGGTTACGTCGCGGGTGGATCCGTCGGACAGGTCGGTCAGGGAGAACTGGTGGCTCCACCAGTCGGTATGTTCCTTTCCTGTTCCGGTGTCCTCGTCACTGGATCCGACTTTTGTCGCCGAATCCCATAACAGGTTCGTGGTCCCGTAACGGAATGGTCCTTTGTTTGTGTCCAACCATTTGTTGACGGACGCCAAGGCTGCCTGTTTTCCTGGTTTGTCTACGCTGATCTCCTTGTATTTCGCGCTCAACATGGAACCCATGTCCTGCAGCGTGCTGATTGCGCGAATGCTGATGACGGGAGCGACGATTCCGGCGATCATGAACACGGTGATGAAAACTTTCCACCAGCGGGTGTTTCGCATGGCGCGTTTGATTGCCGTCAGTTCGACTTCGTTCTTCCGTTTGTCTTCGGTGATGTCCATTGGAGATTCAACGGATGCTTTTCGTGCCACTTCGTCTCCTTGAGAATCTGAACGTGTTATCTAGTGTCAGACTATCCGGAGTCTCAGCGTGAAAGCGGTGGAAGTCGGGAAAAGAAAAAAGAGACTCGGATACTGCCGAGTCTCTTTTTTGTGTCAGCGGGTCTGCGCGTATTTTCTGGCCAGCTCCATGTCAAGTCCTCCGTTGACGAAGCATTGTTCCACCGCGGCGTTAAGAAGAGCCTGCGTGGTCATGTTCGTCTCGACCGACTTGATTCGCAGCGCGAGATAGTTTTCATCCGTCAGGTTCGTGCCGAGCCTCCGGTCGAACGAATACACGGGCTTCCTCCGGCCGGCCCTCCCGGATGCTTCATTCGTTTTCGTCTCATGATCTTCCGGGATTGCTTCAGAGACTGCTTTCTGCTCGGGAGCCTCGACCGTCATCTTCGGTTCGGGGGGTTCGGATAGGAGAGGCCGACGCCCCATGTCGCGAGTGTCCTGCAGGCCGCGTCCGAAAGCGCTGTTGATATTCTTTACCATGTTTCAACTCCTACTCGATGCCGAACTGTTTGACGAGGTCAATGAGCTCTTGGGTGACGGAAGCGTAATCCCTGTTGTCTATCTGGTTGGTTCCGTACAGATTCTTGATGGCTTCCCTCTCGTGGATGACCGTTTCGAATCGTGTTGCCTCCAGCTCATCCAATTGTTTCACTGCGTCACGCGCGAGTTTGGTTCGCGCTTTCACTCGCGTGAGCAGGATGATGCCGTTTCTGGCGGCCGCATAGGTCTTCCCTGCATGGCTCAAATCGCTGATGGACGGCTGGCAGGGGATGATTGACACGTCGGCCGCCTGGAGTGCCGTCTGCACCGTTCCCGCATCGGATGGAGGCGTGTCGATGATGACCCATCCTTTGTAGCGTTCGCGAATCCTGTCGGGCATTCCGAGGATCACGTCATTGGTTTGGATCACGTCGAAACCCAGCTTGTAGGGTTTGTGCGGAGTCCCGTTGGCTTCGTCTTCTTTGCGACGACGATCGTCCTCGATTCGCACGTATTCGTCCCAGAGCGTCGCGCCACCGGTGTTGTCGGCGTCCAGAACCGTGACGTGTTCGCCGCGCCGGGCGAGGCATCCGGCGATGAGCATGGCTGTCGTCGTTTTTCCGACGCCGCCTTTGATGTCGGCGACCGCGACAAGAATCGTGCTTTTCAGCATGCTGTTTTCTCCTCTGTTCACGTTTTCCGCCGCCAAGGTGGAGGCGTGGGACGCGCTTTTTTTATGTGGCCACATTCAGTGTAGCAGAGGCGCATTTTTTTGTGGAACCAGCTCTCCCCATCAACAGGAAAACAACACAATGCGGGAATGATCAGGCAGAGAAACGCTTCCGCATTCATCTGCCAAACCATTCCCGCATTTCCACAGTTCTTTGCGAAAATTTTAGGATGCCGTAAACAACAGCCTCTCCAAAAACGCTTTGAGCAACACGCCCAAATCCGGGAGCTGACTAGCAATCCCCTGCATCCATTCACGGATGGGAATGCCCATCGCCTCCAGGACACCGCTGATGACCCACACGAAGAACAGGCCCGCGCATATCCTCGCCGCAACGGACAACATTCTCATCGAACGTCCCATGATCCTCATGAATACGCTGACGCCGCCGACCGCCAACAGGAGCAGGGTCAGCACGGCTCCCGTTGGCGTGAACATCCAAGCGAACAGGACGGTGAGAAAATCGGCGGCTCCCTGCCCAGCCGTCTGAGTAACAGTGCCGGTGTCCATCAGAATGCATCTCCATCCGTTTCGAACTCATCAGACGTTTTCTGGCGAGGTGGGTTCTTCGGCGCGTTGAGGTTCGCATGGTATTTCGCCGCTGCTTCCTTGACCTCTCCCGTGATACGCGCGCTCTCCAATGCGTCGGCGGCTTCCTGTTCGCTCATGTGGCCCTGTTGCCGGAAGTTGTGCATCATGCTGTTCTCCACCACCCCGAACGCCTTGTCTCCATCGGAGTTGAGACTTCCGTCCTCGGAGTGCATTTCGTTCAATGATTCATCGAGATCGAACGGATTGTCTTCGACCGGAGCAATCGGAGTCATGACCGTCGTGGGCCTGTTGCCCAGGCTTAGGATTTCGTTGCGGCTCTTCTCCGCTCTAGCTCCCAGTGCGCCGATTCCGACCTTGGCTCCATGCCAGAGGTCACGGTTGGTGGCGAGCTTACCCAATGCGACTGCACCTGCCGGCAATGTGATCGGGTTGGATGTGAGTGCGGCAGCGGCGATACCGGTCGCCGCGACTTTGGCGCCACGCTTGACCACGTCACGCAACGGTTGGGATTGCATGACACCTAGGGCTGCCTTGCCTGTCGCGCCCAACAGCATAGCTCCTCCGCCCAGGCCGCGTGCGGTCTGATTAAGCAGGCTTGCACCTTTTGCCATGGTACGGGCGCGGCCGAGCGATGCGCCGGGATGGCGGGCCATATAGTTCTTGACGCGATCATCGTAGGACATGCCGCCCGTCATGAACGCCTGAGCTCTGTCGGCTCGGTTGGTGAAACGTGCGGCGACTCCTGCGAGGGACCCGCGTACGGTGCCTTCGTTCATGCGCCCCCATCTATAACTGAGGGAGTCTGCTCCGCGGGCTGCGATCGCATCGTATTCTTTCGCGTTGCGTCCGTACAGGTTGCGGTCGCCGCCGTCGAGGTCAAGATTCTTCCTCTCCGAATCGAGCATGGAGTCGAGTTTGCTTTCGCCGGCGGTGGGACCGAACATCCTGTGGCGCGGTCCGGCGTTGCGACTGGACATGCCGCCGTGGTTTCGGCTTGTGAGGAGCCGTCTCATGAGGAGACCGCTGCCTATTCCTCCGCCGATTCTCCTGAGGCCGGCCAGCACTCCGCCTGCCATGGCTCCACCGGTGGCGATTCCCATCATCGCTTTGAAACTGAACGGGTTGCCGACTTTGAGCACGCTGGTGCAGAACAGGCTGATGGCCGCGATTGCAAGCACCGGACTGAAACCGCTGATCACGTTGTACATGAAGCTGCTGCTCATTTCGGAACAGAACTTCAACATGAGCTGGCAGATGAATGAGGCGATGGCTCCCAAAGCCGAATACAATCCGCCGGTCATGCTCAGGTTGCACGTGTATTTCACCCAGTTCTTCAACACGTTCTTCGGAGCTTCGCCTATGGGGAAAGCTCTCACGAGGAATGCTACGACGAGGAACAGCACCATCAGGACGAGCATGAGCTTGGTCATGATGAGGATGACGCTGAGTAATCCCCAGACGATCATGTTGCAGATGCCACCGAGCACGGATCCGAATGCGCCCAGATTGTCAGGTGCTGAATTGCCGTACAGGTTGTCCAGGGTGATTCGCATCGCTCCTTGTCCGGTCGAAGAATCCTGCGTGTCACCAAGGTTGGCTTCACGCCAGGTTCCGCCGACGTTGGGGATATCGAAACGCCAGCCCAGGTTCGCGGCATCGGCGATGTTCGTGTTCTGGACGTTGCCGCTCGAATCACGGAAGTCATTGTCGTTGTGGAAGGCCTGATACTGGTCGCCTTTGAATTGCTTTGTGCCCAAAGCCACATTGCACAATTGGAGTATGTTCTGGTCTATCTTGTCATCGTCCCCGTAGAAGTGGGCCCCGTTCCCGCCTGAGATGTCGCTGAATCCATCTTTCTTCAATCTGACGGTGAGCTTCCCGTTTTTGATGGCTCCTGTATCCTTGTCCCCCATGTTTTTGACGAGGATGTTCCAGCCGTCACGGCCGTACACCTTCCCACTGCCGTCGATACCGCAGGTCTCCCAAAAGATCCCCGCTCTGGTCAGTCGAACATATTTATCCCGGTCGTTCTGCTCCTTTTCCTTGTCATTGACGGAACTGTCCTGAGGGTCGATCCAACCGTGTTCGCTGAACAACCATTCTGCTGTGTCGGAATCGATACTCAAACCGGTTGCCGCATTCGTCAATGTCATTTGCACCGCAGGATCGGTGTTCGTGTTCATGTCAAGCACATGGCAGTATGCTTGCTGTGCGTTGTCGGCCACGCCTGATGGCGTGTTCGGCCCCGCTGACGGATTACCCCATTGCATCGTCACCCATGATCGGAGAGCTGTTTCCTCCCACATGCGGTTCACAGCCTTGGTGATAGAGGATGTGTCTCCCCCGTTGCCGCTGGTCGCGGTGTCGTACTGCTGGTGCATGGCATACAGGTAATCCTGGCAGTTCGTATTACGGTTGAGTGCTTTGTTGCTGAACGCCATCATGTTCGATTCGCCGTCGTTCAACCCGTCCAGATCAAGTCCGACGGTGAGCTTGTTGACTGCGCCGTTGATGGTGTTGACAACCCACCAGGGGCTGCCTGTCGCCGGTTCGGTCGCATTCTCCGCGGTTTTCGAGGCTCCTGTCCCCAACACGATGAGAGCCGCAAGGCACAGCACTGTGGCAAGCAGTCGTTTGCTCGCCTCTTTCGTGGTCCCGATGTCGAATCCCGCCGCGAGAAGCCATACGACGATGGCGGTCACCATCAACGCCGCGGGTATTCCACCGGCCATGACATTGTCGATAAGTTTCGCCGTGGCGTGGTCGACCGACGCTCCGGCGGTCTTCAATGGGGTGAAGCTTGCCGCGAACTGGCTTAGAGAAAGGGCGGATGACCAGCAGAGCTGTGTGATCTGCATCAGCATGTTCGGCAGGATGTCCCTCGTCGTATGGCTGATCAGGGCGGGCACGTTGGAGATGAAACCAAGGATGCCGCTCGATGGTTCGATGCGGCTGGTTATGCTGCCGACATTGCTTCCCCATCGGCCGGACGGAAGACATGTCGTGTAATCGACTTGGGTGCTTGTGGTCGTAGCGCATGCCGGCGCGCTCGCGCCTCCATCGTTTTCGACCATGGCGAATGCTTGGGAGGGCAGTACGACCACTGTCATCAGAACGACGAGCAGAACAATGAACAGCATGTTCCGTCGCGCTTTCATCCTGACCGGGAGGCTGGGCTGCATCTGGGTTGAAGCGCTCACAGTATCCACATCTCCTTCAGACTGCTTAGACGCTCTGGCTGATTCGAATTGGGGTAGAAAACCTCTCCGGCGATGTTCCGGCTCTGCAATCTCCTGAGAAGTCTTTTCCATCGGACCTGCTGGGTCCGGTCTTTGACTTGGCCGACCATGAGGAATGGCGCGGCGACCAAGCCGATGAGAATGAACACCACGCCGAATGTGATGCCGATGATCGGGGCGAGCATAAGACAGATCAACAGTCCTATAACACCGCCGATGATTGTCGAGAACACGGTCTTGGATCGGGCTTCCGTGCTTTTCGTGATCATGAACGTGTTCTTACGTTCAATGGATGCGGTGGATGAGACCTCGGTGATGTCATCCATGGTTTCCCTTGGATGCAATTGTCTTTGCTCGCCCATGAATATGTTCCCCGATCAGATTCCGAAGTAGTCTTTGCCCTGGCTGCCCACGGCGTTGACGATCCAGTCAAGAGCTGTCAGCAATGCCGGAATGGTTATGGTCGGGCCAGCGAAGATGAAGATGACGGCGAGAACGACGATGACTCGTGTGACGCTTGGCCAGAACATGGAGACCAGCTGGTTGCTTCGCCCCATCGCCTTGCTGATTCCTCCCAGGATAAGCCCCAAGGCCAAGATCACTGCGGCAGCGGCGCCCACCTTGGTGATGAGCTGTCCGGCGGTCGAGTTGAGGATGCCGTCGAACATGGCGTGATAGCTTCCGACAAGATTGCTGGAAGCGGCGATTTCTATGGTGTTACCCATTATTGGATTCCCTTCGAATTTGGTTTGAAGGAACCCTCCTGCGTTTCCCGAGTGTATCAACGGAATCGGCTGATAACGATAGGTTTTCGGTTTTTAACAAAGTTTCTTGCATTCTCAGACAACACGGGGGACACAGATTAAGAAAAACCCATCCGGCATCAATGGAAGCCGGATGGGTTGGCATGTTTTTTTGCGGTCCTACTTGTCGCCGGGGCGATAACCGTCGTCGAAGTCTTTCACGCTCACGATGAATGCCGGCTGGATCTGTTCCATGTTTCTGGTTCTTACAGCGGCATGGTATTTGGGGAGGTTCGTCACCGCTCCTCCAGTCCACCCATCCAATCCCTCATTGTCGGTCAGACGCGCCGCGGTCAGCGTGGCTATGCGCGGAATCGACGTGTTGTAGCTGATGAACGTCGTGTACCCCAGGAACGAATCCAACAACGTGTCGGACAACTGGGTCGGGTATTGGGTGGCGAACACGAGAATCAATCCGAACGAACGCCCCTGCTCCCTAAGATTCTTCAACACGTCGTCCGACCCGTTCGCCAGCAGGCTCAGCTCGTCGCAGACGAGCATCGTGTGTTTGCCAAGCGTTAACCAGTCCTTGCAGTGTGCGAACACCGTGTTCCAGAACCGGTACATGAGCCACGAGCCCAGAATCTTGTCCATGAGCTCGGGAAGCGAGTGGCCATTGTGCGGGGCGAGCACGATGTGATAGTCGCCCGGGTGATCCAATATCCACTTCCATGTGACGGTGCTGCGTCGCGGTGTGAACATGTGTTCGATGGCGAGGAACTGGTTGACCTTGTTCACCGAGGCGTTGGTACGCTGCAGTATTTCACGATCGCTTCGCGCCGCCTGCCCCTTCTGATCCGGTCGTCCGTACAGTTGTTCTGCGGCACGCGCGGCCAACGTCATGTCTATTCCGAGAGGATCGTCCTTCAACTCCAATGCGAGAGCCCTGCATACCTGTCCAAGCGCTCTGGCTGATCCGGTTTGACCATCCGACCCACACAATGCGACCACGGCCCAGCCGATGGGTGACTGCTGTTGCCTGAGTTGACCGGCCCCGGGATACTGTTGCTCGAGTTGTCTGCATCTTCTTAGGATGTCCCCCGGCTTGTGTTGGTCGTATCGGCTTGCGGCCACGCCGATGGTCATGGATTGGGTGATGATGTTTTGGGAGTCGTTCTGAATGTCGCCGGCATTGAATGCGTATCTCATGGTTTTGGCGACGCTTTCCGCCGTCTCCTGGGCGTTCCTTCCCTCCTGCATTCCGAGCAAATCGAGACCGATGCTGGAAGGGTCGGTGAGGTATATGACACGTGGATGGGAGTCAATCCCCTGCGTTTGCCGATACCGGTCCAGCACTTCCACTCCGGTGTCGTCCTTCATCCAGAAGTGGATGAGTCGTGAATCCGTTCCCCACACGTCACGGCCGGTATCATTGCGATGGCTGATGGCCCATTGGCTGATGCCGTGGGTCAGAACGGTTTTTCCTGATCCGGCTTCACCGCTGATTGCGATTCCGCCATAGAGCTGTGTCGGATCCAAGTATCCGGGACGTCCGGAATCGTCCAATCCGATCAGGACGCCTCCATGGGACAATGGTTCGGGCACCGGGTGAAGATCCTGTTTCACCGCCGTGGATTTCTGCACCGGCATGAACAGTGTGGTCGTGGTCATTGGGCTGAAGACCAAAGTGGTGCGTTGCGGGCCATATCCCGTCGCATACACTCGTTTGTCTTTCATGCCGAGTTTTGTTTCGGTGTCACTGAGATTCGCCTTGCGTTTGCGGCGAAGCCACCAGTATCGGCGTGGGCGTTGGAGAATATCATCCCATAGAGTGTTCCTCCACCATCTGATTCCAGCTGCAACAGTGAAGGCAAGAGGAACGATCCACAACCATGACGGTATCGGCAACAGCATCAAAGAGCAGTACGCCAACAGTCCAAGACATGCGAATTTGTAGTGCGGCGGTACTCGGAAGTACATTCGAGTGCTGTTGTCGTCGTTCAGCATGGCTTTCGCGTTTGCGGAGAGTAGTCCACTCAAAACCCAAGGCACCAGCAGCATCGCCGCTACCGTTCCCGCCAGCCAGAAGAATGTGGCAAGACGAATCGGAGTGATGACGGACAATACCATCGTCAACAGGGTGACAGCCAAGGTCACGATGAGTCCGCCCAACTTTGGGTAGCTGGGATGACTGCTCATGTTGGAGAGCAGCGGGAACATGGCCTGTCCAGCCCGTTGTGCGAGTTCTGCGTTCCGGCGGCTGTCGGCGCATGCTGCGGTGACTCGCGCGCAGAGCGTGTGAGCGGCGACAAATTCGTTGCCGTCCTCGACGGTGGAATGCTCGTCGGCAACCCAATCTCGAATTCGGGCCTGTTCGAAATATCCTTGCCTGCGGAGCGTTACGCTGACATAACTGTCTGCCGGCATCAATGCTTCGACGCTTTTCCGAATGCCGGCGGAATCGGTGCGCATCTTCTCCATCGTCGCCTTTGAATTCAAGCGGGCCCGCCATGGCACAAGAGAGTGAGCTGATCTGCTGATTCCTTCCGGCAGTTCGGGTTCGCCGTTCCCTGGCAGTGGGCTGATGGAAAAGCCGGCGAGATCACCCGCCTTGAGTATGCCTTCGCCATCGCCATGCACATATTCACGGACCGGCTCGTTTCCCACTCTGACGAGCAGCAGCGTACAGTCCTCCAGATTTCCTGGGACATCATCCGCGATGGATCTCAACTGGTCGCCATCGAGTTGGCTGATGCTGCGAGTCACCTCGTACCATGCTTTTTCTTTTTCTCTCATTCCGATGCCCTCCTGTCAATTCGATTGTTCTGCGGTTGCCGGTTCGGTGGAGTAGAGCATGGCCAAGGGGAATCCTTCCGGCAAGTCGAACTTGGTCAGCTTCTCTCTTTCCAACAGTTGATATAGCCATGTGGTCATGCGGACCGTCGCATCCTTGTCTGCCAACGCCCATCCCAAATCCGCATACCCGTCCTTGACGGTGCTCTGGTCGCCGATGGTTTCCCTCATCCGTCGTATGGTCTTCACCGCAATGTATTTGGAAACGTCGAACATGATCGCATCCAATTGCCAGAGTCGTATTTTTTTCAAAGCCGGATTGCGTTGCAGGTTGACCATGAGGAACGGGACCACCAGCGAACGGCGTCCTGTTTCGCAAAGCGTCCGTATCTTCTGCAATGCACGGTAGCGTTCGGTCTTGGCTTCCTCCAAACGCTGCTGGTTGGTTGCGAAATTTTCAGGAAGAGAGTTCAACGCTTTCACCTCCGATATACCCGTAGAATCCTCCCCGGTATGCTTCCGGCTTCCGCCATCCACTGACATCCCAACCCCATTGGTGTCTAATTGTTTCATCCATGACCGTCCATCCCCAGTCACGGATTGTCGTCACAGGTTTTGTTGATGGGGTGCATCGGCTCCAGTCCGGTGAGAACATGCTGCGTTCGACGTTCAGCATGTCCCGGTATGTTCCGATCCCGCCGGTCGGGTTGCCTTGCTCGTCGAACCAGTCGTCCCATAACGCGAATCCCATACGCGACGCCACGGATGGGTCGCCGACCAACATCTCGTCGGCATGGCTTGCCGTTTCGATGATGCTGCCCAATGCCGGGTACTGCCATTGGCTGGTGTCGCGTATGAGCAGCCAGATACAGATGAGTCCACGTCGTTGCATCGGCGAGTAGGCGAGCAGCTTCGACCAATTGGAGATTTTCTGGCTCATGTTATTTGGGTGGACCTGCACTTCGATTCCCGCAAGCACGTTGTTCGATGCGAGTGCGGTGATGTCCGTCGAACAGCTGTGAGGCAGTCCGGCTTCGCTGACCGCCTGCGGGTCGATGAGCCGGAACGCTCCCCAACCGTCGCCGCCGACGAGTTTGATGTCCGGATTGACACCGAGATGCAGTCCGACGTGCGCCGCATACGTATTGTGGCGCACGTGGCGTCTCATTCCGATCAACTGCTTGTCCGAAAGCATTCTACGAAGCCAAGTTGCTGAATTAAACAGGCCGAGCGTGTTTCGGATGAGTTTCTTGTCGGAGCTCAACGACAACCAGGTTTGCGGGATTATCTGCCCGGAAAATCTTTCGTAAGGACTGAAGCCGATGTCGATGACTCCCAGCCGACACAACGCGCCGTACAGGTTCGGTTCGTCGCGATGGAATTCGGGAGCTCCTTTCACGGAGAGTCCCGCCCGAAGCTGGTCGACGGTGCATGTCCTCCATGAAAGCAATGCGCCGATGATGCTCGTAACCAATTCACTGTTTGCCTTGACCATGCTTTCCGCGAACAATCGGTTCGGGACGATCCACTGATGACGTTGCGCCAACACTCCGGGGTGTTCGTTGTTCGCCACGTCGCTTCCGCGAATCCAATCGGCGTCGCTACCCATCGGCCATAGAGCACGGTCATCGGGATTCGGTGTGAGTGAGAGATCAACCACGATGGAACCACCCTTTTTTCTTTTTCACTTCGAACTTGGCCGGTTCGAATCCCTTATCGGGCAGAACCCATTCAAGGGTCTGCTCTCTCGCCAAGTCCAGATTCGAGTCAGCCCAATTCGATTTACCGGATGCGATCAGATTGCCGGCCTCGACCGTCTGGTACTCGACTCCGAGAAAAATCCCGTATCTTGAATAATCAAGTGGCCGGTAGTCTGTCATTCCGACCGGGACCGTGTCTTTTATTCCGATACATTCTCGGGGCAAACCGTAACGGGGAAACGCGCTGAGCAGATTCAACGCATCTCCTTGCGTTTGCACGCCGGCCTTGACGATGACCAGGCAAAGGTCGCCGGCAAGAACGTAGGGGACGACCATTCCTCCGGCGGCTGTGGTGCTGTCCTGCAGATCGTCTGCGCTGATACGGTCGAGATCCAGGACGACGAAGTCCCAGAGCTTGCGTGCTTCCTCGATGTATGCGCGGTAGTGGTCCCACGACACCATCGCACCGGCCGGTGGAGCGAACGAAACATCGTAACCGATGTTGAACATTCGTCCCGAATTGGCGCCGTATTGTGCCGCCATGCCGGGACGCCAGTCGGCTATGGTGCGCGCCGGCATACGCTGCCCAGGGTCGAAGAAGGAACGTTGCGATGACTGTCTCATGTTGCCGTCGATAAGGAGGGGGCGTAGTCCTTTTTCTCTTGCCCGCTCGCATAATCTGCGTGAGGAAACCGTCTTTCCCACGCCTCCAGTGTTCGATGTGACAATGATCATGGGTGCCGTCTGGCGGGTCCTGTTCAGGATGATATCGCCTACCAGACGCTTGTCGATTGTCTGTATCCGCCAGAACTCGTGGACGAAATCCGTGATGCTTCGGTCCATGAAATATTCGGGGAGGGCCTGCGCTCCGATGGGTATCTGTCCGCGGTCGATCCAGTAGATTGTCCAGCCTGCATCGGCGACCGGCATCCAGTTTCCCGGGAGGTTCGTGAACACGATTCCCTGACGGCCTGGACGCACCGGGTGCCTTGTCAGGAAGTCTGCCTGGGCTGCGAAATCCTCTCCTGCGGGCACCCTCCAACGCTGTTCGGGGACCTTGGATCGCAGCACGTCGAGGATGCCTCCATGTCCGATTATCAGACTTGCCATCTTTTCTCCAAGTTCCTTTGAACTGTTTTTTGCTTGTTCCGGGGGTTTGCTCCGGAAAGAGACCATTTTTGACGAAACAACACTGATTTAGTTTTATTGACTGTTTTTTGTTTTTGTTGCTTGTTCGTCAATCGTCCTGTCTGTTCATTTCTTGATATTACGTCATATCTTGTTATGTGCCGAATATTTGTTGAAATTAACCATTCAGGATGATGACTTTGCTGATGTATGGGTTGTTGCGGTTCGTTGCTTTGTTGCGTTTTCGTTCCGTAGGTTCGTTGCTTTGTTGGCAATGTTGCGGTTCGTTGCTCTGGTTTTACCCTGCTGTGATGTGGTAATGGTGTCTTGGTGTTTGTGTGATGTGTTGCGGGTTGGCTTCTTTCTCTTGTTCTTGGATTGTCTTTTTCTTATTTCTTCTTCTCTTCTTTTTTTCTGACTTTTCTTGGTTGCCTGTCTGCTCTTTTGTTTTTTGTCCGTGATTTTTCTGGTCCGCTAGTTTGCATGAGAAACGGCGGCCGCGCGGCGCCGCGCCGAAGTCAAAACGGTTAATTTCAATATTTTTTCGGTTATTCGTTGTTTGCTCGGATACAGTCGTTGAAGACGGTTCACTCGAACGGTCCTGCCTTGACGAAGGGAGTTAACGATGGCAGATTTTCCATGGAACAACAATTTCGGCACCCCGACCCCAGCCCCAGCGCCGGTCGACGATTCCGAGCCGGTGAACGAAGCCGGGCAAGCGGACGATTCTGAGAACTGGTCGGCATCGGACGAGGATTCTCAGCCTGACGTCCAGCCGGAAGAGACGGATTCCGTCGATGAGACAACGCCCGACCGTGAGGAAGAAACCTCCGTCAAGGGTGCCAAGACCACGCGGCGCAAGACCGCGAAGAAAAACTCGTCCTTCCCTCATTTGGAAGCCGCCTCGTACGCGAAGATCAAGGACATGCTCGACGTTCTTTCCGATGACCGTACCGCGAACATCGCCAAGATTCTGTGCGAGACCAGCAAGACCGACGCTCCGGTTCTGCTTGAGGTGTTGACGGAAACCAAGATGCGGAAGCGGGTCGCCGAATTCTCCAAGTTCGTCAAGGAACTGGCTGGCGCTCAACCGTCCGACCTGAAGATGAGGCTTGCTTTCGCGTTCATGGAAGACAAGACTCTGTCCAAGACTCTGTTCGCTGTTTTGAATGCCGCCGAACCGGATCGTGGTTTCGGCCGCGCGTCCGGTGAGCCGATGAAGGATGTCAATGCGGTGGCTGAACACTGGGGTGACGGCGTCGATCTCAGTGTGGTTGAGAAGCTGAAAATCTGACGGCCGGCATCTCGGGATGCTTGAACGGTTGGATACGAACATGGATCCGTATCCAACCGTTTTTTATTATTCCGCGATGAGCTGCACACGGTTCTCCGCCTTTGGCGGCATCCCGTATGGTCTGATCACGAGGCCCGCCCTCGTCAACGAGAATACCCAGATTTTCTGAATCTGGTTGAGCTTTGTGAGGCTGACGGTGAGGTGCTTGGTGGACACCGTCTCCGTGCTCGTACCGGGGACGATCTTGTATAGATTATTTCGACTGATATACAGTTCCTTCTGCTCCGGACAGTAGAGCGTCGCGAACACCAGCAGATCCAAGGACAGGCTTCCGCCACTGGTTCCGACGACGGCGGAAAGAGGAATCTCCTTCGGTTCGCGCGACATCAATCGGACGTATTCCCAAGTGAAGGTAATGGTTTTTTCGTTCCAGCTTTCGCCTTGGACGATGTTCGTCTCTTCGATCGGTTTTATTTCTTTGCCGTCCCTTGAAGTGAACGTGATGTCCTGATAGCCGATGATGCTGGTGACCGTATTCTGTCGGCCGCAGCCTCCCGTCAGCATGCCCATTCTGCGGGCCACTTGCCGTACGTCCTTGCCGATGGTCAGCGTCCTGGTCTTGCCGTTGTAATCCGCGTTTTGTGTGTTCACGAACGTCGTGAACAGGATGCTTAGGAGTCGAGGCGTCCTGCCGAATGCGAGCGGATGTTCGTTGCCGCGCACGTATGGGATGAGCGGGTATGCCTCTTCCGCGACGTAAAGAATTCCGAATCCTGTGGCTATGCCGTTGTCCATCCCGACGCTTCTCAGCCTGTGTATTTTGTTGAGCATCCCGACTCTTCCCCTGTTTTTGCTTTTTCGGTTGATACCAACAATTTTACGGTTTTTCATACGCGACATGCCAACATACCCAGTAAGGCAGATGCTTGTTTTACACCGTCGAACCGAAGACCTACTGGCCTTTCTTCCTGGGACTGAGGTTCAGACACTGCAGCCGGTAATGAATTCTGCAGGACACCAGTTTCGGGTCGAGTTTCCCATACGCATTCCGGGCCATGTCGATATACAGTCGACACCCCGGATCCGACAAAGCGAAATCACCGACACTCCAACCCAATGGTTCCTCCTCGTGAGACTTATGCCTCGCCATCAGAAAAAACAACCTCCGATTCACACCGATTCGCATCCGGATTCGACGGCCGACGCGCCGTCCAAGTTGGTCAAAAAAGGCGGGCATGCTGGAGGCGTTGGGGTCGTCACCCGGCATGCCCGCCGGTCGTGGTTCTTATTTGTTCCACTGCGGGTCGTTCGGGAATGAGATGGGCGAGCCGCCCCACATCTGCCTGTCTGAATTGATCATCGCTTCGGTGTATCCGCCGTCCATGAGACTCTGGGTCCTGAGGTCGAGGTCGGGCCTATAGTGCTTGGTGGCTGGCGGTATCATGCCCATCATGTCCCCGCTGTTGAATCGGAGGACTTCCTTGTCGGCTTCCTCGCCGGCGATCAGCACGTCGATGTTGTTGAGCAATGTCATCGCGCTTTTCGTGTACGGGATGTCCCCTCTTCCGATGCTTCCCGTGAAGGTGATTTTGCATTCCCGGAGAAATTTGATGTGTTCGTCGATGTGTTCCAAGAGGTTTGGTGGTGTCGCTTCGACGAGGTGCGATCCGATGTTCGGTTCTGCCGTGAAGGTCATGTTGGCTCCTGTTTTTTTGATATCAACCGATTACGTTTTGTCGTTTTGGGGGAACCGCAATCGCCGTCTTCGGCATCGCTTGTGGTGGCCCTGAGGTAATTGCGTTGGGGGTTCCGCTGTTTTCTCGGTGTGTATCTTTTGTTTTTTTATGTGGACGCGTTCAGCATATCGCGACACTCCGAAGATTCACCCCCCCCCCCCTTAATTCTCTTTTACTTGTTATACTGAATACGTCCACATAAATCGAAAGAAAACAACGACAACCAATGGAAGAACACGACAAACGCTTCTGGCGAAACATGACATTCGCCCAGCTCAGAAACCGACGGGTACGAGTCTCCGCATACGGCGGCGACATGATCCTCGAATTCCGACTCACTCCCGGAATCGGACACACGCTCGGAGCCCGGCAATACACTGTCAACGGCTTCGACATCGGTGAACTGTTCCACGAAGGCCATGACGGATTCATGGAACTCACCCGGCAGAAAGCACCCGTCAGCATCAAGCTGCTCCCCGACGAACCCGAATACAAAATCATCGAAGACATCACCGGCGTGCAACCCAGAGACGTCTTCGTGCAAACGAACGGGAACAAATATCCAGTACAGGAAATCACCGATGACGGCCATTGTCTAGTCCTGATTGACTCCAACACCTATCGGATTGATGACGACGCATTCGACCATGCTTTGCGACCGGCACCCGCACGAATTCCGGATCGCCCCGGACTGTGGGAGGACAAGTCAGACGGCCTGTACACCGTGTGGAAAAACGGTCAGGAGCTTTGGATCATGCAGATACGCGAGTCCGATGGGCGTTGGATGAACGGCCCTGCGCTGCTAATCGGCAAGACGGGAGAAAACGTCAACGATTCAACGACAAAGGATCTGTCCTCGAAAGCTCCATTCCGATTCCATGATGAAGAACTGTGAGGGGAGAGAATGCAATCCGTCACCAACATTTTCGACCAACTGCGTCTCTCTCCGCCTATTCCTGGACCGCTGCACAAGAGAACGGTTGACGCTGCGGATCTTGGCACCACCGCCGAGGTTCTTGCCGCGGCGAAAGCCCTATACCGGCTCGTCGAAGGTCGTAGTGGCCGTCAGATTCTCGACTTCGGGCAACTCCCGAAACGAGATCAGAACCGGTACATCAACGAAGCGTTCAAAGCCTTCAACGATGCGCGAAAGGAAATGAAGTGCGGTTCCGAACGAAAATCCTGAACCACTTCTGCCGAGGATGTGGAACCCTCCTGTCGGCAGATGAGAGACAGACCGGACTCTGCTCTTCCTGCTGGTTCGAAAAGGAGAAGAAGCAGTCCCTTGATGACAAGGACTGGCAGGAGGAACTGCTTCGAGAACTCGACGGATATCAGCCGATGGCGGGCCGATAAGAGACCGTAATTCAGAACGACAAGGAAACCGATGAGTATTTTTTTCATACAAGAAAAATCAGTTGACGGTTGGAAGCCCGCCTGGCATCGGAGTCTCATGCCTTCTTTCGAGAGCAAAAGACAAGCCATGCGCACCGTCCGAAGATATGTCATGCAACACGACCGAACGAGGCCAAGCATGTTCCGGATTCTCAAGATGAAGGTCTGATATGACGGTGCTGCGCATCGACAATGACGACGGATTATGCCGGCTGGAGATACCCGGGGCCAATCGCCGCTGGTCCCTGATCCTGTTGAGGGTTCCCAGCTTTAACGGGTTCAGCGCATACGTGACACCACAGGGCGGAAAGCTCGACGCGAACACTCCGAAAACATCCGTGTCAGACATCAGCGACCTGATTTCCGTACGCGACTTCATCGATGAAACCATCGCACAACACAATCAAGGACCAATCAGTGGCAGAAGAACAAACCCACTTTGAAATCATCGAATGCGAGAGCCACATGCCCGTGGCGATCCGTCAATTCGACTCGGAGGAAGAGGCCATGGAATACCTGAACATGCGTCTCAAATCAGAACAGCCAACCCATCCATCCGAACGCCATGAGGCACAGGAATCCGAGGGGACGACGGCGCAGGGGCTGCATGAATTCTCAGAACAGCTCCGCATCCAATCCATTCTGCGCATGCTGGAAATGAACGCGAGAGGAGAATTCAACGCCTTCGAACGCATAGAACTGTATGCCGCGCTCAACAATCAAAGAACAAGAAAAGCTCTTGGAATCACCGTCGAATCCTCTCCTTGCAAACAGAACCGCCAAAGGATTAACACGCAATGACATCAGGGAAAAAGCTCGATCGGGAAACCGTCGATTACCTTCGTACGCTGCCTGAAATCGTGCGCAGAGTGCAAGGCGGACGAATCTACTACACGAACTCCTTCAGGACGCAAGCGACGGCACGCTATGCCATGGGAGACCGGCCCGTCGACATCTTCCGCGACAACGGGATAGGACCCGAAGTAATCGGGTACAAGCGCATCGAACGCTGTATCGCCCGGTGGAAAGAAAACCCGGACGAATTATCCGCAGTCGATAGTCGAACGTCACGTCTGAAGCGCATCGAGGAAGAAATCAAATACCTCGAGCAGCAGGCGAAGAAAATCCGACTGGCCGAGGATAAGGAGGCGAGCAAGCAATGAACGATCCGTTTAACCAGGAACTACCACACAAGGATGAAGCGGAACGCACCGTATTGGGTGCGATGCTCCAATCCCGTACCGCCATTGACGAGGCGCGTCAGAAAATCACGGAAAACGACTTCTACCAGCCGAACAACAAAACGATTTATCGTCTGATCTGCGACCTGTCCGATCAACATGGCGACGTTGACGCCACACTGCTTTGTACAACATTGACCGAGCGGAAAATGCTTGATCGTGTTGGCGGTCTGAACTACGTCGGCAAGCTCATCGATTATGCTCCGACCACGTCGAATGTCGGCATCTATGCCGACATGGTCAAAGACGCGGCGAAACGACGCGACATCATCGCCATCGGCACCCGCATAGCGCAAATGGGTCATGCGAACGATGCCGACACCGACAGTATCATCGGCAACGCCTTGGACGAGGCGTTCCATATCGGAGAAGACGATTCCAATACCGATTACAAGGACATCTATACGGTTTCCACCGACATGCTTGACCATCTCGACAAGATTCAGAAGGGGGAAATCACCGAAGGAGTCCACACCGGATTCAGGGACATCGATGACGTGACCCACGGTCTGCAACCAGGGCAGATGATCGTCGTCGCCGGACGCCCGGCCATGGGAAAGTCCACGTTGGGAATGGACTTCGCACGGAATGCGGCCATTCATGACGACCAATGCACAGTCGTCTTCAGCTTGGAAATGAGCCGTGAGGAAATCGCGCAACGCCTGTTCTCCGCCGAGACGAACATTCCGTTGAATGTTTTCCGCGACCCGTCTCAGATGACCGACGAACGATGGCGAACCGTAAACGGTTTTTGGCAGAAGCTCGAGGACAAGCCATTGTATATCGATGATTCCGCGAATCTTAAGGTCCCTGATATTCGAGCGAAATGCCGCAGGTTGAAGGAGACGAAAGACCTGAAACTCGTGGTCGTCGACTATCTGCAGCTCATGTCCAGCGGGCGCATGACCGAGAACCGTCAGCAGGAGGTAAGCGACTTCAGCCGCCAGTTCAAACTGTTGGCCAAAGAGCTGCAGGTGCCGGTCGTGATCCTCAGCCAGCTGAACCGCAACGTGGAAATGAGAGCCGACAAAGTGCCTCAGATGAGTGACCTGCGCGAATCCGGCTCCATCGAACAGGATGCCGACGTGGTGTTCCTCGTACACCGTCCCGACGCCTATGACAAGGAAGACCGGCCCGGTGAGGCCGACATCATCATGGCCAAGCATCGCAACGGCCCGACCGAGACTTTCCACCTTGCTTTCCTTGGAAGCAACAGCAAGTTCAAGGACATGCCGCAGGGCTATACGACCGGAATCTGACCTACAGGAAAATAGAAGGAAACAGATCATGGGAGAGAAAATCACCGCCAAAGTGGAAACCATCACCCCGGAAATAGCGAAGACCATGCTCGGCGAAAACGTCAACAACCGGCGTATCAGCCGAGACAACGTCAACTTGTTCGCCCGTGAAATGCGCAACGGCGAATGGCGGTTCAACGGTGAGGCCATCAAATTCGGCAAAGACGGGCGACTGCTGGACGGCCAGCATCGTCTGCTCGCCGTCATCGCCGCCGACAAGCCGTTGACCACGCTCGTCATCCGAGGGTTGGAAGACGAAACCCAGCAGACCATGGACAGCGGAAAAACCCGCACCTTGGGCGACGTGCTCACCTTGCGCGGAGAAAAGAACTCCACGCAGCTCGCCTCACTGGCCCGCGCCGTGTATCTGGCCGACCAGCTGGGCATGGAGGCCGCCGCACAGAACGATTTGAAACCCACGCGCGGTGAGATTATCTCGTTCATCGACCAGACCCCGCAACTGGCGGACGTGCTCGCCGCATCACGCGCGTTCCGCAGCCAATCCGGGGACATGATGACCAGCAGCATGTTCGCCTCGCTCTGGTGGACGTTCGCGCACATCGACACGGATGCGGCCAACAGGTTCTTCACGAGCCTCGCCAGCGGCGCGAACCTGCAAGCCGACGATCCGATCCTCATACTGCGCAACACGTTGATGGCTCAGCCTCACAAGGCCGGCCGTTCCACCCGCGACAACCGTGTACGCATCGCCGCATTGACCATCAAGGCGTGGAACAAGTGGCGTAAGGGCAAGCCTCTCCGCCAGTTAAAGTTCTCAGCCGGAGAATCGTTCCCTACGCCACGCTGACCGGTTATCCACAATCCACAACAACTGTCCACATAAAAAAACAATCAAAAAAGGAACCATCATGGCATACAACAAACGCTACCGCGTCTCCCACACATTCGAAAACGGGACCCGATTCATCGGCACCATCGGGATAAGGAACGCAACCCCGGATTTCCCTGAAAACATCGAAGGCCGTATGATCGTGGAATCGGTTAACGGACGATTCCAAGGCGTCTTCAAACTTGTCAACGGGACTGTCGGCCGCGTTTCTGGCGTAGTACTTCCACCTCAGCCAAAAAATTGGATCTTCGAGCCACAAGGTGCAGACAAGTATCTGCAAAACGAGACCGGGCCGAATGTCGAGCTACCTCGCACCGAACTCGACATCGCATCCAACCGGGAGCCCCAGTATGACAGTGTCCTCAGCGACGGGACTCCCGACGATGCGGAATTGTTGAGTCTCATCGCCTGACCGGAGCGAGAAAAAATGGCACAGATACCATCCGGATTCACGTTCAACGACGACATCACCGAAGACGCAAGCGAAAGATTCCCGCCGCCCGCATTGGGCTCCACCAGCATCAACTGGAATGATGCCGGCAGCGTATACGACGCGATTCAACAGGTCAGCGAACAGTTCAAACAAGCGTTCGCCGACCTCATCGACCAGTCCGCAAAAGGCACTGACAATAGCGTGGAATCACGCCTGTTCTTCACCATCGCCGCCTACAGCGCCATGAACGAACTGCACGACATGACCGCCCCCATACTCTCCAGCACGCTCATGAACCAGCATCCCGACTGGGTGCCGGTCATCAACGGCTGCGAAAGCAACGAGGAACTGATGGAAGCCTGGCCGGACGTGAAAACCGTGCATGACGCGCAAATCCAAGCGAACAAAACCGGACGACCGGTACGAGTCCATTTGAAGGACGCCGACGTGGACGCGATCATCTCAGTACAACCGATAAAAGAGGAGGACTTCCATGCTGAACGAGCGGCCTGAAGGCAAAGACAAATTCGGATATGTGCTTATCGGATTGCTTGTCGCCTTCGTTATAATCCTGGTAACTTCGGCTGTCATCTGGAATTCAAATCATCCTGAGAAAGTCCAAGAAAACTTTGAAAAAATCGACACCCAGCAAGCAGAAGAGAAGAAGGGCGCCAAGCTCGGCCCCTACACCATCCAGTTGAAGGACAAAAAAGTAGTGGACTGCGTAGGTGGAGCCCTATATACCTATAGCGGGATAAATGTTATACCAACCTGCGATTGGGATCACCCAAGACAGCTGGCCCCTGATGAGAAAGCCAACAGGCAAGCCACATACGTGACCCTAGGAAACGGCGAACAGGTTCCCTGTGCAGGCAACAGTTACATCGAATGCGGCTGGCAGTTGAAAGACGAACAATGAGCTTCACCAGCCTCACATCGCATGTAATCCTGCTAATGCTCGTCAGCTGGATGGGCGCCGAACTATTGGCCTCTGGGAATCGGATGATCCGTAGGGTGTTCGGGAAGCTCAGCGTACTGCTCGGCATGTATGCGTTGACATGCCTGCTGATAGACGTATCCAACCTGGCCCATGGGCATGCCCCGTTCATCGGTCTGCCGGTCAGCGGAATCATGCTGTGCGTCGCGGTTCTGTATGCGATTCGACATATCGGCGGATACAGGAAAGGACAATGATGGTTGACTATTCCGATTGGTTGAATTCTCTGCCTGGGGAATTCCATCTGAATACTGGGTGGTTTCTGGTCATTGCAATCGTCTCCGTATCCGTCATGTTTCTGATACTCGCTCGCTGCAGAGACCTCACCGATAGCTTAGGTTGGGAAAAATGCCAAGCATGCATCACAAGCCTCATCATCGCCGCCTGGGCAATTGGACTGCTTTGGTTGTCAACTACAACCGGAACGGAGCCACAGTACTTGACGTTCACGGAAAAGACGGAACGGACGTTCAATGTCAGTCATCTGCGTTGCGAAAATATCGGCGGATGCCCATCCAAGAAGCTGCCGGAAGATAGAACCGAGGCCACGTGGCTGCAGGGCAACAGGTATGTCAAGGGGTGGATACTTGTGGACGGCAACAAAGTCGGTCTCGTTGGATCCAATGGAATCCTATTAACGGTTAAGGAATCGTAATGAGCAGGACAATGACCTATGAGCAGCTGGAGTTGAACGGTTGTTATGCGATGCTGTGCGAAGCGTTGCGCGCCTGGTATCGGATCCAACATGACCATATTCGCGAGATCGCGGCGAAAACGTTGAAGGATGTGTACGGGTACGAATTCCACTCGAACGGCGGAGGCTGCCCGTGGCGTCTCCCGTCCGTCGACCATGAGTGGGCGTTGAACAGTATGCGCGCTCTAGGCCTGCCGGAAGACAAGTTCGCAGAGAACACGATTGTCCTTGCTCGCCTGCTTGACGGCCAAAAGAAGGACTATGAACTCACGTCGGGACATACCTTGGAAACACCGAAAACCGTATACGGTTCCGACATCGACCGGCTTGTCGTAGTCGAACAATTCCATAATGCGTTCCGACGTATCACCACCGACTGGGACAATACTCTAAACAGAAAAACCATGGACAAGAACCTGGAACAATTGCTACCCATGGCCGCGCATGCGGTACGAAGCGACCGTGAGGGCGGGACACCTGAACTGCGGCCGATGCTCGACCTATGCAAGAAAAGGCGGGAAAACAATGAGTGCCGATAGCAGACTTCTAGTCCAGGCCGTGCGCGAAGGAATTAATCGGGAGCACCTGCTTCTGAATGATGTCGACGGACAGCTCGGGTGGAGCAGAGACAAGACGAAGAACGTTTTCTCTGGTCGAACCAAACTATCAGGCGACGATGTGCTGGACATTCTCAGCAATCCGAATGTGCCGATTCCGGACTTTAAGCGGTATCGCATGTTCCTGCGGATCAGACAAGCTTTGCTCACGCCGGCGGAAGACGGGGGATTGAACAGACACACTTTTCAATGTTTCCGATGAATTGACTGATTCTTTGCGGTAAAGCGGAGACTGAGGATCCCCGAATAGCTAGACGGCTATCCGAAGTCCAAGAAAACATAGTTTCCGCTTACCGTAAGGAATCATTTTGTCCAACTCAGAAAAACAGCACACACATATCATTCCTATTCTTGCGGGCGCTACGACCGCTATCCTGTTGATGGCCGCAGGGACTGGAACCGTGTATGCGGCTGACTTCAATGAAGCTCAAACCCAGTATGAGGTTGCTGTTCAGAGTGCACGGCAGTCCCACATTAATCTTGCCAAACAAGTCAAAGCAGTGCAGAAAACGGACAAGATTCCTGCCGGTCAGCTACTAGGGAAAGACCATGATCTCGTGTCTCGTATGGATTCGGCCATGCTCGGAGCCAAAGGTCAGTTGAAGGAAAACATTGCCCACAATCCGGATGCGGGAAGAATGAGTATCAGTCAAATCCGTGAGCTGACCGAGACCATTAAAAACCAAGACTCAGCCAATATTTCTTCCTCTTCCATGCTGAACCGACTCGACTCCTATATCAAGGAATCGCAGCATTACAAGAAGCTCGACGACGCGCGCGGTAAAGTCAAAGATTCGATCGGGAAAGCCAGTCAGCTTCTCGAAACGTCCAAAGACAACGTGGATGACGAAGCGCCCCGCCAAGCATTGCAGAAGACAATGGATGCGGCAAAAGACTGGAAGAAGTCCACTGATCTCACCTGGCTGAAAAAACAAGCGGACGTAATCAATTCGAAAATCCAGCCGGTGAAAGATGCAGTGTCCGCGCATGAACAGCGACTTGCGCAAGAGGCCCAAGCCGCAGCCGTCCAGTCCTCATATCAAACCTCGTCCACGGCCAACAGTTTGAACGCCAGCACTTATACGAACCCGGTCTACACGGGAAACGCTCCCGCATATCAGCCAACCCAACCAGCCGACAACGGATACACCTACACGCCCTCCACCACATGCGGAGACGGTGGATGGAACCTGCGTGCCCAATGCCAGGCAGCCATCGACCAGGGAGGCCTAGTCGAAATGCCGATTTTCGACGGGTTCGGCGGCTCACGTCTCATCGCCGGGCACAACAGCACGGGCGCCGGGTGGATCGGACAACTGCAGCAAGGCCAATCCACTCCATACGGGACCGTGCAACAGGTATGGCACAACGCGACGCCTGACACCATCAACAACAGTGGCATCGGAACCTATCTGCAAACCTGTGACCAAAACGGCAATCCGATAGTCGTCAAAGTCGGCTGACGAAATCGATTATCGGCGGCTCTCCGGGGCCGCCTTCCTCGTATGGAAAAAAACAGTTCCCGAAAAAACAAGGATCCCGCCACCCCCGTGCAGATAATCTGAAAACCAACAGTCCTTAACGAGAGGCGCCCAAATGGTTGATTCCAGAAAATCCTTACACGCAAAGCAACAACGCCGTCGAGCGAACGGCGAATTCGCGGAGGAACAGGATACCGGTCTGCCCTCCGGCGACACGTTGACGGACTTCGAATGGAAACGATTGAATAATGCGATGCTCGCCGCCGAAACGAACATCATCATGGATCCGGATGTAGCCGACTGCGCGGGATACGCCACCAGACGATTGGATGAGCTCATCGCCCGTCCGGCAAAGCCTGGCGAAACCGATGACATGCCACTGATCATTGAAAACCTGCGATACGATCCACAGGCCCCGGGCGGCTCCCATGCCGACTATATCGCCGACCATATAGAGGCCGCATACGCCGGCATACCGGTCAAAGCGCCTGACCGTACGCAATTGGAACAAGAAACCCGACAGCATATTCTCGAAACCGCATTGGATCCGAACCGGGAGCTTCACAAGCTCGGTTTGGAACCCGTACAGCTAGGCGAACACACGAACGCATACACGGGACCGCAGCCGGAGGATTGGGTCGGGGATTACGACGAGGAAGCTGCGGAACGCCGCTATGAAGCCGCATGGAAAGGAAAACAGACCAAGAAGGCCCGGTACGATGCGGCGACGGAGAAACACCTGTCACCGTTGAACGATGACATGCGCGACCTGTACGTGAAGAACGTCGACCGTGGGCTGATCAACGGCAGCGCGTTCGATGACAAGATGGCTTTCGCCGACGCATTGCATGAACTCCAGGAGGACGGCTGGAATCCGGAAAAAGGTAAGGAATACCGTCAGTCCAAGGACTTCAAGAAACTGGAAAAACAGTTGCTGGACGGGCGGAAACCGACCCGCCGCTACCGTCAGCTGCGCGACGCATTGTGCGACAACGAACGTGAATACCGGTATTTCATGGAGTCGAAACCCGATGTGTTCGACCCGAATGAAAAAGTCGAGAAACCATTCGCCGGTTTGGGGCCCGATGTCGGTCAAGCGGCGATGCTCCGCCTGACTGCAAAACATCGCGGCATCGAGGATGCCGTACGGTTGGCCCGCCGTGACCAATCCATTGAATACACGGTGGCCGATGCGAAAACCCATACGTTCCGGTCGGATCACGATGAGTTGAGGATGACGTATCTAAGCGATGGCAGTCCTTATAAGCCGGAGCATACGATCATCACCGCGAACGGCATCAAACCGGCTTCGGTGATGAGCTGGATCCACCGTGAGAAGCCCGGTTCCCCCGCATGGGAGCAACGGGCACGGCAACGGTTCATGGAACAGAATGGTGGCGACTGGCGTTCTGCCGGCTGATCGTATTCTGCTTCGCTAAGCGCACTGGAGTTTTCGGTGCGCTTTTTTTGTTTTCATTATCCTATTTACGTGTTATACTGAATATGTCCACATAGAAATGAAAGAGGAAACCATGAAATCATACAAGACATACGCGGAAGAATACGGTCTGGATATCGAAGTCGTCCGATGGGTGTTCAACCACATTCGCGTCACCCGATACGTCATGTCGGAACCTATCGGATACAAGATCGCCTTCAAATATCTCGGCCAGCCGGTTCACCTTTCATCGGAGTGGAAAACCGAAGTCGCCGAAAAATCGTTCCGGGAAATCGTCAATATACGAAGAAAAGCCATCACGACAGAAGCAAACCCGGAACTCGTTCCAGACAAGGATTAACATGCCGTTATTCACGCGCATAACTCTCAACCCAGTCAACCCGGACGTGCGCAAAGTGCTGCGCTCCCCCGAAGCGATTCACGCCGTGGTCAGCGCCGCCACCTCCGGCAGTAGCCGCCCGTTGTGGCGTTTGGACGGGGACAGGCTGTACATCGTCTCCGACCAGTTGGATACGGATCGGCTCGAAGCCCGACTGGGCAAGCCGATCATCAACACGCTCGACTACCGGCCGTTCCTCGACAAGCTACAGAACGGTGAGACACGTCGCTTCACGTTGACGGCCACACCGGTAGTCAGCAAGGACGGGAAACGCACACCGTTGCGTACTCCCGCCGGAATGCACCAGTGGGCGGAAGGCAAGCTCACCCAGGCCGGAGCCCGTTTGGATGCGTTGGATATTCTCGACGTTCACGCCACCCGATTCAACCGTCAAGGCCGCAAACTTACGTTCCACACCGTCGAATACACGGGAGTATTCACCGTCACCGACCGTGACAAGCTCACCCAAACGATGCTCTCGGGTATCGGCCACGGCAAGGCCTATGGATTGGGTCTGATGCTGCTTTTCTAACCACTGACATGCGACAGTCGAAAGAAATCTTATGGCAAACCATTCATTCAACCTCGTCACCGAACCATGGATCCCCGTACTCGCGGACGGCAAGCACGAGTCCTACTCTCTGGAAACCCTGTTCGATCAGCCGACCTCTATCCGACAACTGGATATAGCCGACCCGTTGGGAAGAGTCAGCATCATGCGACTGCTGCTCGCCATCATGTACGCGGCACGTCAAGAAGGATACTCGTCCCCGGCGGAGGCAAAACGTATCATGGAAGCCGGGCGCGACCAGAAAATCATCGACTACCTGCACGCATGGGCACACCGGTTCGACCTCATGTCGGAAACAGAACCGTTCCTGCAAGTAGCCGGCATGATGCCGCAAGGCAAACCCAAGGACTACGGTTTCACACGCCTCCACCCCGCAATGCAACGCCCCCTCTGGCAGACCCACGACCCATACAAGCCCGTCACCCCTGCGGAAGCGGCACGAATGCTGCTCGTCTGCAACATGTACGATGTGGCCGGAGTCCACACCGGCATGAACGGCGATCCGAAAGCCGCGGGAGGCAAACGCACCCCACAGGGAGTGGCGCAAGCCGGCGGCCTCGCTCTCGCCATCATCACCGGGAACAACCTGTGGGAAACCTTGCTGCTGAACCTCACGCCGGCGGATAACGGCAACAAGCCCATCTGGGAGTATCCATCGCTCAAATGCACGGACATGGAACCGGACACCACCGGCCCCGCCTACTATTACACGTACCCGGCCCGCCGAATCCGACTGCTTTGGAACACGAATGGCCTATGCGCCGGCGCCTACGTCACCTACGGGAACCGTTCCGAATGGGCATCACCGGAGAACGAGCCCATGTCCTTCTGGACACAGGACGCGACCGGCAAACCCAAACCGGTGAACCTCACATTCGGCCCGCTGATCGACCGACCATTATGGACGCAATGGGACAAGGCGTTCGTCGGTTCGGACGGCGACGAACACTATCCAGCGACATTCCTGTGGGCATCGCATCTCAACCCGATCATCAGCTTCGACGTGATCGCGGTCCAGTACGGAAGCCAGTCCAGTAGTATCGCACGAATCCGCCAAGACCACATGCTCTTGGATATGCAACGTATCCAAGAGCACAAGCAGGTCAGTCTCATCGTGGACAAGCTGGTGAAACAGGCATGGCAGAAAGTAGTCAACAACGAAAACTCGCATGATGCTTGGGCTAAGGCCAATGAGGTGATACTCCCCTATCTGGCAGGCGGAAAGGAACCCGACCTTGACTAACAGCTACCTCACATGGGCACGACCCCGATTCGCCCGTCTGCAAGACGGCTACCTGAACGGCACCTACACGCGCGCCGACCTCGCCAACCTACGCAACAGTTTCAAAAAACCTTGCGGCTCGGATCCGAAGGCATCCAAATGGTCGTTGAACGGCATGAAATACCGCGGTTTCAGCAAACCAACCCTCATGGAACAGGCATCATGGTACGCATTCGGCCTATACGCCTACCATCAGCAAGGCAACCAGTGCAAACCCATGTACGTGGAGGGTGAACACTTCAACACGGCTTTACGCACGTTGGCCGATACCGGCGAAGACGTTGACGAGCTCTACAGGAAAATGATGAACGCGCGAAACATGCAGGAGGCCGCACCGTTCTGTCTACGTATAATCCGACTGTTTAACGAGTATGACATTCCATTGGATCACGCCCTGCTGGCATTGGATCTGGCGAGACTCAGCAAACCGGACTCGGCAAACACAGTGCGGCGCGACTGGGGCCGACTGCTCAACTGATTGTCCGCCGGCCTGCGATCAATGGACAATCAACTCAGGAAACAGGTATGCAATTTGCATAGACGGCTCACGCATGACCTCAAAAAACGTTGAAAACTAAACTACCTACCCCGCACACGCGGGGATAAGCCGCTTCGGGCACTCTTGACATGTCCGACGCAAAGACCTACCCCGCACACGCGGGGATAAGCCTTCATCAGGAAAAACGACACCAAAGCCAAAGCAACCTACCCCGTACACGCGGGGATAAGCCTAAACCTCGATAGAGCGATTGCGGTATATGACCTACCCCACCTACCTCGCACACGCGGGGATAAACCGCGGGGCGACATGCCGTAGAGCCAACGGAAAGACACCTGCCCCGCACATGCGGGGATAAACCCCTGTGAGCCACTTTTATTGACATCTGACTTTTCTCTGTTATACTGAATATGTCCACATAAAACAGAAAGAGGAACCAATGACCAACATCATCGAAAAACCCAAGACCAACACACTCATCGAAGAATACCGCCAACAAGCACTGGCATACGGGCACGAAAAAGCAATCCGCACCTTCGCCCCCCCCATGCTCCAAGCATGGAAGAAAGCCTGCGAAGGATACGCCGCCGAAGACACGAAACTCGAAGGGCTCGCGGACCTCATGTCCGAAGTATTCAACGTCAGAGATGCGGCAATCGCCGCCGCCATCAACCCACGACTCAAGATCGGGACCATCATCAACCTCGCGGCGAAAGCCCACACGCCATACTATAAGAGGCTTCTTTCCAAAACACTTGCCGACGGGTTCACCAACCCCGACATCAAACCCGACCACGACCGGCTACACAATGCCATCACAACCGCATGCGGTCTCACCGACCTTGCCTCGGAGAAGAAGTACCGCGCCCATCCCCTTGCCGTCGCCGCCTATCTCTCATGGTGGGACGGGAAGATGGAGGACGCATATTCCTACGCGATCCTCGCTCTCGATGCGGACCGGACCACGAGTCTCGCTGCACTCGTTCTGGTCGCGCTGTCGAAGGGCAAAAAGCCCGCCTACCTCAACTAGTCCTCACCATCGTTCGCGGGGGCTTCCCGCCCGACAGCCCCCCCACGGACAAAACGGAACCAATCCACCATCCACCAAAGAAAAACCAAATATCAGGAGAAACAATATGGGATTGTTCATCGACATCCACGCCATCCAGACCCTTCCGCCCGCCAACCTCAATCGCGACGAGAACGGACGACCCAAAACCTCCATCTACGGTGGCGTGCCACGTATGCGCGTCAGCTCACAAGCATGGAAGAAGGCCATTCGCGACAACTTCCGCGACACCCTCGACACCGGCAGGCTCGGCTCGCGCAGCCGTGAGTTCACCAAGATGATCGCGCAGCGCATCAACCGTGATCCGGAGGACGAGCATCTGCTGAAGGTCACCGGCGAACTGATGAAGGCGGCCGGCCTTCCCTCTGACAAGAACCGACCCGGCAGCACTAGCGCGCTCCAGTTCTTCGGTGAACAGCAGTGGCAGAAGCTCGCCCAATATGCGGAAGAGGCATACGGCAGCACCGATCCGAAGAAGTCCGTAGCCTCCCATCGTACGGACATCAAGAAGCTGCTCGACTCCGACCGGAGCATCGACATCGCGTTCTTCGGACGAATGAGCGCCAGCAGCGACAAGGGCACCGGCAGCGAGTACGTGGTGGATGCGGCCAGCCAGTTCGCGCACGCCATCAGCGTGAACCGAGCCGACGTGGAAAACGATTATTATGCGGCTGTTGACGACTGCGACAACACGAGCGGCGCCGGCATGATCGGTGAAACCGGATACTTGAGCGCCACCCTCTACCGTTACGCCTGCGTCGACGTGAACCTGCTGAACCGTAACCTCGGATACGATAAGGAAGCCGTGCGGCTCGCCCTGTCCACGTTCCTGAACGCCTTCGCATTGAGCCTGCCATCCGGCAAGCAGAACAGTTTCGGACATCAGACGCTCCCCTCGTTCATCGAAACCGTAATCCGCACCGACCGGCCCATCAACCTTGTAGAGGCCTATGAGAAGCCGGTCACCACGGACACGATTCCCACCAGCGTGCAACGACTGCTCGAACAGCAGGCCGACTATCAGAACACGTACGGTCTGGCCGCAGCCGACACGTTCACCATGGCCGACCTGAACGCGCGCAAGGCGATGGGCAAGGAGCAGCAGGAAACACTGCTCACACTCCCCCAACTGGTCACAGAAACCACCAGCACCGTCATCAAGGCACTCTGATCACCATGCCGACCCTACTCCTCCAGTTGAAAGGCCCATTGCAATCATGGGCCACCGAAGACGGGTACACGCACCGCAACACCGGCAGCCTACCCACCAAAAGCGGAGTCATCGGACTCGTCGCATCCGCTTTGGGACGTGCCCGCGGAAGCGACATCAGCGACCTCGCAGCCCTCCGATTCGGCGTGCAACCAGTCCACACAGGCCCACGGTTGACGGACTTCCAAACCATGGGCAAACGAGCTGACGGCAAACCCAACCCGTTGGAGACGAAGGAATATCTACAGGATTCCACATTCACCGTCGGCTTGGAATCCACGGACCTGCGACTCCTCATCAGAATCGGAGCCGCAATCCAACACCCCGTATGCATGCCATACCTAGGACGACGCGCCTGCCCGCCAGCCGGCCCGATCCGAGTCGGACTGGTAGACAAGCCGTTGGAACAGGCGTTCAAAGGCAAGGAACAGGCGCACGTCGAAACCATCGATGGCACGGAAGCACACTGGGATCAACCGGCCAACAACCGAGTATTCCAGGCACGCTACTCCAATGCCATCGACCCGTTATTCAATGCGGTAGCCGAAGCACAGAAAAAGCTGAAGCCATGAGCGACTTCACGCCGGCGGACTTACCACGAGTGTCGGAACGAATACCATATTTGTATCTGGAGCAGTGTGTCATCAAACGCGCGAACAATGCGCTGGTAGCGGCGGACGAGAACGGCGAAACCGCATTGCCTATCGCTACCATCGCGGTACTCATGCTCGGGCCCGGCACAACCATCACACATGATGCCGTCGTCCTGGCAAGCGACACCGGCGCGATCATCGTATGGGCCGGAGAGCAGGGAGTCCGCCACTATTGCAGCGGTTCCGCACTCACCGGCTCCACCAGACTGTTGGAACAGCAGGCCAGACTCGTATCCAACGAACGATCCCGCCTCATGGTCGCCCGACGAATGTACGCGATGCGATTCCCCGGCGAAGATCTGTCCCATACGACGATGCGCCAACTGCTCGGCATGGAAGGCACCCGAGTCGCAGCCCTGTACACGGCTGAGGCGAAGCGCAACGACATACAATGGCACGGCAGGAAATGGGATGACCGTGGCGGAGCGGTCAACATCGCACTATCCACGGCCAACAGCTGCCTGTATGGTGTAGTCCATGCGGCGATCACCGCATTGGGATGCAGTCCGGCACTCGGTTTCGTTCACTGCCACAACCGCCGCTCGTTCCTCTTCGACATCGCGGACCTGTACAAGGCGGAGTATTCGATCCCGCTGGCTTTCCGACTGCACGCCTGCACTCCCAGCCTGGTTGACGGAATCGCACGACGACGAATGCGCGACATGATGCAGGACGGCAGACTGCTGGAACGTTGCGTACATGATGTTTCCACTCTCCTCTCGGAGGAGCCCGATAACGAGGACAATTGTTCCGTCTGGACTGGCGGGCAACGATACGGGAAAGCCGGTCAATCGTGGGCACCGTCGTGATACGACTCGAAAGCGCTCCACAAGGACTGCGCGGACACCTATTCCTATGGATGGTGGAAATCAGCAGCGGCGTATACGTCGGAGACCTCAACACCCGGATACGTACGCGACTCTGGCAACGAGTCCTCTCGGAACTCGGTACGGGCAGAGCGACGATGGCATGGCATTCCCAGCATCAGCTACATGTCAGCAGCCAAAACGGAAAGAAGACGATAACCGCTTTCGACGGAACCATCCTAATGTCCAGACCGCCTAAAGCCAAAGACAATACGGCCTGAAAACAGGTACGCAATTTGCATAAACAGCCGTTGTAGATGACTTTGTTTTAGCTTGTCGCTAGAGCGAAGTCATCTGCATGGCCTCGTTGCCGAGGCCAGCTCCAAGTCTCACGCGACTCTCGCCGCCGCTTGGTTCACGCTTCGCCGGATGCCGCATTGTCCCGCCCTTGGGACGGGTCTGTCTTCTGCTTCCTCCACGCGCGTTTATCGTCTCCGGGGCACTCCCGGCGACTTGGATGTTGATGGCCGCGTTCAGATCACGGTCGATGGACAGTCCGCACTTGTCGCAATGGTAGACGCGCTCGGACAGGGACAGTTTGGTTTTCACCGTCCCGCAGTTCGAGCAGGTCTTCGAGCTTGGATGCCAGCGGTCGATGACGTGCAGTCTCGTACCGGTGCGTGCGGTCTTGTAGGTCAGTTGGCGTCGGAACTCCGCGAATGCGGCGTCCTGGATCGATTGGGCGAGCCTGTGGTTTTTGACCATGCCCGCCACGTTCAGGTCCTCGATGCCGATGTCCGCGTAGGTATGGGCGAGCATGGTGGTGGTCTTGTCCAAGAGGTCGCGTCGCAGGTTGGCCACACGTGCGTGCAGGCGCGTCACGTTCACCCTCGCCTTGCGGCGGCGGTTGGAGCCCTTGCGTTTGCGGCTCAGGCTCCGCTGGGCTTTCCTCAGACGCGTGAGATTCGACTTCAAGGCGTGCGGGTTGCGTATCACGGTGCCGTCCGACAATGTGGCGAGCTCCTTCACGCCCAAGTCGATTCCGACGCTCCCGCCCTTCGGGGGTTCGGGCGTGGGATTGTCGGCGCGTTCGACGGTCAATGCGGCGTACCAGCGTCCCGCACGGCACGAGACCGTCATGCGCAGCACTTTCGCCCCGTCCGCGCGTCCTGTGACGTTCTCCATGCAGTGCACGCGGCCGATACGCGGCAGTCTGAGCGCCTTCGGATCGTCCTTGATGAGGCCGAAACTGCCGGTCGTGTACGCGAACCGCGGCGTCTCCCGGTCCTTCGCCTTGAAGCGCGGGAACCCGACCCTGCGGCCTTTTCGTTCGCCTTTGCGGCTTTTCGACCAGTTCTTGAGGGCATCCGACAATGATTCGAGGCCGCTGTTGTATGCTTCCTTGCTGTTCTCAGGCCACCATGGTTCTCCCGTGGTCTCATCTACGGCGAGTGCGTCCTTGGCTTGGTTCCACCAGCGGCGTAGCGCATACAACGACCACTCCGGTTTTTCCTTGGCCTCCAGCATGTCCTTGACGTGCGCCAATCCTGCGTTGTACGCGAAACGGGCCGCCCCCGCGTGCGACAGCAGCAGCCGTTCCTGCGTGGGCGTCGGGTCGAGCGCCACCTTGACCGCCTCAAGCATCGCGCGCCGCCTTCAACGCCGCGTCCGTCTTGTGCTTGGCTGCGCGCCTCCCATAGAGGCGGGCGCAGAACGAGGTCAGCACCTCGGTCATGTCGCGCACCAGATCATCGTCCAGTTCCGTGTCGTCCACCACGATGAGCTTCCGGCCTTGCGCATTCAACGCGCTTTCGATCAGTCCCGCGTTCATGCGGGCGAGCCTGTCCCTATGCTCGACGATGATCGTGCCGATCGTCGGGTCGGAAAGCACCTTGTTGAGTTTGCGACGCCGGTCGTTCATGCCTGAACCGGTCTCCGTGACCGTCTCCGGGTTGTCGACACCCATATTCAGGGCGAACGCCTTCAACCGGTCGGCCTGCCGTTGCAGGTCGGCTTTCTGGTCGGATGAGGAGACCCGCGCATAACAGACGGTTCGAAGCCCGGTATTCATGGGTTCCGTCTCATACTTGGGATCGTGGATAAGTATCACGCCCGTCGAAGTGCGTTCGAAAGGCACGGGCATGCGCCCGGTACGGCACCACAGCCACACCGTCTGCTCGTTCAACCCCTCACGGAAAGCCCATTCCTTAACACGCACGACTCAATTATAACATACTGAAACAAAGGAAACAATAGAATATAGACAACAGTTAACACCCGCACACGCGGGGATAAACCCTTGGAAGCGGGTGCTTAAAATATTTTCCCATTTGCCTGTTATACTGAATACGTTCACATAGAAATGAAAGAGGAAAAACAATGAGCCCTTCGGAAGCCAGTGCCACGAAAATCCCTGCCACCTCCATAGACCGGCACTAATTGGAGTGGGGGGCAAAAATGAATCATCCAGACCAACTCAGCCGTGAATATGCGGCGATCCTTCCCGCCTTGAAAGACCACGGCTATCGAGCCGACGTGAAAGCAAGCATCGCCGACGAACGTTTCATCTTGGTCGTCAGCGGCAAACCCACCACAAGAATCTACCGGGACGGAGGATGGGTTCGCGACGATGGTGCGAGAGGATCCACTCCAGCCGACCTACTCAGCTTCTACAAGCATGAGCATTACACGGAAGCCCTGAAACATTGGACGAACAAGGATTGGCGTGGAATCGCCCGTGACCTGCTGATCGACAACGGTGTCCGCATGGGGGCGGTCCTGGCCGCCGTTTTCGAGGGTGCTCATTTGGACGTGGAGTATCGACCGTTATCCGGCCCGGTGGAAACCATACGTTTCAACCGTGTGCAAAGGAAAACGGAAGACATGCTGAATCGCATGCGACAGGCGAACATGGCCGACCAGCTGTCGGAAGCCGCATAAAAACCACGCAACTTATTCAAACATCAACAAGGAGATTCACCCCAGTGAGGACACTAATCCAGGCCCTGAAGACCAAAGAGTTGAGGAAGAAGATTCTCTTCGTCCTGTTCATCATCATCGTCTACCGCATCGGTTCGTTCATTCCGACCCCTGGCGTGGACTACAACGTGGTGAACAAGTGCATGGCCACCATCGGCGGCGCCTCCCAGGAGAACTTCATCGGACTGGTGAACCTCTTCTCGGGTGGCGCCATGCTCCAGCTGTCTATCTTCGCGCTGGGCGTCATGCCGTACATCACCGCGTCCATCGTGGTGCAGCTGCTGCGCGTGGTCATCCCCCGCTTCGAGGCCCTGCACAAGGAGGGCCAGTCCGGCGAGGCCAAGCTCACCCAGTACACCCGTTACCTGACCATCGGCCTGGCCGTGCTCCAGTCCACCACCATCCTGGTCACCGCCCGCTCCGGCGCCCTGTTCAACTACCAGTGCGACCAGGTCATCCCGGACGGCTCCGTGTTCAACCTCGTGGTCATGGTCCTCATCATGACCGGCGGCACCGGCCTGATCATGTGGATGGCCGAGCTCGTGACCGACAAGGGCATCGGCCAGGGCATGTCCATCTTGATCTTCATGTCCATCTGCTCCGGCTTCCTGCCGCAGCTGTGGGAGATCGGCTACGGCACCAACGGCACCGACGGCGACTGGCTCAAGTTCGGCATCGTCGTGGGCGTGCTCGTGGTCATCCTCATCTTCGTCGACTTCGTCGAACTGTGCCAGCGCCGCGTGCCGGTCCAGTACACGCGCCGCATGATCGGCCGTAAGATGTACGGCGGCTCCTCCACCTACCTGCCGCTGAAGATCAACATGTCCGGCGTCATCCCGCCGATCTTCGCCTCCTCGATCCTCGCCATCCCGACCCTGATCGCCCAGTTCGGCAAGTCCGACCAGTCGTGGGTCAAGTGGATCAACGCCAACCTGGCGAACACCACATCCGTGTGGTACATCGCCCTGTACGCGCTGATGATCGTGTTCTTCTGCTTCTTCTACACCTCGATCACGTTCAACCCGGACGAGACCGCGGACAACATGAAGCAGTACGGCGGCTTCATCCCCGGCATCCGCGCCGGCAACGCCACCAGCCGCTACCTGACCTACGTGATGAACCGACTCAACACCGTCGGCGCCGTCTACCTGCTGTTCGTGGCCCTGATCCCGACCGTGCTGATCATGGCCCTCGGCCTCAACGCCAAGCTGCCGTTCGGCGGCACCACGATCCTGATCATCGCGGGCGTGGGCCTCGACACCCTGCGTCAGGCCAAGGCCCAGACCGAACAGTTCCAGTACACCGGCTTCCTGCTTGAGAACGTGGAGTCCGGAACTAAATCCTTACCATCCACGGTAGGCGGCGGTCATGAGTGACTGGCGCAAATCAGCCGCATGCGCCGGCTATGATCCGGCACTCTGGTTTCCCGGCAACAGTCAGCTCATGCGAAGAGAAGCAATCCACATCTGCCACACCTGCCCCGTGATGATGCAATGCCGCAAATATGCGGAAACAAACAATCAAATCTGCGGATACCCATTACAGGGCATTTGGGGAGGCAAAGAATTCACTCCACGCAAATACCGAAGGAGGGCTCCGAGGTGACAGCACAATCCAACACCGGTTTGTCAAGGGTTCGCCCGCCTCTAAGGCGGGCGGTGAATTGACATAATCCTATGCTATACTGGTATTCAGTCGTACTCATCAGGAACGAGGTGATTGCTGTGAAACTTGAATCAAATCATCATTCGGTGTTCCTCATGCATTATCATCTCGTGCTCGTCGTGAAATACCGTCGCAAGGTGTTTGATGACGAGATGTCGAACCGGGCTAGGGAGATTTTCGAGTACATCGCCCCGAAGTACGGCATTGCGTTGGAGGAATGGAATCATGACGTGGACCACGTGCATGTGTTGTTCCGCGCCCAGCCGAAAAGCGAACTGTCGAAGTTCATCAACGCTTACAAGAGCGCCAGCAGTCGTCTGCTTAAACAGGAGTATCCGCAAATCAGACAAAAACTCTGGAAAGAGTATTTCTGGAGCCGTAGCTTCTGCCTGCTCACAACTGGCGGCGCTCCTATTGAAGTGATACGGAAGTACATTGAGAACCAAGGTGAGAAAGGGGTGGAATAAGCATGAGAACCCATACGGCGGTCAGATTCCGCGCCTATCCCACCGAAGAACAGGCACGTCAAATCGACCGGACGATAGGCTGCGCGAGACTCGTGTACAACCTCATGCTAGAGACGCGCATCGCCCACTACCAGACCACTTGGGAGTCATGCTATCCCACCCCAGCCTTGTACAAGGACACGTATCCGTTCCTGCGCGAAGTGGATAGCTTCGCTCTTTGCAACGCGCAACTCGCATTGGAGAAGGCGTACAAGAGGCTCTTCGAGGACAGGAAAACAGGTTTTCCGAAGTACAAGTCGAAACGTCGGGGCAGGAAGACATACACGACGAACCTGTCCCACGGCAACATCGAATTGGATGACAAGGCAAGGAGGTTGAAACTACCCAAGCTCGGATGGTTGGCGATCCGCCAACACAAGCGCATCCCCGACGATTGGAAACTGAAATCCGTCACCGTGGAGCATTGCCCTTCCGGAAGATACACCGCGACAATCCTTTTCGAGTACGAGACCCAAATACCCGAAAAAGTGAAGCCGGTGAAGACTGTCGGATTGGACTACGCGTCTCACGGCCTGTATGTTTCCAGTGACGGGGAGCACGCCGAATATCCGGGATACTATCGAAAAATGCAGGACAAGCTCGCCAGAGAGCAATGCAAGCTTTCCCATATGGTCAAAGGTTCCGCCAACTGGCGTAAACAGTGCAAGCGGGTCGCCCGACTGTATGAGAAGACCGCCAATCAAAGACGCGACTACCAGCATAAGAAAGCCAACAGGATTGTCGCATCATACGATATGGTCGGCGTGGAGGCTCTGAGCATGAAAAGCATGATGAAGAACCCCGAGCCGAAACCAGACCCCGAACGTCAGGGACATTATCTTCCCAATGGTCGCAAAGCCAGAAAAGGTTTGGCTAAAAGCACGTCGGACAACGCCTACGGCATGTTCTGCACCATGTTGGAATACAAGCTCGCCCGTCAAGGCAAACGGTTGGTTCATGTGGACAAATGGTATCCGTCCAGCCAACTATGCCACGACTGCGGTTACAAGAATCCTCTGGTCAAGGATTTAAGCGTCCGCGAATGGGCGTGCCCATCATGTGGAGTGTTGCATGACCGTGACGTGAACGCCGCCCGGAATATTCGGGATGAGGCAATGAGAATCATCGAGTAGCACGACTCATAAATCGTGCGAACCACAGGGCATGTGGGGATATCCTGTCGATACTGAACCCACTGGGGTTCTTGAGCAGGAAGCCCCCGCCTCTACAGGCGGGGGAGAATGTCACTCCGGGCACATGCCTTGCAGACGGAAAGCCGAACAGCTCATCGAAGCATTGGCACGAGCCAGAAAGGAACCGGCCTGTTGAACCTAATCCTGATTAAAACCGGAACCAACATGTTCGCCGTTCTCACCAACGGTCATACCGTCGGCACTCTCCGACGGGAAACTATCAACCGGAAACACATGTGGCATGCGACCGGCATCAACGGAAGCCAAGGCATCTTCCAATCGAAACGCACCGCCGCCGAATGGCTCGCTAGAGGAATAGGTTGACCTGCGTGAGGCGCAAGCCCGGTTCTTGAGGGCCGGTTGACTTCCTTCCGGTGCTTTAGTACCGGGAGGAAGTCAACTCAGTTTCTTTTCAACGGAAGAAACATTTTCGTTGAACGTTCGATATGTCGAAACCCGTAATGCTCGTAGAATTTTGTCGCCGAATCGGAAGCTGGTTCGACGAATAATGCCTTGGCTCCTACTATTTCAGCCGCATTGGAAGCGCGCAAGGTCGCGTCCCTTAGCAGTTGAGAACCTATGTGCATGGTTTGGTAGCGTATGTCTACGCCAAGCATGCCCAAGAGTATCGCCGGGATTGGGTCTGGACTGTTTCTTTTTAACCATCCGTTCGCCTCGGTGTGATTGATACCGTATGCGCTAAGCGTGTAGAAGCCTGCCAGGACTCCATTCGAGAATGTCGCATAGGCGACGGCTGTATGCTGTCTGCCGGCGTTCTTCAGCTGGTTTCGTAGCCAGTTGTTGACGACCGGTAAGCCGCAGTCGAACCCATCGATGTCGTCTTCCATGGTCAGTCGTCGTGGAAAGGTGAAATCGCTCATTTCCAGATAGGTTCGCTTTCAAGCAGCTCTACCATCTTCGTCGGCATGGGTTCATCCAAAGATTTTATGAATGAGTTCCATTGCTCGTCGTCCAGATAGAGTACGTGCGATTCTTGGATGTCACGGTCGGCGGCGACGAGCAGGTTGGACAACGCCCATTGGGATGTGCTGAGACCTTTGATTTCGGCCGCTTGGTCGAGACGTTCCTTTTGTGACGGCGTGAGCCGCATCTCGAAACGGCTGGCTTTGTTCGTGGTTTCTATCATATGTTAATCGTACGGCATTTGTACGTAATAAGTCAAACTCGTATATGCTTAGTTTGATTTTTATCCGAATCGCGCCGTAAAACCCCGGCTTCAGCCGTGGGGAGGAAGTCAACGACCATCTTCTGTTTGGCCGGCCTTCTTCAGCGGCTTAATCGCGTGAACGGCTTCAACGAGCTTGTATCGGATCGTGCTGGTCGGTAGAGTGCACGCTCCAACCAGCTCCTCGGCATGCCCGTTGAATCCCTGTTTGAATTCCAATACCCCACGGCCTTCGTCATCCGGGTCGTTGAATACGCCGGTGATGCCGTACATGTTGAAGCGTCGCGGTTGGGTGCTGTTGACGCACAGGCGGAGCATTCCTTCGTGGACCAACAGGGCGGGAGCCTGGTATGCCCGGTATTCGGGGAGAGCGCCGGCTGTCAGGTACACGGTTTCACGTCGGTGTTCCACGAACAGGGCGCAGGCGGCTGGGATCACGCTGCCATGTGTGGTTAAGGCGCGCGCCTCGTCGAGGCGACGTTCCAGGGCGGTCAGGTTGCGGGCCGTATCGTCAATCTGGCGTTTGAGCCGGGTCGTGGCATGCGCTTCGTATCTGGTTTTCAGCGAATCCAGCTGATCGGCGAGCCTGTCATGTTCGGCGGTCAGGCCGGCCAGAAGCTCATTGGCATGGATTTCGGCGAGCATGAAACGGGCTCGGCTTCCGAATGTCTCCTTGAACCGGCGATAGTAGTCTTCGTCGCGGGCCGTGAAGCCGCGTCGTCCTGCGGTCCTCCGTTCGATGTCCACGAACGTGCCAAGCTCATCCGCACCGAGTTCGCGTACTCGTACCCCTGATGTTCTCGCCCGGTTCACGCTCCACCGGGTACGCGGCTTATAAGAGGAGAGCAGCGTCTTCTCATCCTTGATGCCGTCGAAGGTCCTGACCCAATTCCAACGGTTGACGACTTTCCCGTATCCGGTGTCGAATCCCCGATGCTTCCAGCCGCATGACCGGTAGGCGTCAAGGATCATCGTGTCGGGGACCCCGATCGGGTTCCCGACCGCATCATGCCTCTGGTATTCGATGTTCGGCCAGCAGGTGACGGATACCGCATGGCGGCGGCGTGCGGCGAGCCGGATTCCCCGGGTCATGTTCTCCAGGAGCTTCGGATCGTCGAGCGTACACAGTGGACCAAGCCAGATACTACCCTCCAAACCGAACCGGCCTCGAGTCCACGCGATCAGACATCCGGCCGTCAGAACACCATTACGGGTCACGCCGATCAGATCCGTGGCCGCCACGTCTGGGGCGGCGAGATGCGCCATGTGCCCGGTCTGCTGAAGACCACCCTGCGGGTGTCCGGCAGACAGCAGATCCAATTGGTTGAACGTGATGGGTGTGATGTCGTAAATCAATGCTGTTCTCCTTCGTTCGCTATCGCCTGCAATATGCCCGCCAGTTCGCCCAGCTCGTTGGCGTTCAGCCGGATGCGGCGGACCGTGTCCCCGTCATAGGTGGACAGCACCCATGTGCGGGTGCCGTGACGGCCCCTGTCGGGCAGCCACGTGAGTGTCATGTGGCCGTGGCGGGCACCCATGATCATGCCGCACCGGCGTTCGATTTCGACTCTGTCCGTCATTCCTTCTCCTTGGCGGGTATGGTCCGTCCGTCGCGTATCCGGTATGCGGTCGAATCGATGGGATGCCGGGGTTTGCGGCGGCATTGCTCCTTCAGCTCTCCGAACAGTTCCTTATGCCGGTTGTACAATGTCTGGCGGGTGATGCCGAGTGCGGACGCGATCTCCGTCTTGCTCAGATGGGCGTTCAGGACGGCGTCGCGTACGGCCAATGATTCCAATGCGTCCAGTCCGGCACGCAGCCGGGACGTCCATTCCAATGCGGCGGCGTACGACTGTCCGGATTGGATGCCGTGCAGTTCGTCGAGCAGCCGGTCGAACGTCGCATCAGTCGACGGGTTTTCTTCGTTCATTCCAGTCCTCCCAGGATTGGCGGCACCGCGGCCCACCGGTGGAACATGCGGCCCGGCGCGGCCGTGCAGTACGCATGATCGGGATGCAGTACGGTCACGCCCTTCGCAGTCATCGCCTCCAATGTGACGGGCCTGTCGTCGATGAGCACGTCCGGCGTGAGCAGCGTCTTGTCGCCGTTGTAGTAGCCGTCGAACTGGAAGCCGTTGCGGTGCAGCCAGCGTTGGCTTTCGCCGCGCCAGTCATCCGCGCGGCTGGTCGCCATGATGATGTTCCAGCCCGCATCGTGCAGCTGGTTCAAGGCTTCGGCGGCTCCCTCATAGGGTTCTTCGCGTGAGTAGAGACCGTCGGCGACGGCGCGCGTATGCCACCAGCGGAACGATTTCGCGTCGCCGGTGAACGGCCAGCCGCCGGTCAGCGTGAAATCGTAGGCCGTCGGCTCCGGGCAGGGATAATCCTCCTCGCCACGTCCGCATTCGCGGATGTAGTCGCGCAGACCGTTCGTATAGTCGGCGATCGTGTTGTCGATGTCCACCATGATTGTCTTGGTCAAGACTGTCACCTCTTTTCAAGCTGGTCTGCCAGTTCGTCGAGCCAGGCATCGACGGCTTCGCTCTCATACCCGTAGGAGCCGCAGGGCAGGTTCAGATGCCTGATCTCGTCGGCGGTAAGGCCTCCCGGCTCCCCGGGGTGGGCCAGGGTGAACGAGGCGAGGCGCTGTGCCAGGTCGACGGGGACCGGCATGTAGGATGCGGGAGCCGATACGAGCGGGAACATCGGGTATGCCATGCCTATAGTCCGTTCTTCGTCAGGTATTTGTTGTTGATGATTTTGAAGCATCGATTGGCTCCCAGTTCGTTCGCCAATCCTTCGGACAGTTGCTGGTCTTCGTGCAGATGCCAGACGATGCCCTCGTCCAGACGGTCTTTGGTGACGTTGCCACGCAACCCGTCTACTTTGGCGATCATGTCGTCCACGCTCCCCGTCAATGCCCACTCGTTTTCGTCGAGTTCGGGAACGGCAAGATTCGGCATTCCCGTCGGCCACTGGTCGCGGTCGATCTTGTGATGGTCTTTCCAGACGGCGAAGACGAACGGGCGTTGGACCGGCAGTTTCAAACGGTTTGATTGGATACCGGGGCCACATAGCTCGAACTGGACGGCCATGCCGGGCCATAGCATCTTGTCCAACTGGAATCTTTTGGCGAGCCGCATGCTCGAGGACATGGAGTCAAGCTCCCAGTTGCGTGAGTACACGTGGACTTGTCCGCGTTCGTCCATGCTGAGCGTGGTGCTGGTGCCATCCACTTTCACGGTCGGCACGGCTTTCAACGTCTTGATTTCATCCCAGTAGTCGGTGAGCGTCTGCAGACGTGGCGCGTCCGACTTGGAGCAGGGTGCGTCGAACCGGCCGATCTGCATGCCGCCCATCGGCAACGGCTCCTCGTATTTGAGCACGTTCGCTTCCGTGGTGATGTCCGTGCCAACTGCCGGCGTATACCGGAATCCGAGTTCATCCAAACGCATGATGAGGCCCTGCGAATACACTCCGCGCAGTTTCATGGTGCGCAGCACATGGCCGGTGATTTCCATGGAACCGACAATCATGGTCTTCTGACCGCGAGCCTGGAACGCCTTATAACGCGGGTCATAGGCGGGCAGAAGACTGTCCGTCTCGAAATAGGCGACCCTGTCCCCCGGCTTCAGATGCATGTCCTTGCCGACGACCACACGCCACCCCAATATGCGGGCGACTTCGATGCGATCGGCCCCTTCGATGGGCTCGATGTTGGTGATTTCCTGTACGCTGACGAGTTTCCTGTTGCTCATGCTGCGACTCCCATGCTGTATTGTTCGGGTGCGATGGTGATGATCATCTCGTTTTCGTCGTCGTAGATGCTTGCCTCATATCCGTTCGCATTGGCGATGTCACGTGCCATGGCGAGCATCTGTTTGAAGCTGTAGTCTGCGGGTACTGGTGTCGAATACTCGTATGCGCCGTAGGTTCCATCTTTGATGCTTTTAATCTCGTACATTCTGTTCCCCGTCTTCTACTCATCGACTGCGTTGAGCTTCGTCCAGTCGCTCATGAAATCGGCTACGCTCCAGCCACGGACTAGCAGGACGACCTCATTCGGGAAGTCTTCGTCAACTGCGTATTCGCTGGGCTTGAACGTGGTGATGCCGTACAGGGAGCAGGCGTAACGATCCGAAATCATTTCGGTCGGGTCGGCCAGATCCTCACAGGAATGGATTTCCCCACCGTCAAGAATCTGATCTGCCGCCTCTTTGGGAAGTTCCTCGTATTCGCATCCGTCAGGAGTGTTGCGGCGCATGGACACGTCAAGCTGTCCTTTGCGCCACTTGTCCCAGATTTCATGGCTCAGGTGTGCGCGGAACATGATCCTGAAGTCTTCAACGTTCATCATGATTTCACGCCTCGATGCTTTCACGGTCGAAGCCAAGCGCTTGAATCGCGTTGTCAAGCGAGTCGGGGATGATGTCGCAGACGTCGCTCCCGAGCATGTCGTGGGCTTCCTCGGTCCAACGGGTCATGAGCTGGTCGAACTGGATGGCGTCCAGCTTGTCGGGGTCGATGCCATAGTCTTCGAGGGTTTGCTTGTCGAAGTAGGTGACGCCGTATTGTCCGAACGCATCGCCATAACCGTAGAAGTCCGGTTCTCTGACGTTCAGCCCTGTGGGCTTGTAGGTTGACAGGAATTTCAGGAAGGCGTGTGCGCCTTGCTTCTCCTCATCGGTGAGGGTGCTGTGTTTGAGCGCGTTTTGCAGATAACGGGAGTATGCGATGTTCATTGGTTTTTCCTCTTTCATTTTTTTATGTGGACATATTCAGTATAACAAGTAAAAGAGAAAAGTCAAAAACACAATGAGAACACGCGAAAAAACAAAGAAAGACACCAAAAAAGAAGTGGAGCTGGCGGGAGTCGAACCCGCGACCTTTTCGTTGCGAACGAAACGCTCTACCAACTGAGCTACAACCCCAATGCCCCGCTTAACCGCGCGAGGCGAGCGTGATCACTGCAATGAGAACTCTCCGGTGACCTTTGCGTCGGACATGTCAAGAGTGCCCGAAGCTTCGATGCTGACCGGTGAAATCTCATCCTCCAAAACGTATCCGACAGTCACCGTCTTACTGGCACCTGGTTGAATGGTTTGAGTGGAGGATTCCGCATCATATCCTTCGGGCTGATCCATATAGATCGCCGTATCCAATTCGTGTCCGTTCTGGAAAGCCTGAATGTCGACGTCCATGAAGTTGGAGTTTTCGTTCTTCTTGTTGGTCAACTCGTAGGTGAGTATCGCAGTCGGCTTTCCTTCATAATCGTTACTGGATTTGGTGACAGATACGAGTTTGATGTGATAGTTGCCGGAGTCGATGTCACCCTCTTTATCCGCAGACTTCGTGTTCTCGGATCCTTTTGCCTGTGTTTTTCCTTTTGTAGAGGATTGCGTGGAACTGTTGGTTGTTCCAAAGGTGTCATCGATTGCTTTGGAATACATTCCTTGAGTCGCCAAGGTGAACACGATGGACAATATGGCGAGAATCGTGGCGGCAATGGCTATGCCGCGACCAGTTCTTTTGCCTTTGCGACGAGTGGCGACGATACCTGCAATCGCAAACGGCAGAGCGATGGCACCCAGGATCGCTGCGAAATTATTGACGATAGGAACCCAGCTGATCAGTACCGCGATGCTCGAAAGCACAAGACCGGTGATTCCGAGCGCGGTCATGCTCTTGTTCACACGATGCTGCGATTGAACTTCTGTTTGTTCAGAAAGCGGTTGGGAGGGGGGGATTATTGGGTACAGTCATAAGAATCTCCTTGTTCTCTAGGAAGCCCAGAATGGGTTCCTCTTCTGCGAGCTGCCGGTCGGTTACGATCCGACGACCTGCCGCTTACAAGGCGGCTGCTCTACCAGCTGAGCTACGGCAGCATTACCGGAATCCTCCACGCCTGTCCGGTTGCAGGCTTCCCGAAAAAAAACCAGCCAGACAAAGGAGGAAAAAACAGGTCGGTTTTTGGTGGGAAAGAGCCATCGACCGGATTCGAACCGGTGACCTGCGCATTACGAGGGCGCTGCTCTACCAGCTGAGCTACGACGGCGAAACCGTTCCGGCATGAGGAACGGCGGATGGGCCATGCGAGCAAAGGAATGCTTGTCCCGCGACCGGCTCATGCCATCGGCCACGGACTGCTCCCGTTCGGAACCCAGCGTTTCGCATGGCCGCCGGGCCCATCGTGCTTCGACGGGATTCGAACCCGCATCACCCCAAAAACGGGGCATCCTGACCGATTGAACGACGAAGCCATGTTGCGGATACGATGCTGGAGAGGCGGTTCCGTTCAGGCCACTGAGGTGCAGGCCTGCGCCTTGACCATCGTTCCACTCCGCCCCAATATGGCAGCGGGCGGGTGGCGGCGTTGACATCATATTCCGCAAGAATATGAGCGGAAGCGGGCGCTGCAACGGTTACGGGTCCCGGTTATGAAGAGAACCTACCGTAGCATCGTTCCCTTTCCGGCAGACGTTCGAACCGGATCGGGTGGCGTTGACGCCATTGCTTCCGCTGGTGCTTTCGCCGGGATTCGAACCCGGACTGGATGCGTCCTTGGCGCATTGCCTCTACCGGTTGGGCTACGAAAGCATGCGCGGATACCACCCTTGCGAGGTCGCAATATCCGCACAGTCCACAATCGATCCGGCCACTCGTGCCGGATCCCTGCACCCATGCCTGCGGTGGACGCGCGTACCACGGCATGAGGCATGACAGGGATCACGGGCTGTGACGCCCATGCTCCACCGAGACCGTTCCCACATCCTGTGGGTCGGCTGACAAGAAACGCGGTCGCCCGCGTTCCAGGAAACCTTTCCCGCACTGGGCGGATAGGCTTTATCGGATTCGCACCAACCCTTCCGACAGAGGGCTGGTGCGCATCATCCACTCATAGGATGATGGGCGCCGGCGATGGTCCGCGTGTCCGCCGAACAAACGGAGACGTGGACCATCGGACACGACCCGCATGGTCATGACTGCCCCGCCGGGAACTCCCAACGGGCATGGAATCGTATCGAGCGGTGTGCGGGAATCGAACCCGCATCATCAGTTTGGAAGACTGAAGCACTGACCATTGTGCTAACACCGCAAACAGGAATCCGCACACCGTATCAGAAGCGGATTCCTTAGCGGACGCCACGGGATTCGAACCCGGATCTCCACCCACAGGGGTGGCGTGCTGTCCATTACACCAACGCCCCGCATGGTTGCGCGTCATGATCGTACGACCCATGCGTTTGCCTGACCGGGGATTTATCACGACGGAGGCCGGTCGGGACTCCAACGGTTCCGTTTTTACCGAGTGCGGGAACCGTCAAAATACGGCACTCGTGCATTGCGTTGGAATCGAACCGACGACCTTCCCGTTATGAGCAGGGTGCTCTAACCGACTGAGCTAGCAATGCAAAGTGCCCATGGCCGGAGTCGGACCGGCTGCGCCCGGTTTAGGAAACCGGCGCTCTATCCGTTGAGCTACAAGGGCGTTGCCTCGTGATGCACGAACCGTACGAGGCGCGACGGCGTGAGAGAGAAGAGAAGAGAGAATCCGTGCATTATGGTTGACGGAGTTTTCGTGCGTGCCCTCAACGAGAATCGGACTCGTGGCCTTCCGCTCCGGAGGCGGACGCTCTATCCACTGAGCTACAAGGGCGTGGCGTCGTTTCGCGGCTTGGGTGTGACGCCTGAACCCCTGTATGTCCGGCACAACAAACATCGAATCGAGTGTAGAGGGAAAATCAATTCGACGTGCTGCCGCTAAGCTCCTCCTCCTGGTTTTGAACCAGGACCAAAGGTTCCAAAGACCCGTGTGCTGCCGTTACACCAAGGAGGAATGTGCGCGAACGCATCGGACACGTATGCCCGACTGCGTTCCGCCATGCCGATCCAACCCGTTTTTTGCTGACTGGATTCCAGGCCCTATCCCGTGGCCTATCACTGCAGATCGGCTAGCGGATGGTGCGAGAGTCGAACTCGCCAGGGACTTCCGCCCCAACAGTCTTAGCAGGACTGCGCCTTTGCCGCACGGCCCACCATCCATGCCAGTGTTTGCGATTCAGGGGCACACCGGCTAAGCCTCGATAGACCCCTCATGGGAACGATTTTCATGCGGGGTTCGCGGAGTAGGGAGGATTCGAACCTCCGGGGGCTTGCACCCCTGCTGCTTTCGGGACAGTCGCATTCGACCGCTCTGCCACTACTCCACTGATCCACACGAAGGAACAAACTGGTTGACGTATTCGTATGGATCTCGTGCTCCCGGTGGGATTCGAACCCACGACCATAAGGTTAGAACTCTTCTGCTCTGATCCACTGAGCTACAGGAGCAAGGTGGATGCCTACTTCGGTTCAAGAAAAGCGACAACCCTTTTCCAAAGGAATAATTCGTTTTTTTGGAATATTGTTGTTACTTAGGCATCCAAGTTTTCCGCCTTCTTTTCGCGCGTGGTCTGCGGATACCACCATATTTGCGATGTTGCGCTTACACATGGCCTTGTGCCATGCATCGTGTTCCCGGCAGGCTTCGAACCTGCGCTGAACGCCGTTTAGGGGCGTGCCTCTGCCGGTTGGGCTACGGAAACTTGGCCGGTTTTCCCTCACCACGGTCGACCTTCGTGGCTGACATCAACCTGAGCATCCCGAAAGAGAGAGGGAAGAATGGAATGCCGCTCATGGGGAAGAATGTGAGGGGATTGTTTTCTTCCGGCCGACAATCCCTAGAAACGGTGTCCCGCTACCGTGTCCGGCCAATGAATAGAAGAGGAAAAAGAAAACCGGATACGAGCTGGAAGCTGAAATGCCGTGAATATCATGCCCGGCTACTGAGAACATGTTATTCACGGCTCGTACCCCATGAGGGAATCGAACCCTCACTCCGTAGGGAACTCGGGTTTGAGCCGAGCGCGTCTACCAGTTCCGCCAACGGGGCATTGATACTGGACGGCCCCGAAAAGGAAATAAGGAAAATTTCGAAAAGCCGCCCAGAACCATTGGGACGGTATCGCTTGACTTGACTGAATCCGTGAGTGAGAAAGGAGCCAAGCAATACCGTCTTCGCGCGTCGGGCTGGTCTCGACCCAGCATCCCACGGTTTTGGAGACCGTGACTCTGCCGTTAAGCTACCGACGCATGAGGAGCAGGAAGCCGAAGATAAGTAGCGGAGTAGCTTCCTGTTCCGAGTGTCCTCGGCGGGGTTCGAACCCGCAACCTCTGGTTCCGTAGACCAACGCTCTGAATCCGATTGAGCTACAAGGGCGATGGCACATTTCGTTCCTTTAACGACGTACGCCTGTGCCGGGCCGTGTTCGGCATGGTCCTCATTGATGTCGCTCCGGAGACCATAGCTGCAAAAAGAGCGCCCTCCCCATCCGCCCTGAATGACAGATGGAGGGGAATCGGGAGACTGGATTGGGTTTTACCAGCAACGTCGAGGACAAACGAGATCATGTCAGATCCCCTCTGGACGTGCCGCCGGTTCGGTCGCAAACCACCCTGCCGGGCCCGGCTCATCTTATCGCCTCGTTTCCGATGCGATTGTTCGATCACTCCCTGAAAGCAGTCCATTGATCGGATGGATTGCTTCGTGCCTCCGTCTGGAATCGAACCAGCATCCACGGTGCTTCAGACCGTTGCTCTACCATTTAAGCTACAGAGGCGCTGTACGACGGACTGTTATGGGATCTGGGTTATAGGCCCTTCCCTGGCCCGTCGCACTGTGTGTTTTCCTTCCCTTGTTTCGCGCGCGGCCGGAAGAAGAAGTTGCCGCAGCCTATCCGATAATAGATTGATGCGCTTATGCTCGGCGATTTACCAAGCATCGTGCCCCGACGGAATTACGATATCCGGACCCAGTGCTTAAAAGGCACCTGCTCTTCCTCTGAGCTACCGGGGCGATGGCATGTTCCCGTCCTTGACGATGCGTGCCCATGCCGAGGCTGTTCGTCCATGTTTTCTCCGGAAGCGTCCACATGGAAAGGACGGTTACGAGTCTCATTGTTGGATCAGATCCATTGTTTTGGTTTTCCGGATAGAGCGGATGACGGGGTTCGAACCCGCGGTTTCCTGCTTGGGAAGCAGGCGTGCTACCACTGCACCACATCCGCATGGCCGTGCTTTTTTCGGATACGTCGCACGGCGGTGACGTATAGTCCGCCAGCCGAAAGAGGGATGGCTGGCTTCCGAGTGAACGTCCGGGGCTTGCACGCCGGATGGGGCTTGGATGCCTGCGTTCGCCAACGCTCTTCGACCCTTCTTGCCAGTGGTCACGGATGTGTTGATTCCGCCGGCCGGCGCTGCCGGTCGTACTGCCCGGGCATCCTCCCGCCCGGGTGAGATCCATGGGAAGCGATATTCCCATGCGAGTCGGATTGACAGGATTCGAACCTGCGACCCCATGCTCCCAAAGCACGTGCGCTACCAAACTGCGCCACAATCCGATATTTTTGACAGGACTCCGTGGCTTACCAGCTACGTACGTGCCCTATTAAACGCGATTTCCTCAGATTCTGGCACCGTCTTAAGCAGTACCACGATGCTTTCATCTTGATTCTTTCGCGTGTTTAGACTGTCTCCACCGGTTTTCCTAACCTCCTGCGAAACCTCCCCTTCCAAGCGTGCGACCTAGGATTTGCACGCTCTTCCAGTTTTTCTTCACAGTCCTCGACTCTCCGGTTGTAAGACCTGTCAAAAACGTGGCTCCGGGTGGATTCGAACCACCAACCATGCATGCTCCGCCGTTTGAGCTACGAAGCCGACCGGAACGCGTCGTCTCATGACTGCGTATCATTCCGGCTTTTACCGTTCGCTGTCAGTCTAATGAGACTGGCCTGACAGCGGATAAAATCCGTCTGTTGTTTAGATACTGTGTACAAACGAAAACCACAGCACGGCCTTGAAGGCGCCGCTACCTGTTAATCCGCCTGTTTGCAACCAGGCGGATAGTGGTGGCGGGAGGACTCGAACCTCCGGTGTTTCCTTGTCGCAGATTTACAGTCTGCTGCCGTCGCCGCTGGGCCACGCCACCGGTGCATCGCTTCTGTCGTCCGTCACGGTGCGATGCGTACCGTGCCCGATTCATCTGTCCCCGCAGACCGTGAGTCTGCACAAGCTCATGGGAGATGGATCAGGGTCGTGGAGCTGCCGAGAATCGAACTCGGGTCTGGCCTGCTGTCAGCCTTTGCTTGCTGTCACGTGCGTAGGGGTTTATCCCCACTTGCGTGGGGGAAGATCATCCGTGGACGGGTGCGTTCGGCGAACCCGCACGGCTTGTAGACGATGTTCATGTACTGGTCGGGCGAATCCATCGTCCGACTGTCCGACCAGTCCGATTCAAAGTTTTCCAGCTTTGACCCGTTAATCGGCAATGGGATCAAAGTCGGGTTTCACGCTACGAGGGTGAAACGGGAAGAAGAAACGGTGTTGGCGTCTATTCTTGTGGCAAGGTTGATGACGGTTGTCCTTGCCGGCCTCCGGCACGTAGCAAATGGTTTCCGGCAGGCTATCGAAAGCCTGTCAGCCCCATTGACTTCCTCCCGGTGCTTTAGCACCGGGATTCCCAGCGCGGAACGCGCAAGCGTTCCGCCTGTAGGGTTCGCACTTCCCTGACGGCTGCTGCGCTTGGCCGAAGCCAAGCGCAGTCTTATACCGTCTCCATGCGCGTTTAACGACTCGGCAAGCCCTGCCGCGTCGAGAATGTTCAGGGCCGCATTGTAGTCGCGGTACATCCGAAACCAGAACCGGCCGAACTGAACAGGTGATATGGGTTGAACGGCGTGAACTTCAGCCGTTCAACCCATGTCTTTACTGCTGCCACCTTGCAAGGGTGGCGTATGGTCCAAGGTCTTGTCCTCACGCCCATGCGGGCTAGAGTTGCCTTGGACAAGAATGTTTTTTGGTGTCTCTCTTCGGTTTTCAAGCGTCCGCATCACGTGCGTGGTGTAGTGGTTAGCTTCCTACGCAGGATGCTTCGCGACTGCCCCGGTCTTGCTCCGGGATGATCCGCTTTTGTCGGATTGCAGTCTTGAGAGAAGTTGAAGAAATGATCCGATTTGATGAATCCTTGAACCTCTTTCATTTCTATGTGGACACATTCAGTATAACAAGTATTTTGATGCTGTCAAAAAGAGAAACCCTATAAACAAGCCAAAATATTGAAATATCAACGGTTAATAACAAAAAAATATGTTTGATATACGGCGTGTCGCACCGGGAAAAACCCGGACAAGCACCACCAAACATCGTTTTTTCGTATTCCGCTGAATGCCGGTACCATAGAGAACCATGACCAACAACAGTCCGGACAACACGAAACCAGCTACCCATTCAACCGACCTCGTGCTCGACCGGGTAGCCACGATCTCAGACATCGAAAACCGTTTGCCGGACAGTAAGGAAATCTGGTACGGGCACAGCATCCTCACCAGCACCCTTTTCCCCGCCACTCCCCCGGCGGAAGGCACCGACTTCGTCAGCAAAGACAACAGCACCGTCGAATACATCCTTGAAGCCGGTATCGATAGTCTCACCAGGTCAAGGGACTTCCCCTATGGGAAATACCCTCGACTGTTGATGGCGTGGATGGCAAAGCAGATTCGCTCTGCGGGAACGAGGAAAACCCCGACCGTTGACCCGTCGCAGCGCACCATCACGATTCCCAGCATGTACCAGCTGTCCGAAGAGCTCGGCATACCCCGTGGAGGACAGTCATCGAAACGTTTGCAGGAACAGTTGCGCCGTCTCCTGTACTGTCATATCAGCATCAGGCAGAAAACCGGGTTTGCGGGCAACCGGGATCGGTTCGACTCCGTGAACATGCAGATGGTGAAGGCCGTCAGCTTCCTGAACGATAACAATAATCAGGATTTCAGCGGCGCCAAGTTCATCCTCACCGATGAAGTGTGGGACAGGCTCGCCCAGGAGTCGGCACCATTCGACACTCGTGCCACCAACTACCTGCTGTCCGGCAAATCAGTGCTCCCCTACGACGTGTACGTGTGGCTGACCGGAACATTCCGCAACCTGCATCACGACCTCACATTGGATTGGGATTGGCTGCACGGACGTTTCGGCGACAGCATCAAGGAACGCCGCGTGTTCAAAGCCAAGTTCCGTGAAGCATTGAAGAAGATTCACGACGTGTATCCCGCCGCGAACGTGGAAACCACCCGGGACGGCATCATCCTGCACCCGTCGCCAACGTCCGTCCCACCCAAGGCGGAACGGCGTGCGTTGGACGAGGGGCGGGGCGATTGGCAGTGATAGGCCACTAATCGTCCCCACCCTATTCGCTGATGCAGATAGGCGGGTTCTAGTGATCGTTGCAACACCTGACCTACCGCAAGGAGGGTCAGGTGACCAGAAGCCACCGAAACGAAG